CAATATAGAATGTATAAGATTTAGTTATATGTTCTATATAGTACTCGCACTACTTTATTACAACAAAAAGCGTCTTAGATGCTATTTAAGACTATTACAATAATAAAATAAGAAATGGAGATTAAAATTTGTGCTAAAAAATGACGGGAGAAAATCCAATAGCAAAGCAAGTAAGAAGAAACACAAACTAAAACAAGTTAAGTGTGGTAAGTGTAAGAATATAACAGAATATCATGAATCGGATATTGAATCTGTTAGTGGAATGAAAGTAATTTTATGTGATTTTTGTGGAATAGAAATTAATTTAAAATAATATAAAATAAAGAATTATGGGAGAGAGTAAAATGATTGAAATAAAAAGAGATGATTATAGTTGTGATGAGGAATTTATAGCAAAGGTTTATTGTTTAAAATCAGATAATAATATGACAAATAAAGAATGTAACACATATATAAATTCAATGCTTGGAAGTAATTATGGAGAATCTACAACTAGAGGTATAGCTAAATATATAAATTTAGGACAAGAAATTCAATCTGAAAGAAATTTATCAGAATTAAAAGGTGAAAATAAAGAAATTACAACATTAAAACATGAATATAACAACTATGAGCAAGTTAAAAGCTACAAAGAAGTTGTTGAAATAAATAAAGATGGAAGTTATTCAAGTGATAGATTAATAGGAATTGAAAACGAAGACAATCTAAAAGATGAGAATTTTCTATTAGGAGTACATAATTACGATGCTAAAGCATGGCAGATAGTTTCTGCAAGAAATAGTATTTGGAATACTCAAGTAAAGGGTGGTACTATAACGAAATTATATGCAAGTAAAATTAACGTTAAACCTAGAGTTAATAGTGTATCTACAGAAGAAATAAAGGAATGGTTTAAAGAATTTGATAGAGAAAACAAAACGGTTAAAAATATAAACTATAAACATAAAGAAGGTAAATTACTATTTGAATTTCCAATGGTAGATTTGCATTATGGAAAAAAAGGATATGTTTTTGAGGTTGGCAAGGAAAGTAGTTCGGAACAAACAGAACAGAATTTTTTAAAAGTAATATGTGATTTTAAAAATAGATTAAAAGACAAGCCTATATCAAAAATTGTGTTCCCAATAGGTAATGATTTATTTAACAGTGATTCTACTGATGGGTCTACCACTAGAGGCACAAAACAAGATAATGATATGAGATGGAAACAATTATTTAAAAGTGGCTTAAAAATGATTACACAAGGTATAGATGTGCTATCTGAAATAGCACCTATAGATTTAATCTATGTAGAAGGAAATCACGATACAATGTCTGCATATCATTTATTTGTTGCACTAGACGCTTATTATAGAAAGGATGATGTTGTAAATGTTATTGATAGTGCATTAACAAGACAATATTATAAATGGGGTAAGTGTTTAATAGGATATTCTCATGGAAATTGTGAGGGTAAAAGGATAAGTGGTTTAATGCAAAAAGAACAACCCAAATTATGGGGAGAAACTTTGTATAGAGAATGGCATTTAGCCCATTTACATCATGAAATAGCCAAAGAAGATAATGGTCTGGTAATAAGACATTTACCTTCAATAACTGGAACTGATGCGTGGCACTATAATAGTGGATACGTAGGAGCATTACAAAAATGTCAAGCTTTTATTTGGGATAAAGAATCAGGACTTATGGATATATTAATGAGTTATGTTTAAATATAAAATAATATAAAGTAGGAGAAAAATATGAAGAAGTCTAAATGTGGATACACAATCAATAAACCTAAGAATTGGGTGAATACTGTAATGGAATTAACACCACTTGTACTTATTTTAGGTAGTATTTTAGGAGTTTTATTTATAACAATAATTTAAAATATAATAATATGAAGGGCAAAGGTAGATATTATGGAAGAATATTTAAACTACAAACAAATAAGAATTCATCAATTAAAGGAAAAAGAATGTCTTGATAATAGAACAATATGGCTTGATGAAACTATAACGGGTGATACAGAATTTATGGTTTTAAAAATGTTTGATAGAATTGTAGCTATGGATGTTAAGTCAAAAATAACTCCTGAAAACGCTGAACCAATTTTATTAAAAATTAGCTCGTATGGTGGAAATGTGGATGCGTCACTAAGTATCATTTCAAAAATTGAAGCACTACGAATTTTACAGTATCGCATACATGGATATGCTTATGGTAAATGCATGTCAGGAGCGTTTAAAATTTTCATCGCTTGTACTAAGAGATTTGCTCAACCAACTACAGATTTACTTTGCCATATGCCTAATCACGGTGAATATGGTGGTTTCTACACTATGGAAGATGATAGACGTAGATATACTAGCTCTAAAAGGTCATGGGATAGATGTAAAAAAGTAATAATAAAATATACTAATCTCACAGATGAAATGCTTGAAGAATCAGTTAGTAAAAATGAAGATATGTGCTTTTGGGCGGATGAGAGTATTGAACAAAACTTAGGAATTGTTGACGAATTATTCTAAATAAAAACTAATAAAAACTAATATAGAGTGGAGGATAGGATTATGAGTGAAAAAGTTATTAATATGGAAATTGGAACAAATGAGAATGTGGAAGAGATTTTAGAATACACGAGTGAAGAAATAATGGGAAATATTACAGTAGATGAAGAATTAAAAAGAATACAAATTCAAGATAAACCTATATCTAAACTATCAAAAGAAACTAAGAATGGAACAATATATAAAGATATTATGGAACAAACAGAAGTATTAGGAGCATGTTTTCAAACTCTTTTAGGTTTTGGTGTAGATTACGTTTCTTCTCTTACAATTGCACAAAATATGATAACTAATATGGTTGAAACAGAGAAAATTAAAATACAAAATGTATTAACTCAACAATTATAATAAAAACACGTTAATAATATAAAACAAAATAAATATCAAAATTAAAAGGAGAATAATAAATATGGTAAAATACGAATTAGAATCAAAGGAAGAATTTCTTGAATTTGCAATAGACAGACTCAATGATGAGGATAATATATCTTTAATAGTATTAGAGGACAACATAGAAATAATCTTAGACTGTCGTGAATTTGAATGTAAATCACTTATTAAAGAAATAAACGCAGAATATTGTATATATGTGATAACTAAAAATACTGTTAGGAGTGGTATTTATTTAGAAATTACACCAGTTACATTTGATGAAGATTGCATAATGGAAAATTATATTGAGAATGATTTGGTTGCTGTGCAAGATGGATTATTAGATGACGAAGAATTATTAGACATAGATGCCGAGGAATTAATTATATTGGATTATGAGTATGACAATGAAGAAACATGTAATTGTGAGTGTTGTCAAGGATGTTGTGACAATAATGAAGAGGAAAATGAACCAGTAACCAATGAAATATTCGAATGTGAAGATGTTATTACTGCCAAATTAGAATTTATAGAAGATACTTTAGAGAATTATGGTGAAATTAGTTTAATCACAAATTATGAAACTGCTAAAGAAATTGCAATGGAATATGGAATACATGATTATTTAGATTATTTTGCTATAGATTTACAAAGTGACGTAGAAGGATATTTAGTTGAAATAACTGAGGATGAATTATTTGTTATTGAACCAATTGAAAGAATAGATGGTTATTTCACAATTGAAACCGATAGATTGTATATTGATTTTGATGTAGAAGAATATTTAGATGAAGATTTTTATGAAAATTATTTAAATGTTGAAGAGTGTCTTGGAATCAAAATACAAGAAGTAGAATTAGAGTTTAGTAAGTTAAAGTAATGTAAATATATTTTGATATAGAAGATTAGATTCTTAGTCTTCTATAATGAGAGTATATAAGAATTAAATAAAGTCATAATAATATAAAAAATATGTTGACAAATTAAGTTGAAAATGGTAATATTATATTAAGGATAGAATCATATAAAGGAGTCGACACTTTTATATGATTTGATAAGTGTGGGTTTTATCTACCGTCACTCTTCCTTGATTTTTACATATAATAATCACGGTGGATAAAATAATATAAAAGAGGTAGATAATAAAATGATAGACTTAGAACAAATAGTAAAAGTTAGATGGAATGGTTGTACAAGAAAATGGTATGAATCTAAAGGATATATTTATACAAAGCAAAATGAATTTTTTGATTGTAAGTTAGAGGATTTACAAAAGGGTTCAACAGTAAAAGTTTTAGTAATATGTGATTATTGTGGAGAAGAATTTCCAAAAGAATATAGAAATTACTTTAAAGAAAGAAAAATAGTTGAAAAAGATTGTTGTAAAAATAGAAAATGTATGGTTAAAAAATCTAAAGAAGTTAATTTAAAAACTATTGGTGTAGAAAATCCTATGCAATTAAAGGAAATAAGTGAAAAATCAGGTGTGAATCATAGAACTCCTTTTAATGAAGTAGTTTTATTATGTGAAGAAAAAGGACTTTTATTATTAAGTAAAGAGAGTGATTATAAAAACGATAGAACTCCAATTTTTATAATATGTAATAAACATGAATCAGAAGGAATACAAGAAACTAAATTTGCTAATATAAAAAAGAATAAAACTTGTTGTTTTTTCGGAGGGCATGATTTAATAGGATTAAGTAAAAGATTAAATGGGGAAGATGTTTATAATGATTTCATAAAACATGGATTAACTCCATTATTTAAACCAAATGAATACAAGGATAATCAAACTATATTACCATATATATGCGATAAACATAAAGATAAAGGAATACAATACAGAGCATATATGAATATAGACAATAATGAAGGATGTTCATATTGTGCAAAAGAGAGAATGAAAGAAAAAATGAGGTTTGATGAGAAATATGTTTTTGATAATTTGATTAATAAGGGATTAATACCGATTGAGGGCGAAAGATATATTAATAGAAATACTCCTATAAAATACAGATGCATTAAACATCCAAACGTTATACAACACATTATATTTGGAGGATTCTTTAATACAGAATGTGCTTGTGATTATTGTAGAATGGAGAAAAGTTTATACAGTTTAAATAGATATTTTAGAAGTTCTTTAAGTTTTTGGAGAAAAGAAGCTGAAAATAACTGTAACCATATGTGTATTTTAAGTGGAGTAAAACAATATGAAGTTCATCATTTATATTCCTATAATTCAATAATAAAAGATGTTGTTGATGAATTAAAGTTAGATTTCAAAAATGTTAAAGATTATTCTGAAATAGATTTATTAAATATAAGAAATAAAGTAATAGAAAAACATAAATTATCAAAAGGAATATGTTTAAATACTAAATTGCATATTATTTTTCATCAAGTTTTTGGAAAATTAAATAATACAAAAGAACAATTTGAGGAATTTAAAGAGAGCTATTATAATGGCGAGTTTGATAATGATTTAGAAGAAGAACTAAAATCTTACAATTCTATAAGAAGGTTAAATGAAAACAGAATAAAGAGTGATTTTAATGAAGCTATGTAAAATTGTAGCTTCATTTTTAATGCATAAAAATATAAGGAAGTGAAAATATGACAACAAGAGCAATAACAAGTAAAACTAAATCTAAATCCACAACTAAAAAAGAAGACAAGCCAATAGTAGAAATTACTTGTACTTGTTGTGGTGAAACAAAACATGATACTGAATTTTATAGTAGTCAAAGTGAAATATTTAAAGCAAATAATAAGATGTGTATTTGCAAAAATTGTGTAATTGAGATATTTGATTTTTATAAGGCTAAATATAAGGATGATGAACAAGCTTCTATATATCGAACTTGTGAATTATTAGATGTTTATTATACTGAAAATTTAATAGAATCTTCGAGAAAAGAGATGCTTAAAAGAGGTTCAGAAACTGGAAGTGTTATGAAATTCTACATGAAGAACGTGGGAATGAATCAATATAAAAATATGTCTTTTGAAGATAGAGAGATAACACATATACATGCTAAGGAAATTTTATATGAAAAAGAATTAGCTGAATTAACAGAAACTAAGAAAGAGAAAAAAGCTAAGGAAGATTGTATGAAGCTTATAGGATATGATGCATTTTCTAGTGAACCTGTAAAAGAAAAGAAAGCATTATATTCAAAACTTGTAGGATTTTTAGATAGTTCTACACTTAAAGATAATTTTAAGATTCCAATTGTTATCCAAATTGTGAAAATGTTTAATCAAGCAGACCAATTAGATAGGGCATTATCTGAACATTTAAGTAACCCTGATGTTATTTTAAAATCGTCAGATGACATAAATAGGATAATAGGGGCTAAACAGAAAATAACTTCTGCTGTTTTAAGTATGGCTAAAGATAATGGAATAAGTGTAAATTACAGTAACAATAAAAGTAAAGGAGCTGGAACACTTACTGGAATAATAAAAGAACTACAAGAGATTGGATTTGAAGATGCTGATGTTAATTTGTTTGATGTAGAAACATTAGGTGGAATTAAGCATGTTGCTGATGAGAGCAATAAATCTATTGCGGAGCAATTGCAGTTTGATGAGAATGATTATACAGAAATGATAAGTGAACAGAAAATATTAATAGAAAAGTTTCAAAAATCATCAGATAAAATGGAAGAAGAAAATAGAAAAATAAAAACAATTTTAAACTTAAATGGTTTGAAATATTAAGGAGGGAGTCTATAGAAAATGGATTTCTCAATAAAACAAGGAAAAGAATATATGTCAGATACAAAAAAAGAAGGATATATGAGATTAGCACAAATAATACAATGGGGAAGAAAGTATCCCACAAAATTCGTTGAAAGATTTTTTGGTGTATTTCTATTAGATTATCAAAAATATGTTTTTATGAATAGTTGGTCAACTCCATTTTGTGTATGGTGTCAATGTCGTTCTAGTGGTAAATCAACATTAGGAAGTCCATTTATAATGGCTAAATCAATATTGATTCCTAATTTTCAAGGGTATTTACTTGCAGGAGATGGCTCTCAGAGTAAGGAATTATTTCAGAAAATTGAGAAAATTGCTAATAGAGAAATTACCTCATTTACAGGGTTAACAGATGTATTTGGCAACGAATTAGTTAAGAGTGCCTCAAACACCAGTGGATTTACACATAATCCAAATTCCTTTGAATATAAGCTTTATAATGGTTCTAAGGTCAATACCTTAAATTCCGTTCCCGATAACCTTCGTTCGAAAAGAAGCAACTGTAACTTCTACGATAAACTTTTGTCGCCTTATATAGTAATATATAAGTGAAAATTATTCAATATCGGTGAATCCTAAGTCAGAAATGATATGGCGATACCGAGATAAGTTAAAGGTTTAAAAACTTTTGACCATCGTAACGCATAGAGATTGAAACTTTATATTAATATTATAAAGATATAAAATATCTCCAAGAGTGAATAACAACCTTGTAGGTTGAAAATGTATGCTGAACTTATAAGAAATTATAAGAAGTAGAGGATAAAAAGCCTTTACGATAACAAAAATTGGAAGCAGGTTTCATACCAGACGATTTATTTGTAACAACAGAGCCATTTACAACACAAAATAGTAACTTTGCTTTAGGTGGTGAATCACAAGATGTAACTTTAATACCTAAACAATTTCCTAATCAGTTAATTTACGCTTCATCAGCATCAAGTATTGACCAATATTTCTTTAAAAAATATAAGGAATTTTCTAAAAGAATGTTTTTAGGGGATAAAAAGTATTTTGTTGCAGATATAAAAGATGAGGTTGTAATGAGTGCAACATTTAATGGAAAAGTGTATCCTGTATCTCTGTTAGTTCAAGAAACAATAGATAATGCTATGAGAGAAAACCCTGAAAAAGCAAATAGAGAATATAAAAATATATTTTCTAAAGAGGGTGGAGACAATCAAATTATTAAACGTGCAAGCATTATAAGAAATTCTAAAAATTACAAACCTATACTAACGAATGAAACTAATGAAATGAAGTTTATTTTAGCTCAAGACCCAGCAAGAAAATCTGATAATTCTATTACAACTATAGGATTGTTATATCACGATGAACATGTTGGTTATAAATTGAGATTATGTAATTGTGTTAATTTTCTTGATAAAGGAAACAAAGTTAAACAACAAATGAGAATACCAGACCAAATCAAAGAAGTTAAAATTTTATTAAATAGTTACAATGGAAAAGGCAAGGCACAGTGCGAAAACATACATAAGTTGTTGGTTGATGCAGGAGCTGGAGGTCAAGGACTGTCAATAGCAGATGAATTTATGGAAGATTATAAAATTGACGGAAAAGACTATAGAGGATTGATAGATAAAGAAAACTGTTCAGAATATATTACTACATTTCCTAATGCTTTAGATAAACTTAAATTAATATCCCCACAAAAATATAAGAGAGATATGTTTGATGCTCTAGTAGAAATGATGAATATGGACTTAATTGAATTCCCTTCAAATTATGACGGTAGAGGATATTTACGGTTTGAGGAGAGTATGACAGAATGTTATACGGATGAAGATAACAAATCGAAAAAGAAAACTGAAGCAAAGGAAAATATATATAAATTAAGTGATGATGAAATTTTATCTTTAGTAAATTTAGATTTAGCAAAAGAAGAATTGGTCAATATTCATAGGATAGATTCATCAAATGAGAATTATAGATACGACTTACCTGCCGACAAAAAAAGAAAGATGCATGACGATAAAGCGTATACGATTGCGATGCTCGCGTGGGAGTTAAAAAATATAAGAAGAGATGAATTTTATGAAGGTAAAGGAAAGCAAAAAGTAAACATCTTGGATTATTGCATGTAAATAATAATATAAAACTATAAACACACAATTTCCAAATCCTCAAAGAAAGGAGGTATACAAATTGACAACTAAAAAAATAACTAAAGAATCAATAGAATTATCTCAATCATTAAAAGAAACTCAAGAACTTGAAGAAGAATCTCATCGTGATTATGTATCATTTGCAAAAGATAGTTCTGTTTCAAATAAATCTTCTGCATATTCTTCTATTCAAAATAATAAAGCAAGGAAAACATCTAAAAGTAATATAAAGAAATTTTTAGATAATCCTACTGACAATTATTTACAATTACAACAGTCTTCACAATATCTTAAAAATACAAATGGTATTTATAATAGATTAATATTCTATTTTTCATCATTATTAACATATGAACATTATTTATACCCTGTAGTGAGTTCAGATAAATTGGATAACGATAAAAAAGTAACAAAAGTTTATGAAGACGTTGCAATAAATTTAGAAAAATATAATTTAAAGTTTAATTTACCTAAATTTACAGAATACATATTTACAGATGGAGAAGTATTTTTATATAAATTAGAAGATACAAAAGGAATTGTATTTAAGAAAATTCCAAATGAATATTGTAGAGTTAGTCAAATGGAAGATGGAGTTTTTAGATATGAAATAAATGTTACTAAATTTACAGATATTACAATACAAGAATTTCCACAAGAATTTCAAAATTTATATAACGTATTTCATGATAAAGAAAAATCAGATAAAAATAAGAAACAGAATAAGAATCAAAACAATATTCTCAATAATATTAATAACAACTATATAAATTATGGATGGTTTCAAATTAGTAATAAAGGAGTTTGTTTTCCTACTCAATGGAATAATTTTCATTCATTTCCTATGATGTCCTATTTATTACCAGATATTATGGATATAGATTCTATTAAGGATTTAAAGAAAGATTCTGATAGATTAGATAATACAAAATTTATACATAGTAAAGTTGAAACTAATAAAGATACTGGATTACCTGTAATGGATTTAGATATTGTAAAAGCATATAACAAATCTATTCAAGATAAATTGCCTGATGGAATGGTAGCTATTACTAATCCATTTGTAACAAACTCTATTCAACTAGCAGGAAGTCAAAGTAATATAAATAATATTGTTGAACAAGCTACAGATTATATTTATTCAAGTGCAGGAGTAAGTGATTTACTCTTTTCTAATAAGAAATCATCTAGTGAAGCACTTAAACAATCTATTGCAGTTGATGTTCAAATACTATTATCATTTATATTACCATTATATATTAATTATATAAACTTTGAATTAAGACAATATAATTCTGTTTATAGATTTGCTGTAAGAATATTAGAAACAACATTATTATCTAGAAAAGATGATTTAACACTTAGTATGGCAAGTATGAATGTAGGCGGTTCTAGATTAAAGTTTATGGCTTTATGTGGACATACTCCTATTGAAGCGAGAACTCTTAGAAAACTAGAGAATGCTTTAGGTATGGATGAATTATTAACTCCTAAATTAAATGGTAATGTAATTAGTGGAAATGCAGATGGAACTTCAAATGTTGGAGGAGCACCTACAGCTGAATCAACAGGAACGGTAGGAGATAACACAGAAAAGGCTAACGAAAACAAGTAAATAATATAAAACATATGGACGATAAAGGATGTGATAAAAATGTTTATATATTGTTTTGAAAAGAAAGATAAGGAAGATTTGATTTCTAAGGGATATAGGTATTTAAAAGAAGAAACTGTTGGTCTTGGCGATAAAAAAGCCTATGTGTTTATAGATGATAATAAACTGAATTTTGAAGAATTAGATAATAAGAAGTTTATTAAAAGTAATAAGATGAATTTCTAAGTGAAGGGAGGTGAAAATTAGTGGAATACAAATATATACCAACTAAATTTGAATCAATAGGTAATACAGACAAAGTAAATGATGAGTTTGTTCGTTGCTCGATTTCGGTTCTCGGATTGGAACAGGTAGCAAATAATACTCATTTTAATAAAGAAAGCGTAGATAAAGCAACCCCAACTTTAGGATATATACCAGTAATAGGATATATGAGAGAAGGAGAGTTTCAAGGACATGGACAAGAAATAGTTCTTAAAGATGATGGTGGAGTAGAATTTATTGTAAAAACAATCCCTTACGGTGTAGTTATAAAAGATTCAGCAAGATATGAGGATATGACTCATTTAAATGGGACAAAAGAATCTTATTTAGTGACAGATTGTTATATTTGGAGAAGATATTTAGATGATGTAGATATGATTAATTCGTTGAAACAAAGCATGGAAATTATGGTTAATAATTGTGATTGGGATGAAAATGGAGTATTACAAATTACAGATTTTTCCTTCTCTGCTCTTTGCATGATTTCCGTAGAACCTGCTTTTGAACTTTCTAAGATAAGAACATTAGACAAATTCTCTAAATCAGACTTTAAGGCAGAATATACAGCAATGTGTGGGGCTTTAGATATATATTTAAGCGATAATAAAATAAAAGAAAGTAGGGTGATAAAAAAGATGGAAAATAAAATTGAAGAAGAAGTAGTAGAAGTAAAATTAGCAGAAGAGACTCCTGTTGAGGAAATAGTTGAAATGACTAAAGAACCGATTGTTAAAGATGAAGAAAAAATAGAATTAAAAGAGGCTAAGAAAAAGGAAGACCCAAAAACAGTAGAACCAAAAGTTCCAACTGAAAAAGGCACACCTGTAGAACCAGTAGTTCCAGTTAACAAAACTATACCTGAAGATAAAAAGAAGAAAAAGGTTGTTGCAGAAAAGGTAGTAGAAGAAGTTGTAAGCGTGAATTTTGAAGCAGAATACGATTCTATAAAATCTAGTTTTGATAAACTTGAAATTAGTAATAATGAATTGAAGGCAAAATTCAATGACATTACATCACAATTTGAAACTTTAAATACAGAAGTAATCTCTCTGAGAGAGTTTAAACTTAATGAAGAAAATCAGAAAGCATTTGAATTGAGAAAAATTGAAGTTGATAAAATTATAGCAGAATTCTCTTTTGAAGAAGAAGAGATTAAAGACATACGTCAAAAAGCGTACTCTAATGAAATTGCAACAGAGGAATTGGAAAATTCTTTATTTACATTAGAAGGAAGAAAACTTCATGCTAAAAAACAATTTTCAGCTAAGAAAGTAGAAGCAATAGTTGAAAAACCTGTAGTTAAAATTACAGAAGAACAAACAGTTAAAAGTGTTTACGGTTCAGCCGATAAATATTTTAAATAGTAACAATACAAGATATTAATATAAAAACAACAAAACAAATTAAAATTCGAGGAGGAATATATAATGATAAGATTAGACAAAATTAAAGGTTCAGCTCACATAGCTTCATTTACATTCGCAACAACTTTAACAAACGGTGCAGTAGTTGCATTAGGTGCTTTAAACACAGACGGTGAAAGTTACATAGGTGGTGCTGTAGCTAACGTTGCTACAGATAAAATAGTTTTTCATGCTTCAGTAGAATTACAATATGCAGTTGATGCAATGGAAGAGGATTACACTCTTAAAATAGGTGGTAAAGGTAGAGGTTATATTCTTGAAAAAGGAGATATCGTAACAATTACAGATGACCAACTTACTGGAACTACAGTTGTAGGTGGATTTGTATTACCAGTAGTAGGAACTAAACTTGCTTTTAGTGCATCAGCTAGAACAACTGAAAATTTAGCTTTCCAAGTAATAGAAAAAACAACTCTTGGTGGAGCAGTAGCAACAGCTTTAGAAGTAATATACGCTTAATTTATAAAAATAAAATAATATAAAAATTAATAATACAATTCGAGGAGGAATATATAATGATAGCAAAAATGACTGATTTACAGAAAGTATCTTTAGATACATATAGGGGTGTTGTAACAAACTACTCTACATCAGAAGGAAATGACGCAATAAGAAATGCAATATTAGAAGCAGTAGGTGGCGAATGGTCTTATAATAAATTTATGAAAAATCAATATGATGTATATGAGATTCTTATTGAAACACTTTCTATTGGAATGGGAACTCTTTTATTAGACCAATTAAACAACTTTGTTGAAATGAAAGATACTAATTTAGGAGATACTACTACATTTATTGTAGAGGATAATTCTTTATTTAAAGTAGCATCTATATGTGATGGTAACACAGATATCAGAAGACAGAAATTACATTCAAGAAAATTCCCAATAACTACTGAAAGACTTGGTTTAAAGGTGTATGCTGATTTAGAGATGTTTATGGCAAATAGAATAGATTGGACTAAAATGATAAACAGAGTTTCAGTTTCATTCAATGCAGAAATAGGTAGTAGAATATATAACGCATTATATGCTTCATACGCAGGACTAAACGCTCCTTATGCTGTAACAGGTGTTTTTACATCTGAAGCACTAGCAGATATGGTTGCACATGTAGAAGCACAAACAGGTCAAACTGTTGTTATCTATGGTACTAAGAAAGCATTAGGTAAAATTACTAACGCTAATCTTTCTGATAAAATGAAAGACGAATTACACTTAGTAGGACATTTTGGTAGTTTCCAAGGAACAGAATTACTTGAATTACCACAAGCTCACAAAGCTAATACAGATACATTTGTAGTAACAGATGACTTCTTACTTGTAGTTCCAAATGGTGAAAAAATAGTAAAGGTTGTTTTAGAAGGAGAACCTACTATGTATGAAACATCAGCAGGTGCAAGAAACGATGAGCAAATGGAATTCTTCTTTGCTAGAAAAGTTGGTATTGCTGTATTAAAAGCTTCACAATATGGTTTTTACAAAATATCATAATAAGAATATAAAATATAAAAGTAGATATATTAATTTATGTCTACTTTTTAATAATTAAATTAGATAGAAAAGGAGATTAATAAAAATGGCAAATGTAAAGAAAGAAACTATAGATGTAGTAGAAAAAGCAGAAGATAAGAAAATAGAGACTAAAGTAGAACCTAAAATAGAGGTTGAAGCAAAAAAGGAAACAGTAGTACAACCTAAAAAAAGAATAAAAGTAGATAGAACAACAGAAGTTAAAATAATGAATAATACAAATGGAATATTTATTTATGAAAATGATAAGACGAATACGAGTTGTATTCTAACTAAATTTGGTGACGAAGATTATTTAACTATTGATGAATTATTAAAAATGAAAAATTCACATAGAGATATAATTGAGAAATTTTGGATAAGAATTGTAAATGTTGAAAATGAAGAAATTGAAATGGAAGATGTATTAAATTTTCTATTGATAGATGATTTATATAAAAATGCATTAAATGCTGAACAAGTTGATGAAATGCTTTTAACAGAATCTGATGAAAGATTTGAAACAGTATTTTTAAAACTACATAAAGAATTTAAAAATAGAATAATAGAAAGAGCTACAATTTTATTTGAAGAAAAAAGATTTAATGATTTCTATAAAATGCAACTTATAACAGAATATTTAAATAACGATGAGTTTTTCAAAGAAATTGCTGAGAGAAAGTAATATAAAAAGGTGGTGAAACAAATAAATGGCTACCACATTTCAAGATATATATAATAAATTCTTATTTCAAGTAAGAGATTTAGAGTTTGATTTATTAGAAGATGCTGAATTAGAACAACTACTATATAATTATTTAGAAAATGCTACAGTAGAATTCAAACAATGTAGAAAAGATTTAAATGATTTTGATAAAACTTTAGAGCAGTTTAATGTAAATTTATCTATTGAGGAAATATATATCGTTTCTTTAGGAATGGTATTACATTGGTTAAGACCTAAAATCAATAGAGAAGAACTATTAAAGCAATCTATAGGTGATAGAGATTATAAATTAGCATCTAATTGGCAAACTTTAGGTAAATTAATGGATAGAGAAATAATGATACAAAATAATCTTAAAAACTACATATCAAAATATCAATATATTGCTAGTGAAATCTAGAAAGGAGGATTTTTTATTATGGGAAAGTTTGATTTATTTAGAAAACTAAATACAATAAATGGTAGTACGTCACAAGAAGTAATCGTAAATAATATAGAAAAAGAATTTGACCAATATATAAAAAATACTCCTAATTCTTATATTTCTACTAGATATAATGATGTAAGTAATGTAGAAATTAAATGTACATTACAAGATGCAGGTTTTAATGATAAGAAAAATGGTGATGAGAAAATACTTTGTACTTATTTATCTTGTGATTTAAAACAAGGTGATATTATAAAAATAGAAAGTAAAATATATCTTATTACATTTCAAGAAGATAATACTATTAAAACACATAATACATATATTGTAAGACCTTGTAATAGTCAATTAAAGTTTAAATATAATGGAGTTATTTATTCCATTCCCGCAATTATTACGAATCAAAGTCCATATTTAGTTGGAGTTGCTGATGGGAAATATTTTGATGTAGGAAACGTGAAATTAAGTTGTTCTCTTGGAATAAATTTATTAAACAAGGATGTAGTTAAAGTTATATTTAGAGGAATGAGATTTATTCTTTATTCAAATGGAGTAAGAATTGCTTATAAAATAACCTCAACAGATACTATTTCAAAAGAAGGATTATTAGCACTTGTATTAGAAGAAAGTAACGACTTAAAAATTGAGGATGTGGGAGATGTGGCTTTTAACAATTATGAAACTAATACCGAACTAGAAACACCTGTGATTCCAACACCAACATATAAGATAGTTAGTTCTACAGGGGATGTTAATTATTTATTTAATGGAAGTGTTAGAACATTTAAGGTTGTCAGTGCAGATGGTACAACTATAACAGATAACTCATTTACTTTTACTCTAGGTCAAAGTTCAACTAATCCTGCTATGACACCAATAATGCTTATAACTCTCATAGATAATAAAACAACCTTAGCTGTGCGTTTAACTCCACATGTTACAAATAAAGGATATTTCCTTTTAATTGCCACAGATTCTTTAGGTAATATAACTAGTCGAGAATTACGAGTGAAGGGAAATTATGATATATAAATAATATAAAAGATTAAAGGAGTATTTATATGAAAATATTTAATATTAAACAAGCAGATATATTCATTAAGAACTCTGCTACTCCAATAGGAGTAAATACAGGGAATAAATTTAAAGTGTTCATAGAATTTGAAGAAAACCAAATATTTAAAGATTTAATGGTGCGATGGCTAAATAAAGAATTTTAGCTATTTTTTATTGCCCAAAATAATACGATTTAAGGGAGGATTTATAATATGGGATTGAGTATTAACAAAATATCATTTAAAAAATGGTGTATGGATAACTTATCAAAAAAAGAAGCAAACAATATTTTAGACAGATGGGATTATGAATTAAATAATAAAAAACCTGATGAAATTGGATATAGTTCAAAAGGAGAAAACAATAAAGGATATTGGTTTAAGTGCTTAGAGCATCTTGAACATGGAAGTGAATTAAAAAATATTAAGAATTTCGTATATGGACATAAGAAAAGTATAGATTGTTACCAATGTAATTCTTTTGCTCAGTGGGGAATCGACAATATATGTAGTGATTTCTTAGAAAAATATTGGGATTATAATAAAAATGATAAACTAGAACTAAATCCTTGGGAAATATCTAAATGTGTATATAAGGAAGTTTGGATATTTTGTAAAAACAAAGATAAGCCTCATCATGGAAGCTACATTATAGGATGTGGTTATTTTGTAAAAGGTAGACGTTGTCCTTATTGTAGTCATAGAGGTGGAAAAACCCATCCATTAGATAGTTTTGGTCAATACATAATAGATAATCATGGAGTTAAATTTTTAATTGACATATGGTCTGATAAAAATAAGGTATCTCCTTTTGAATATGCACCAGGAAGTAATTATAAAGTTTGGTGGAAATGTTTAGATAATAAACACGATGATTATTTAAGAGAGATAAGCAGTTCAAATAGATTTGAATATCGTTGCCCTGACTGTGTTCAAGAAAGAAATGAAAGTTTACTTGAAGAAAAGACTAGACTATATTTAAATGAGTTGGGATATGATATTTTACATGAGCGTCATTGCACTATTATCCCTAAAAATCCTAAAACAAAAATGCCTTTACCTTTTGATAATGAAATAAATATAAATGGAATAAAACTTATTTTGGAGGTTCATGGAATTCAGCATTACAAATTATGTGGATTTCATATTTTAGCATCTAAACATAATAATACAACACCAGAGTATGAATTTCATATGCAAAAAGTAAGAGATAAATATAAAAGTTATGTAGCATATAGAAATGGTTATAAGTATATTGCTATTCCATATACTTCTGACAATAAAAAGGAAAAATATAAAACTTTAATTGATAATAAGATTAAAAAAATACAAAATAAGTAGGTGAAATAATTTGAGCAACGTTTCCATGAAATTTCGTAATATAACAAAAATAAAAAATGGTATTATTAATTTAATTTCACACGACAATAAAATCAAGAGGTACGTCTTATATCTTACGAGAGAGCCTTTAAATTTGTCAGCTTATGATACATCTAGTATTTTACAAGACCAACCAGATGTTGAAATTGATTTGGTTTTTGGAGACCCACATATTTATGGTTCAAGTTTTAATGATGTTGTATTAAGTGCATCACAAGTTACAATATTTGTACATAGATATATGGGAGACCTTACTGGGAAAGCACTTGGCATAAATACTCTAATAGTGGATATAGTAACTCCTTTGGAATTCAATATTTTAAATGAAACTGAAGACCGTAATTCTGCCATAGCATGTTCTATATGCGATTTGGTCGACGATACATCAATTGGAGTAGGAAAAGCAAGTGTTGTTAAATATACTGAGTCAAGATACAGTCTTACTGATAATAATTATGAGATTCTTAGTTTATTCATAGAAGTTTCCACATCAAATTTAAGAGTTAATAAATAGAATAAATAAAGTAAATAGAACAAGTAGGTGATTATTTATGTTAGAGAATATTTTAAATGAACCATATGAATTAATTGAAATAGACAAAGAAACAAATGAAATAAAAAATGAAATATATATTTATCCTATTATTATTAAAGATTATTTTAAATTTCAAATATTAACAAGATTATTATATGTGAGTAAAGGTAATTTTTCAGAAACAGAAATTCCTTTATTAGATTTAATTGTATTTCATTTAATTGATGTTGAATTAACTGACGAACAAAATATTATTAATAGAAATGATAGAATAAAAGAATTAGAACAAGTGTTTTCAATAATTATTAGAAAAGAAATACATTTTTATGAAGATAAAACACATTATCAATTTATTTCAGATGATAAGAAAAGTATAATACATAATTTAAATTACAATGAAATTAGAACAATAATAATGAATCAAAATTTAATGTTTGAGCCTAAGATTTATAAAAATAAATTAGTGCAAGAATGGGCAGATTCAACTTTAAATGCAAAAATGAAAAATCAGCCCAAGATTGGAATGGAAGAGATGTTATCAACTATTTCTGTGAAAACAGGTAAACATTATTGGGATTTAAAAGAATATAGTATTTATCAAATCTATAGTGATTTTTATAGATTAAGAAAAGACAAAAATTATGATACAAGTTACGCAATGAAATTACAAGGAGTTGATATAAGTATAGAAGATTTTGCAGAATGTCTAGATTTATATAAAAATCCTTATGATAGTGTATTTGTTGATGATGGGAAATTAGACCAAATAAAAAATGTTTGTAAATAGAACTAATTATGGTTTTATTTAACATATATAAAATAAAATAATATAAAATACAAGGAGGAATAATTAATATGATAGCAGATATTTTTAAAGTACTATTAATTGATAATGCAACTGGTGAAACATTTGCAAGAACAACATTGGAATCAGCTTCAATAGAAATAAAAGAAGAGTCAAACGAGGTGGAAGGTGGAGGTTCAGTTTATGCTATAATTCATAATGGAAAAAAAGAAACTATCGCATTGTCAGATGTAGAAGTCGACTTTGGCATTATAGCTAAACAACTTGGAGTAGACGCAGTTACAGGAGCAACAATAGCTTATGCTATGCCTAAATTTTATACAGTAGAAACAGGTTTAATAATAACATTAGATAATGAACCATTAGTAGGTTCAATGTCTATATTTACAGAAGCAGGAGTTCCTATATTGGCAGTGGGTATTACATCAACTGTTGGAAAAGTAGTTACTCTTGCAACAGGTGTAGTAGGAGACCAAATAGAAGTAAGAACATATAAATATCTTACTGGAGTGACAACTCAGTCTATAGAAATAAACAATACAAAGTTTGCAAAAGGTGTTACTGCTGTACTTGAAACAATAGAGATAACTCCTGAAGAAGTTCCTATAAATATCATTCAATTTATCTTTGATAGTTGTGCTTTTGATGGTGGATTTAAAATTGATACAAAGATAATAAGATGGTTGCACAAACTATCTTAGCCTCGTACATTCAGAAATGAGTGTAGGACACAGATTTAATTGCAGGTAACTCCCAAGAGCCTTACACCACAATATAACTGAAAAGATTATATGAAGGTACGAAAGTAGAAAAAACGTAAGGATGGATATAAGGTTAAATCCTAAGTATCTGATAATATTCTACATATTATAAAACGGATGTTCATGCAGGTAAGCACCTAATGAGTAGAAATACTACGGTGAAACTTCAACGACTATCCTTGAAATAGGAGTAAAGCCACAAGCGATTGGTGGAAGAAAAAGTCTGCCCTTAACAAATAATGTTGAAGGTGAAGAAATAGTCTACTCACGTTGAGAAATCAAGTGGTCACTTAATTAACTAGAGTGACATTTATGGAGTAGCGTTCATGAGTAAATATAAAGGCAAAACGTGACGCAGTAAAGCATGACATTGGACTTAAAGTGTTGAAAAAGAGAAGTAAGGACTCAGTTGGCAAGATTCTTAGAATTCCAATAGCAACAGTATAAAATAAAATAATATAAATATTGACATTATAGTAAAAGTGACATATAATAGAATTAGAGGATAGATAAGGAGTAGCTCTTCATATCGAAAACACATTTCTCCAAATGTGTTCCTCTGTTTTACAAATGGAGGAATAATTATTTGGAGGTAATTAATAAAATGTCTAAAAAGAAAACAATAAAACAATATAAAAATGAAGTATATAAATTGGTAAATACAGAGTATGATATATTAGGTGATTACAATGGAAATAAAATTAATATACAAATGAGACATAACAATGAAAGTTGTAGTAATTTTGAATTTCCAATGAGTCCTAATAGTTTTTTAAGAGGTCAGAGGTGTCCTAAGTGTAGTGGAAGAATGAAGAAAACAACTGAGCAATTTAAGAAAGAAGTCTTTAAAATTGAAGGTGAAAAATATGATGTTTTAGGTGATTATATAAATAATCACACTAAAATATTAATGCGACATAATTGTGAAAAATGTAATAATCATGAATATGATGTAACTCCAAAGGATTTTTTATTTGGGTATAGATGTCCTAAATGTTTTGGTACTCCTTTAAAAACACAAGAGGAATTTGAAACAGAAGTATATAGTTTGGTACAAGATAAATATACTGTTTTAGGAAAGTATAAAACTAATAAGACTAAAATATTAATGAAGCATAATTGTAAAGAGTGTGATAGTTTTGAATTTGAAATGTCTCCTAACTCTTTTTTAAGTAAAAATCAACGATGTCCAAAATGTGGTGGCACTATGTTAAAGACCGATGAGCAGTTTAAAAGTGAGGTTTTTAATCTCGTAAAAGTTGAGTATGTAGTATTAGAAAAATATATAGGTGCACATACTAAAATTTTATTTAAACACAATTCAGATAAATGTAATAATCATGAATTTCCAATGACTCCTGATAGTTTCTTATCTGGAGAGCAAAGATGTCCAAAGTGTGGTGGAACAAAAAAGAAAACAGATAAAGAATTCAAGCAACAAATATTTAGTTTAGTTGGTGATGAATACACAGTCTTAGAAGAATATATAAATGATAGTACTAAAATAATGTTTAGACATAATAATAAAGGATGTGGTAATTATGAATATCCAGTGAAGCCTAACTCTTTCTTAAATGGACACAGATGTCCTAAATGTAATGAATCTAAAGGTGAACAAGCAATAAGACATTACTGTAAAGATAATAATATAAATTTTACTCCACAATATATTTATGAAGACTTATTATCTGACTTAGGTAATCCATTAAAGTATGATTTTGCAATATTTAATGATATAAATAAAATAGATTTAAAATATCTAATAGAATATGATGGAGAATTCCATTATAAAGTTATAAAATATAAAAATGAAACTATAGAATGGGCTGAAGCAAAATTTGCAAAACAAAAATATCATGACAAATTAAAAAATGAATATTGTATTGAAAATAATATAGAATTATTAAGAATACCATATTGGGAATTTGATAATTTAGAAAGAATATTAACAGATTATTTAATACACGGAAAAGAAATAAGTGAATTGGGAATAAGAGAATACATTGATGATATTGAGATTAATAATATTGCATGTAATAGCTAAGCATACAACTTATTATTATCAGAATAATATAACATAGAATTCGTCTTTTATTCAGAAATATTATCATTAAACAAATAACAATATAATAATATAAATAAAAAGGAGACTAAATATGATTGAATACATAAATAACACAAATACATTTAAATTAAAATATTCTTCAGTTGTATATCCACCCTTCAATATCAATGTCAATACAATATATGATTGCACAATTGAAAATAATATATATTCTATAATAATAAATAAAATAAAAAAGGATTTTAATGTAGAATATATAAAAGCATTATTTTCACCAATAGAAGGAAAATGGAGTGATTATATAAAAACTTTTGAAATTCCAATTATAGAAAAAGAAGTTAATCCAAATATAGAAATTAAATCTGAACCTATTAAAAATAAAATTCCAATAATATCTGAAGTAATTATTCCAAAACCAATAGTTAAATAATCAAGTTGTTTGAAGACAATATAAAATGTATTGTCTTTTTCTTATATAGCCTAATATTTAGCTTCTTACAAAAGGCTTAAAATGTTAGGCTATATTTTTTGTTCTAATATACATTCTCTAAAAATGTATCTAAATTCAAGCTAATTAACTAGTTGGTTTGCATTTATATATATAAAATATAAAATTAAAGGAGGGAATTTATGACATCGCAAGAAGCTTTACAAAGTGCAATAGAATTATCTATAGCAAGCGTAACAGGAAATGGTACAACAAAAGTATCTCTAAATTGTCAATATCCTATATTTGATATTGCATTAGATGTAAATTTAAAATTTGATATATTAATATATCCAACAGTTGAATTTCCTATAAATAAAATAATTGCAGTTAAAATAGGGAGTAATCCTCAAGCATTTTTTACAGTAAGTTCTAACTCAAAAGCTTTATGGTTATCCGAATTAATGGGAATTACAAGAGAATTATTTAATATAAAAGTTACAGAAACTATTGAGTTTGAATTCCAAAATCCTGAATTAGTGCAATTTAAATTAATTACTGCATTAGATGGTAATTTTGGAAATGCTATAGATATTGTAAATAATGGATTAACAAGTGAACAGTTTCTTATTAAAGCAACAAGTATAAATCCATCCGATGAAAGTTCTGTTTCTGCTATAAGAAATGCAATAGATAATACTACTTCTGTTGTTACAAATAATGGAACAAATGTAATAACTGTAAATAATATTTACCCTATATTTGGTAGTCAATTACCTATGACTTATATAGTAGACAGTTTAATTACTTTTGAAAAAATATTACCTATGGGTAGTGAAATATTTATTAAACATAATGGAGTATTTTATAAAAAAGTAATAACAACTAAGAATTTTAAAAATATATGGTTTAGTGATTTAGTAGAAGACACAAGAGGAGCTTTATTTTCAAAAGTTACTGAAGAATACGAATTCACATTTGTATATGACCAAAGTATCAATATTAAATTAATCACAGGAGAATTAACTAATTTTACAAACTGTAACGTTGTTGTAAATCAATTAACATATGGATTATTTGAAGTAGCAAATAGTAATTCACTTATCAGTAACCCTATTATTTTAAACGACTGTAATTTTGTAATTACTTATGAAGATTACGAAAGAATAATAAAAAGTGCGAGACTAGAATTAGGCAATGACCAATATATTAACATAGATTATGTGATGGATAATTCAACCACTCCTCCTAAAAAGTATATGAGAATTTCCCATTTAGATGAAAACTATAATGTAGAGATAAATCTTTTAATGGATATGAAAGGGATAGTTAATTATTTAGAACTATTAAAAGATATGGCAAGAGGATTATATGTTAAATAATATTGGAATGTCTAGTGGTGGAGGTATAGCTAAGGGAAATATCTTACCTTTACATGAAAATAGTTATCATGGAATGATATTCGTATGGCTAGAAGACAATTTATCTGAACCTAAATTAATGCAATATAATGCAATTTTAAGAAAATGGAATCCTGTAGGTTCAAGCAATAATGGAGGAATTTTCATTACAAACGTTCGACCACAAGATTCTGCTGAAAATGTATCAAATAAAATTTATGGAGATGTTGAAAATGTAAAATTAGATAGTATTATAAGTACAACATCTAAGGTTATCGTTGATGTTTTATTAATTACAGGATGGAAAAACTATGTGCCAAATGCAACTGTTAATAATGTTCCTTTAATAAATGTAGTTAAGATGCTAGATAGACCATTATTTACAGCGAATATATTATTGGATTTAGAAAGTTCAAATATCCTTAAAGCAGTACATGAAGACGGAGCATATCATCAAGTAAATGTATCCTATAATAAATTACCTAAAATTACATCTGCATTATTTATAGGGAATTATCCTATTGAAAATATGGTAGAACAATCAGAGTTAAAGGAAAATGATTTAGTACAAATAAAAATTCAAACAGATAAGCCTGTAATTAGAGCAGAAATTTCAAATTATGGGGCATGTAAATCTCAAATTTTCACATTCTCAGAGTCAGATGATATTTCTATTAGTAATATATTAATTGCTAATAGAGGAAATACTGTGCAAGATTTACCTATAAAATTAAGAGTTCAATCTAATGATGGTGGATGGAGTGATTGGTATACTTCTGATATTACAGGGAATATAGAAAAGGTTAATTTAGTAAAAATAAATAATTTACATCCTATTATAAATGTTACTGGTATTAATTATCCAATTAATCAACAAGCTTTGAAAGGAATAGAACAAGCTACTATCATTCATACTGTAAGTAATTATGATAGTATTACATATGAAAGTGTTAATGCTGAATTAATTATTGAAAATCACACTATATTTGAAAGTAATAAAACTGTGAGTAGAATAAATGGTGGTTATAATGTCAGCATAAATAATTTTAGAATTACTGCTAATAGAATAGCAAATAATGCTAGTACAATTATTAATAAAGTTGTAAATATAGCAAACATAGACCCAATAATAACAATACAAGAACAATATATTAGATTGCGTTCATCCGAAACAGGAAGTAATTATTGGATTAAGTTAATATCAAGTCAAAAACTATTAGAAACTCCAAGTTTAAGTAGTCCCGTGGGAACATTTGTTGGAAACTTCACTACCAGTGATGATATTACATGGAGTAAAACTATTAGTATTTCAGATACAGATAATAAAGGAAATTTTAATTATATATCAATGTCTGCAAAGAATTTAGCTGGGAAAGTTGAGACTGCAATAACTGGTGATGATGTGATAATTATTGGTGGTATGACTAGTAGAAAACTTACATTTCCTGCATTCCAAAGTACGGTTTGCATAGGTGCAAAAGTTGAGAATACGAGTAAAATATCTGTAATTGATTTATCAGGATATGTGTTTACTTATCAAAATAGTTTTTCTAATAATCCTCTTACTTTTACTATTGTAGATTTGAATGGAGTATTGGATAATAAGGGAGATTATTTAAAAATTACAGACCTAAATATAGTAAATCAGAACTCAACCTCAAATTATTATATCAATTTTGAAGAAATTATATAAATAACAATAATATAAAATGGAGTGATTATTATGAATGAAAATAAAAAAGTTTTTCCTTGTTACAGTATGCCTTTGTACAAATTCCTAAAATATAATGGATTAAGATATGAAATAACAGGTAAAAACGTTGAAACAGATAAATTATTCTATCTTTATATGTATGATGAGAAACTTAAATGTCTATTAAAGAAATGGACAGAAGAAGGTTTGGAATTAAAAAAATAATAGTTAAAAACAAAATAATATAATATGCAAAAGAGTTAATCAATTTGGTTGGCTCTTTTATTATGTAGTTTTATAAAAAATAGATAAATTAAAGGAGTGGATTTTATGTTATTAACAAAAGAAGTGGAAATAGGTTTAGGTGGAGGAAATGCAAAGTATTACGAAAATTTAGGATATGAAATACCTAGGGAAGTTAGCAAATACGGAAAATTAGTAATTTCTAAAAGTCTTAAATTAAAAGTAAGAGTAAATGATTTAAAAAACAATTCAGTGGTTAAGGTTTATGTTAAATGTGATTGTGAAGATTGCACGACACCAATAACAAAACCTGTAGTATGGCAAGCTTATTTGAAATGTGTAAAAGATGATGGGAATTATTATTGTCAAAAATGTGGTTATAAATTATTTGCTAAAGAAAGTGAGTTGAAAACAAGAATAAAAAATGGTAAATCACTTGAGGAATGGTGTATAGAAAATGACAGAAAAGATATTTTGGATAGATGGGATTATGAAAAGAATAAAACAACTCCAAAAGATATTACATATAAAACAAGTAAAAAACATTGGTTTAAATGCCCAAGAGGTATACATCTAAGTGAACTAAGAGGTACTAATCATTTTGTAGAAAGGAATAGTATTGAGTTAAGTTGTAAACAATGTAATTCTTTTGCTCAATGGGGAATCGATAATATTGATAAAGATTTCTTAAAAATATATTGGGACTATGAAAAAAATATGGATAATCCTTGGGAAGTTGATTATGGAAGTGGTAAAAAAGTATTTATTATATGCCAAGAAAAAGACTATCATGAAAGTTATCTTACATCACCATATGAATTTACGATTGGAAATAGATGTACTTTTTGTTCAAATAGTAGTGGGCAGATTCATGAATATGATAGTCTAGGATATCTATATCCAATGTCATTAGAAATATGGAGTGATAAAAATATAAAAACTCCATTTGAATACGCACTTAAATCACATGAAAAAGTTTGGTGGAAGTGTCTTGAGGGGAAACATGAAGATTATTTTAGAAGAATAAGTGATTCAACTATTCAAGAATTTCGATGTGCTGACTGTGTTCAAGAAAGGGAAGAATCATTCCTACAAGAAAAAGTTAGGTTATATTTAAATGAGTTGGGATATGAAGTTTTACATGAATATGATACATTAAAGTGCATTAATCCCAAAACCAAACGCATATTACCTTATGATAATCAAGTCGAGGAATTAAAATTTATTTTAGAGGTAATGGGAATTCAGCATTATAAAGTTACAGGTTTTCACAAAAAACATGCTAAAAGAAATAACACAACGCCTGAATATGAATTACACATGCAACAAGTCAGAGACAGATATAAGAGAATATTTGCCAAAAAGCAAGGATTTTTTTATATACCAATACCTTATTGGACAGATAATAAACAAGAAGAATATAAGACTTTGATTGATGATAAGATTAAAGAGATTTTAAGTAAAAGGAGGTGATATAATTGTTAACAATAGATGAGATTAAGAGCTTTTTGTATAGTGAACTTCCTACTAGACCAGTACAAATTGCTAATGATGATGCTATTGGTAATCCTAATGTGAGTATTATTCCAAAAGTGCAATTTGCACCACTTGGAACGCAATATTTACAAAATGATATTATACCTCATCCTTTATTTATAAGAGTTAATGTAGGAACTTTAGACGATTGGATAGAAATTGGAAGTGGAAGTGGTTCGGTGGGGACATCGGGGGACATGTTGTACAAAGATTCTCGCCCGAGTGATATTGTGGTAGGTGGAGTGAATATAGGATATAAGCCAAAAGTTTCTGGAATTTCAATAACAAAACTTATGAGTCTTATATTACATGCTGGTTCAACAGAAATAGTTAAACCTCCTATCGTCAATCAATCAATTTTAGATGGCACAGTAGATGTTTCAATTAATTTAAGTTTTATTAAATATGTTTTAACAGATACTATTAATGCACAAATAAAAGATGTTAGTAAAATAGTTTCAAGTCCATTGAATTTAATAAATAATGTTGTTTTGAAAAATAATGAATTATTTGTATATTTAAATCCTATGAATACAGGTCTACTTTATTCTATTACAATAAAACAAGGAACTATTAGTAACAATGGAGATGATGAGACTACATTTGGAGAATCTACAAATACAATTGATATAACTACAGTATTTGAAACTAGTTGGCTACCAAAACCTTCAGAACCTGTAATTCTACAATCAAATTTAAATGTAACAATTGACCAACCAATAAATTTAAGTGAGATTACGTTTGATGTAGACAATGCAATTGCTTTAAGTTTAAAAAATGGTGCAAAAGTCACTTCAAATATAAGTGGAATTATAAGTAATGCTACATTAGTTGGAAATACTATTCACGTTCCTTTACATAATTTATTAAATTTAACTACATATAATATAACTATTCAAGCAGATATTGTAGAAAACAACGGTGATAATATTACGACAGCTAGAACTTCATCAAATACCAATACTGTTACTGCACAATTTAAAACTATTGCACCTAATGTATCAAAACCAATTATTGGACAATCACCTTTAAATAATACAATAGAACAATCTATATACACAAATGAAATTGCTTTTCCTGTTTCTAACGCAATAGGATTGACATTGAAAGATGGTAGCAAAGTTACAGTTGCTTCAAGTGGTTCACTTATAACAATTGGGAATGCTACATTAGATGCTTCAAACGTATTACATATTCCAATTTTGACAAGTCCATTAGAATACTCAACAAATTATATTATAACAATATTAAATGGAATTGTGGAGAATAATGGAGATAATATAAGTAGTTTAGGCAGTGCAGAAAATACAAATACAATAATTGCTAACTTTACTACAACCACAAAACCTAAACCTATAATTCCTTCAATAAATCAGAGTATTTTAAATAATACAACTGTAGTTTCAGTTAATTTAACAGAAATAACATTTATAGTTTCAAATGATTTTAATTTATCTTTGTTAGATGCTACAAAAGTTATATGCGATAAGAGTGGAATTGTAGGAAATGCTACTTTAGACTTACCAACAAAAACAATTCATGTTCCTATAATAAAAGTATTGGATTATTATACAAGTTACTATATAACTATTCAAAGTGGATTAATTGCAAACAATGGAGACAATATAAATACTTTTGGTACAAGTACGAATAATAGCATTACTGCTAAGATTACTACTGAACCAACAACTGTTACTAAACCAATTGTGGGACAATCAAGTGCGAATAGTTTAACAAATCAATCTAGAACATTAACAGAAGTTACTTTCCCTATTACAAACATAATTGGTACAATGATGAAAGATACTACAAAAATAACTTGTGACCATATTGGAATAATTGGAACACCTACTTATGGTAGTGGATTTATTCATGTTCCTATAATAGCAACATTGGATTATATTACAAATTATTCAATAACTGTTGGTATTGATTCTATTGAAAATCATGGAAATGGAATTGCACATTTAGGTGTAAATGCTAATACTAATATCATTACAACAACATTTACAACTATTGATAGACCTAAACCTACACCACCTATAATTTTGCAATCGTCTTTAAACAATGCTATAAATCAATTAACAACTTTAAGTGAAATTACTTTTGATGTTAGTAATAGTATTGATTTAACACTTGCAGATGGATTAAAAGTTTCTAGTAGTCCAAGTGGAATTGCTGGGACAACTAGTTTAGTAGGAAACATTATTCATATTCCTTTAATTAATTTAAATGTAGGAACTACATATTCAGTTACAATTCAAAGTGGCATTGTTCAAAATAACAGTGATGGAATAAATACAAGTGGAAGTACAATTAATAGTAATTCTATTACTGCAATTTTTAAAACTAAAGCAGGGAATGTATCTGAACCTATAGTGCAACAAAGTTCATTAAATGGTTCTACTAATAAAGAAATTTCATTGAGTGAAATAACATTTAATGTGTCTAATGCGATAGGAACAGTATTAAAAAATGGTTCATTAGTATCAATTAGTCCAAGTGGAAGTATAGGTGTTGTTACTTTAGATGTTTCCAATATAATACATGTACCTTTAAGTAGTTTAACTTATAGTACAACATATTCAGTTACAGTTAATAATGGAATTGTAGAAAATACTGGAGATGGTACTAGTTCGAGTGGTACTGCTTTAAATACAAATACTGTAATCACAAGTTTTACTACAAGAAGTATATTATCTCCACCTACAATAAGTGCTTCAGTCACAACAAGTTATCCTCAAAATACAACTCAAATTATATATGCTATAAATCAAAGTGGATGCACTTTGTTAGACACAAGTAAAATTACTGTAACAGGTGCAAATAAAGGAACAGTTAGTATTAGTGGAAATCAGTTGATTATTCCTATAGGGGGATTAATTGTTGGAAATACAGTTACGATTTCTATAATAAGTGGTGCAATAAAAAATAGTGATGGAGTCAATAATAGTGATGTAAGCGATTCTACATTTGCTATAAGTGAAGCAGAAGTTGCATTGCCCTCACATGATTTTGAGTTAGATATTGACTGGGCAACGGGAATTGGAAGTATGAATTTAACTACAGTAACTGGATATAGTCCTACCAATCCATTGTCAATAGCCAATTATACTGTACAAAAAATACAAGTTTATTTTTTAGGTGTTAAGTTAGATTTAGACAGTGGTTCACCTCAAAAGAATGAACGTATTCCTATAAGGGATTATGAATCTAGTGCTACTCCAAATGCTTATGTAGGAAAATGGTATATCACCTCAGCAAATACACTTAAAATAACTTCTGCACCAACAACAAATATTAAGATAAAACTTATAAGATTAATTTAAGGGGGTGGCTAAATGGCTTATGATTCAAGTGTAGACTTGCAACAAATACAATCTGATGCCTTAACAGGAGATACTGAATCTAATTTATTAATGCCTTTTAACTCCCTTGGTTTTTTAAATAAGGCATTAAATACTGATTCTAAAAGTGTAGTTTCTGCAATCAATGATATTCAAGGATTAACCGATATATTATTTGGTAATTTTACTAATTTTGGTAATAAATTGAATGGAGTATTGTTAGATGTAGAATCCTCAGCAGGTCAAGCTAAAAGAGATGAAATGAAATTACTAACGGGGTATAATACAGTACTCGAAGCTATTGTTGAGATAGCAAAAAGAGGTAATGGAAGTGGCACAAGTGGATTAATTAAGGGCTTTACAATGGATAATTTGACTAATATTTTAACATTAACATTGACAGATGACACAACCTATCCAATTGATTTTACCGCTATATTAGATACAAAAGCAAACAAAATAGATTTAGAATGGGGAAGTTTTTAGGACTTCCCTTTTTATAAACAACAAATGAATAAAAAGTAATACAAATTTTAAGGAGGTATTTATAAAAATGGCTATAGGACAAATTAAGCTTTTACAGGGTCTTGAGGTAAATTTACCTGTTTCTGGTGCAATAAATGAACTCTATTTTACAGAATCTGGAAAAATATTTAAAGGTACAGGTAGTTCTTTAATTGAATATTCTAAAGATGTTATTACAACTACAGATTTAGCTTTAATAATTAGCCCCGAACAAGGGAAAATGTACATAGATACAACTAATTGGACGGTTAATGCTTGGAATGGAACTATATGGAAGGTGTTAGGTGGTTCATTCACTTCTACTAGTACAGATGCTTTAGAAAATAAAACAATCGATGCTACTAAAAATACTATTACAAATTTAGGAACGAACAATTTTGGTACAGGTGTAGTATCTACTGTGATACCAAGCACAGGGGCAGTAGACACAAAATTAGTTACAGAAAAAGCTGTAGCAGATTTAGCATTGGCTTTAGGAACAAAAATTGATGGTGATATTAAGAATGTTTCATATGATAGTGTCTTACAGTCTTGGACTTTTACAAAACAAGATAACACAACTATTGTAATAAGTAATATTCTTAACGCTCTTATTAAAGGGGTAGCGTACAATCCTTTAACAAAAAAATTAACATTTACATTTGATGGAGACCCAAGTCCTGCACCAGTTGAGATAGATATATCTGATTTAATTGACGTTTATACGGTTTCTGACACAGATAGTGTTGATTTAACGATGTCTAGTAATAACATTACGGCAGATATAAAATTATCATCTACAAATGGTAATTTATTAAGTGTTGAGGTTGGTAAGGGATTATTCGCTACTTTAGATTGGGAAATATTCTAATAATATAAAAAGAAAAGAGGTGTAAACATTTATGGCACAAGTCAAATTCCATGTTGGAAATAAAAGTAGTTTACCTGTAATAGCAACAAATGGTGGGGAGATTTTCTGTTGCTCAGATGTGGGAGAAATGTATATTTCTAAAGATAATTTATCTCTTCAATTATACACTAACATTATTTTATTAGAGGATGAGGATGAAAAAGATGGTTTGTTTGCACCTCTTACAGATAAATTCTACTATATTAAATCTACGAAGAAATTTTATAATTTTGATGGAAATTTATTTAATCTCATTGGAACAGGTGTTGCTGATAACATAACGATTATTGGTGGTAATATGATTAAATATTCCTTTTCAGAATCTTTTGTAGTAGCTAATTGGTTAGGATTTTCTCCTAATTTTTATATAAATTTATCTCAATCAGTTCACAAACAAGGAGCAACTAATAAACTAGAAATAGATTTTTTTGAAAATGGAGAGAGCGTGTTTTGTGATTATAAAGTAGATGATTTTGGAAATATTTCATTTTATTCTAGCGTTCCTTTTGATGGATATTTAATTGTAACAAATCCTAATGGATTAAAACTTGATGAACAAAGTTTAACAATTAATGATACAGTCCAAAATCTTGAGTTGACAGGATTTAACTCTGCAATAGAAGGGCAAATACCTCAAAAGAATGCAGAAGGTAAAATCTCATGGATTGATACTAAATTTTGTGAATGGAACGACTTGTAATATGGAGAATAGAGAAGGTGACAAATCTTGATATATAAAAATCCTATAAATTTCCCAGAAATAGTTGGAACTCCTAACACTCCTAATCAAAATTCTATAACACTTTTTGCTAGAAATGATGGTGATTTGTATAAAGTGAACTCTCATGGAGTTGTTTCTAAAATTGCCAGTAATTCAGGTGTTTCAGATACAAAAACAATATGCTTTCAGTATTTTGGATTATTACGTGATATGGAAAAGTTAGTTATATCTTTTCCATATAATGGTGTAATTACAGATGTATTTGCTTCTTGTACTAAGGTTGGTTCTATGGACACAGAGATAAAAATAGAAAAAATAAGCAAAAGTGATTTTATTAATGATGTGGATATATGGACTAATATATTTATTTCTAATATGGTTATTGAATCAGATAAAAAAACTCATAATGGGCTATTTACAATTGATTTAATTAATGGAATGGAAAATGTTATTGCTGAAGATAGATTTAGATTAAGCTTAGTTGGAGAAACAGATATGGAATGTTTAAACGTAGAAATAAAGATAACGTTAAATTAGATATAATTAAAATAATATAAAAAATAATTAAGATAATAAAGTAATTTAAAAATGAAAGGATATGATGAATTATGCCAACCCCAATCGTCTCATGGAAATTAGCTAACAATACTGCACCTACACTTTGCGATTTCGGAACAATCGATGCAGGCTCGGTTTCTGCAACACCATTAGAGTTTAATTTATGGAATAATCAGAATGGTTCAAGTGCATTATCAAACTGTGAAGGATGTAAACTCACTACAAAAGATAATGCCACAGGAGATATGTTGTCAGAACCAGTAAAAGGAAAATGGGTAGAAGTAAAAGGTGTATCTGCATCAGAACACGATTTCTTTCCAATCGGAAGTACATATATACCACCAGTAGGGGCTTCTCCTGCTTCGTATACAGAAGTAGCACATAACGTGTTCTCTGACGACTCCGCTATCCCTCATCAAGTAACAACTCCATCTAGTCCTACTGATAAGATGCTATGGATAGATACAACTAATAACGCAACAACAGGAAACGTAATGAGGCAATACGATGCTACAGGTGCAGGAAGTTGGAATGTAGCTAATGTAATATCGGGAAAAATAAATGATGGTACATTAGCAAATAGTAAAGCAAATTACACATCAATATCTCTAAGAGCAAATATTCCATCTTCTGCTCCAGCTGGAACTTTTCTTTTTGTGACTAGGTAAATCTTTGCCGTCTATAGAAGAAATTTTATAGATTATTAGTGGGTAAAATCGGTGAAATCGTCCATTAAAAACGACAATACCGAGGTAAACTAAGAAATTAAAAAATCTTAGTCACCGTAGAGCATAGCAATTGAAACTACATAGTAGAATATAAAATTGCCACGAGTATCCGCCACCTAAACGTAAAGACGAAGGTGAAAATATATGCCGAACTATACCAATGGAAAAGGTATAGAAGCTAAGATAAAAAGCTTAGTGATAACACGATTGTGAGATATTCATTTACATAAACAATAAATAAAAATATTATAAAAATCAAAAGGAAATGGCTTTGTTTAAGTTGTAACCTTTTGATTTTTTATTTTGAAAAGGAGATATTTATATATGGAAATAGATAGAAGACCACATGGATTTTTTAATACATGGGATAACTTCAAGGGTGAGCTAGATAAATTTATAGAAATAAAACAAAGACCACCTACAGTAATGGAGGTTATAAAGGATTTACATATTAATTCATCTTATATAAAGCAATATGGTGGGTTTGCAGAAATAAAAAGAAAAATGAATTGGAGTGGTGATTGTATAGACTTGTCAGGTTATTATAATGAGAGTTCCTACGAAATGCAAGTAGCGAATGTTTTAATAATGAATAATATCCCATATACAAGACAAGATAGACCATTTCCTAATGAAGAAGGCAGATATAAATGTGATTTTGCATTTCACTTAGATAATAGTATTATATATTGTGAAGTATGGGGATATTCAAAAGAGAATAAATCCAATTATGGAGCAGGAAAAATATATAATTCAGTAAGAATAAAAAAGGAAAAATTATATAAAAAATATGATATGCATTTAATATCTGTTGAGCCAAATATATTTTTACTTACATATGAAAAAATGCAGAATGAAATTATAAAATGCTTTTCAGTTTTAAGTGACTATAAGATAAACAAGATTGAACAAAGGTATTTAATTCCTTCAAATAAATTATCAGATGAAGAAATATTAAAAGAAATAATGGTTTTTAGTGATAACCCTAATATGCTTCCCTCAACAAATATTATAAGTAAAGAAAAGTTTGGTTTGTATAGCGAAATTATTAAAAGATATGGTAGTTATTTTAATTTTGCAAAAGCTATGAAAAAGAACGTAATGCTAAAAATGAATTATTGGACACTAGATATTATTATGGATAAATATTTTTACATATATGAAAAGCACAATAAAATATTTACAACAAGAGAAATATTACAAGAATGCAAGAAAGATGACATTTTAAGAGGGTTAATGCCTGCTTTAAGGGAGTTTGGAGGTGTCGTGGTAGTAAAACTTGAATTCTACAAAAGAATGTTATTGAGAAGAATGTTTTTAAATGAAAAAGATATAAAATTAATAACCGAAATATCTCAAGGAAAAAAACACAGAGGAGACGTTGAAATAACTCAGGAAATTAAGAATACTGCAAAAGAACTTTTAGAACAAATAAATAAAATGATATAAAAAATTATTCCCATGAATCAATACAATGAGAGAAATGAGGAGGAACTATAAAAATGCAAAACAACATATTAAACATTAAACAAATACAATTAAATACACAATATCAGAGTCAAATATTATCACAAAAGACACTTTACAATAATTTAATATCACCCACAAGTGAGAGAGACTTTGTGTGGATAGGGCAATACCCAAATGCAAATATATCTGAATATGATTTCAGAACAAGGCAAGAAAACCCCTTTAATGCCATTTTAAAAGAAAATTTAATAGAATTTGGGATATTAGGTTGTAATTATTATTTTTATTTTACAACATTTGATGGCATGTTTAGGTTAGAAGAGAAAAATATTGAATTTTTATATAGATTACATGATAAAAACGGACAAGAAAAGATTTATAAGTTAACAGGGAACAAGAATTCTTACAATGATATTATTACATTTAAAGACGTAGAATCAACTTTTTCAACAATGGAAAGTCATTCTCATTTAAAAGCCAATATATATCAATATAACTTTGGATATAAAACTAAGTTGGTAACAGAGGATGCTACTTTTTGGTTTAAAGTAATATGCACAGTACCAATAACAGGTGAACCAATATTTATTACTATAAGACTCGTATCAGATAATAATCTACAAGGGGATTTTATAATAATGAAAAACGGAGAACCTACTGCCATAATAGAAGCACCATTGAGTAAAGATATAGCAAGTGAAATGAAATGGATAGTTGAATAAAATAAAATAATATAAAAAGGATGGTGGTGTTTATGCCTAAGTTTTCACCTGAACAAATAGGAAATATGAAAGTGTGGATATCAGCAGACTCATTAAATTTAACAAGTGGAGCATCTGTCTCTACTTGGCAAGATAAAAGTGGTAATAGCTTAAACTTTCTACAACCAACAGTATCAAGACAACCCATTTTCGTATCTAATGTTCTAAATGGAAAACCTGTAGTAAGATTTACTGCTTCCACAACACAGACAATGACGTTAGCATATACATTTTCAAATCCTTGCACTATATTTTATGTTGCAAAACAAAATGGTGTAACGAATGCAAGATTATTGGCAGGATTATCTAATAATTGGTTGTTAGGGTTTCATAGTGGAGGAAGACAAAGAGCATACTATGAAGGATGGACTTCTGTCTCAACAGGCAACCCTCTTTCTACAACTATTCCTTATATTTATGGTTGTACAATACAAGGAGGAGCAATCGCTTCAAAGTCTTATGAAAATGGAACAATATTTGCAAATAGTACAGCAGGAGTGACTGCACCCAATGGATTTTCATTAAATGGGCATTTATCGTCCTCAGAGTTTTCTGATGGAGATATAGCAGAATTAATAGTTTATAATTCAGTTTTATCGGATGTTGAGAGACAAAAAGTTGAAACATATTTAGCATATAAATATAACATCTTAGTAGCCACATATGCTTATCCAAATACAATTGGTGATTTTACAGATGTAGATATTTACCCGTCTAAGACATGGTATCAGTCAACAAATGATGTTAACATCAACGCTAAATTTAAACATGTATTGAATAAAAACGTTAAATATAAAGTGAAAGTTAATACCTATGAAAGCATTTATTCTGATTACGTTACTGCTATTAATACAGAATATCCATTTAGTGTTCAAATTCCCAACAGTAGTTTAAATATAGGTATTAACACTTTAACGCTATACATAAAAGACACAGATGAAATCGAACAAGGATATGATTTTAATATTACAAAAGAAGATAGAGACACGTTGTCTTTTATTAGAATAGGTAATTATAAATCAGAATGGAATTCAAATAATAATTTATTGAAAATAACTAGTGACGGATTAAGACTTGTGAAAGACGGAGTAGATATAATTACTACAAATGATTATTCTCATATAAATACATTAGGAAAAAGACAAATGAATTCAATAACTGTTGATTGTACAGATGATTTTGTTGGAAGCATTGATATTATTAATGATTCAACAAAAATTAACTCTTTATCAGATGGGAATATATGGCAGTATAGAATAGATATGAGTAGGTTTAATAAAATTAATGGATTTATAGTACAAAGAAAAGATTAAAGAAAGTTGGTGAAAAATGGCTGGAATTTTTAAACCTTCCTCAGTAGGAAAAGAAGGAACATGGACTTTAAACGGGGCTGTGGGATACGATGGTTCAACAGGTTATCTTTTATTTAATGGAGTACAAGAAAGTTGGAATACATCACCTAGAGCATTTTATTTTTATAATGCAGACCCCACTGTTAATTATATTGATATTACATTAAACCAAAAAAGTAGAATATGGTTCTATCCATCAAATGACTACCCTCATTATGTAAATCAATTAAAAATAGATATTTGGGATGGAAGTGCATGGGTTGATACAATGAAAAGGACAATTTCACATACCACATCAGACATTCAATGGGTTATTGGGATAGATAGTTTAGAAAAAGGAAGATATAGATTTTCAACGCAAGGACAAACATATTATTATTCTATGCATGCAGAGTGGTATATAGAAACTTTAAATAAGGAATATTCTTTTATAAAAGATGATGACAAAATCTATAAAAATAATGGGAGTAGTTGGGTAGAAACTGATTTAGTTGAGCCATTAACTTATAGTAATTTTGAAACAAGTGGAACTAGTGATTTTACAGGTTTATTTTTATCGAAAAGTAAGGCGATTATATTAATGAAAAAAGAAAAGGTTTTAGATGATGGATATCAATTTAGATGTAACTTGAATATAGCTAAATATAAAGGAATCAATAAGTTGATTTTTAGCACAGGAGTTTTTAATTTTGGAACTTACAAAGCTTGGTCTGATGGTACATATGCATCTTCGCCTGAAGAATATATAAGAGTTACAGATGGTATTCATCAATACAATGGAGATATTGGGGATGGAATTTATAGGTGTGAATTAAAAGATGATACTAATTACTTCGGTGCATGGACAATATATCAAACTGCCATAAATTCAGAAGTGGTGGATGTAGCATCAAAATATATAAAGTTAAAATCGACTGCATGGTGTGGGTCTTTTCCTGCAATAGTATTTGAGGGGCAATATACATTAACTTTTGAATATAAAGGGAATGGAACATTTAATATTGACAATGATGGGACAGATGATAATATGTACAATAAAGAAATAACTGCGAATGCTACTTGGCAAACATATACAGCAACTCAAACACATAGTATTTCGGGAAGTATCATTTTGTATTTAAGAAACAACACATCAACGTTAACTGAAATTAAAAATATAACTCTAAAAAGAAAATCTATGATAGTAGATATATATTCTGATATGACAAGAGACCAAGGTGGATGGGCATTAGTTACTAACACAGGGGCTAAGAATACATTGACAACAATGGCAACATCAAGTGGAACATTAATAAGTCCAACTCAGTCAACAATGGCTAAGATTTCAGATGGTGCTATTAATATGTTGAGAGGTAGTAATTTAGATAATTCCATTGTAAAGCTCGAAAGACCAAATAATCCTACATTTAAAGACTACAATATGTATTTTAGACAAAACACTTTATATACATCTAATTCCCCTAGATATGGCACAGCACAAGATGCAAGTAAAACTTTGTATACATATTATACAACATATAATAACTCAGTAAATAAGATAAATAAATACGGTGCAAATTCAACCAATTATGGTTCGTCACTTTCCACATGGGAGGGTGGTAGTTTTCCTACAGATACTCCGAATGCTTATTATTACATTATGAATTTTTCTACAGAAGCTTCAATTTCTAATAATACCTATGAAGGTAGTAGGTCGGAAAGAGGTACACTAGTATGGGTAAAGAAGATTATATAGCAATTTCAAAAGAGGTGACGGTTTTATGGAATATACTTTATTAAAAAATAAATTAGATAACAAAATTTACACCTTTAATGGAAATAACTTTATTGAAACAAATTTAATAGAGCCATTGACCAAATTAGATTTTGTAAATAATGGAATAATCAATATAGATATTATAACCGAACTACAATGGAGTGCTTTACCTATAAATGATATCGAGGTTATTGTATGGTCTAATAAAACTACAAATGTATACTTGAGTTTAACATCAAAATCAAGTTTTATAACTATAGAAACATTTTCCGACCCACAAATTTTAACTTGGGCAAATACTGGAAAAGATATTCAAGTCAAAATTAATGCAGATATAGAAAGTCATATTAAATTAATTATATCTAAAGACAATAGATTTAATTGGTATGGATTTGATGGGAATACCTTTTCCCCTGTTAGTTTAAATAATATAGCAACGCAAGGGATGACCAAAACACAACTAAATAATATTTCATCAACCCAATGGGATGGATGGTTTGAAAGAGGATATTTGGATTTTGCTATCTATATTTCAACACAAAACCCTTTAGATACACCTTTAGTAAGAAGTATTATAGTTGATTTTCCTAAAAACTCTGCTCCAGTGGTAAATGATTTTATAATAACTCCCAATGTAATATTTAGAAATAGTATAAACATGAGTGCAAATATTAGAGATTTAGAAGGAGACCCTTTTAGGTATCAAGTATTGCTAAATGGTAAAAATAGTGGATGGTCAAATTGGTATGACGGGCTTATTGGATGTGCATTATATGAAACATATGAATATACGGAATTTAAATATGGAGAGAATGAAATAATAATAAAGGTTCAAGATGATAGAGGGGTTGAGTATAGTTCTCCTCCTAAGTTTGTAAAATTAATGAATAATGCACCTATTATTTCTTCTTTTTTATATGATAATTGGAGTTTAAAAGGAGTTATTGTAGATAGTGATGGAGACGATATAAAATATAGGGTTCTAATAAATGGACTACAAAAATATCCAATTACAAACGACCAAACTAGCACAACGTATACAGAGTGGATTACAACTCCTTATGACTTACATTACGAATGGAGTCCATATGATTTAATATTTGGTCAAGCAAATAAGATAACAGTAGAAATTCAAGATAAAGTTGGAGAAATTTATAAAGTAGATATTACAGATGTTGTAGGAAAATATAGAAACATAATGTTCAAAAGTGAAGATGGAAAATATCTTACAAATGACATGGGTGAATTGATTAATTGGGGAAATAATATTTATAGTTATTTACAATTTGAAGATATTTGCACAGAAGAAACAAGCAAATCAAAAAAAGTAATTATAGAAAATGATTTTGGATATGCAATTGATAATGTAAAAGTTTATGTAAACAATAATTTAAACAATGGATATGAGGTTCAATTAAGTAAAGACAATAACTTTATAGAAAACGGGAGTGATACCTTAGAGGAGTTATTATTTTCGGATGTATTAAACGATAATGATATAAAAGATTTTTATGTTCGTGTAAAAGCAAAAAATGTTATAGAATCTTCAACAAATGAGATTTTTGAATTTGATGTAGTATCTAAAAAAGTATAAAAAGGAAGCAGGTGATTAAATGGCAATCAATAATCCTTATTTTATACGACCAACAATAAATAGTGGATTCATGCAGTTGCCCAATATATCATTGGGCAATGTTTGGACATTTGAATCATTATTTCTATATCCATTATCTCCAACTCCTGATTGGAATACATTTATAAGGGGTAGTGTTTCAGACCATCAAATTATTGTACAAAAAACAAATTTGCACCTAGGCATGTATGATAGTGTTGGAGGAAGTGGGTTTAATGATACAGGGTTTGTGATGTCCACACTTAGCAATGGATGGCATCATATGGCTTGTGTGGGAGAAAATAATACACAAAAGTATTATATAGATGGGGTTTTGGTAGGTCAGGTTAATAGACAGTCTAAAAGTGACATAAGAAGTGTTGGTGCTTATTGGGGCAATTCACAAACATGGGGTGATTTTGACGAGGTTAGATTGTGGAATATTGCTAGAACTCAAACCCAAATAAAAACATATGTAAATAGATGGTTAATTGGTAATGAAACAGGATTGGTCGGGTATTGGAAATGTAATGAGGGTATTGGAGTAACAATTAAGGATGAAACTTCGAATAAAAGAAATGGAATATTACAAGGTTCTAATACGTGGGTTATTGGGACATTAAATTTAATAAATAGCGAACTCCATGATATAGATATTGTATCAAGTAACGCTTGGTATGAAAATACCTATAATATAAAGTTTAACTTAAATTTAGAAGCAAAGTATGGAGTTGCAATCCAATATAAAATACTCATAGACGATATTCAGTTTTATCCTGATTCGGGATTTTCATCTTTACTAAATTTGCCCAATAATATAAGTTTTACAATTCCTATATCAAAATTAAAAATTGGAGATAATCTTGTTGTATTTGAAATAAAAAATGAAACTAGTGTAACATATAGGTTTGGTGAATATAATATTATAAAAGAAAATAAAGACACTATAAAAATGCAAAGAAAGTTTTTATATTCCAATGAATGGAGTGTGGAAGATAATATAAAAATAGATAGCAACGGATTAACATTAAAAAAGTACGGTAACAATGTTGTTGTAACTACAGATTATACTAGAATCAACACAATAGGCAAAAGAAGATTATTAAATGTATTTATAGATGGAAGTAGTGATATAAAAAAAGAATCAACATACACAGATAAAATGATAAATAGACACGAAGTTGCTAATGGATACCAAAGTGAATATAAATTGCAACTTGAAAGATGGACAACTGTTAAAAGCATAGAAGTTCAATCAATATAGAAATGTGGTGAGATAAATGGCAAACGAATGGATATTTACAAGTTGTGGAAACTCAGGAAGATATGGAGTAAGTCAAGCACAAATAGATTCATCCTATATTGGGACTAATCTTACAGGAAAAGTTACTAGTCAAAGTGGTATACAAATATGGACTCCTCCATACAATGGACTTTATACAATAGAAGTATGGGGTGCTAGGTCAGGAACACAACCAGAATATGGTGCAGGTGGATATGGTTTAGGTAGGAAACTAAAAGGGAATTTTATTTTAAAAAACAGTAAGTCTTTAAAGATTTTAATAGGACAAGTTGGTGGTGATGGTGGAAGTGATTATAGTGCTGGTGGAGGTGGTGGAACTTTCGTAGCTATAATAGACAACACCCCTCTATGTATTGGTGGAGGAGGAGGAGGTGTAACTTCAGATAGTGCAGGTTCTAATGGTCAAACAACTACAACAACTCCTGCAAACCCAAATGTTGGTCAAGGTTATACAAACTCTCCCTCTGGTGGTGGAGGTGGTGGATTTTATTCTGATGGTTCGGCATCTTTTACTGATGGCGGAGGAAAAGCATTCATCAATGGTGGTTATGGTGGAGTTAATGGAGCTTCTTGTGGCTACGGTGGTTTTGGTGGTGGAGGCGGTTCTGTTGATGAAGTTGGTTGTGGTGGTGGTGGATATACTGGAGGTCGTCCTACAGACTCGCCCCCATCTGAGGGAGGAGGTTCATTTATTGCGACTGATTCTCAAAATGCTGTATGGGATTTAGGTTTAAATTCTGATAACGGAAGAGTAATAATAACTCTCTTAAAAGTATTTGAATATAATCTTATACGTTCAGAAGGAAATATATATACTTTTAAAGATAGTGAATGGATAAATTTAAATATTTCAAGTCCTACTCAAAGTGATTTTGAAAATCAATCAATATCATCATTATCGGAAGTATTTAGTCCAATCACAAAAGCTTTTATGCCAATGGATTTCGATAAAAACCTTGAAGATGGATTCTTATGGAGAAAAAAGATTGTTCAAAGTAAATATAATGGAATTAAAGTATTAAATTGTGGGGAAGTTGTTGTAGCTGATTTTGGAACTTACAAGGCTTGGTCTGATGGTACTTTTGCGACACACGCAGGAGAATATTTAAATCCAACAAAATCAAATTATAAATATATTGGAGCTATAGGAAGTGGTGTTTATAGAATTCAACCTAGCGAAATAGTTTCACCAATAGATGTATATTGTGATATGAATACTTCAAATGATGAAGGTGGATGGATGCTAATATTAAATACAGGCGTAAAAGCAACTTTAACTACAATGACTACCTCATTTGGGACATCTCCTATATTGACAACACAAACAACTATGTCAAAATTATCTGATGCAAATATTAATTTATTGAGAGGAAGCATTTTAGATAAATCAATAATAAGATTGGATAGACCTAATAATCCTGCGTTAAAAAGTTATCCTATTTATTTCAGACAAGGTAATCCTTTTACAAGCTATGCAGGGCTTGAAGGAGCACAAGATGGAGCAAAAACAATATATTATTATTATACTACATATAATGATTCTAAAAATGGAACAAACAGATATGGAGCAAATTCAACAAATTACGGGTCTGCTTTGAGTACGTGGGGAGGAACTTTCCCTGCTACTATGCCTAGTGCTTATTATATAATTATGGATTACAGGGCAGAAGGACTTATTTCAAATGATACATATGCATATGAAGGAAGCAGGTCTGAACGATGTGCTTTATTATGGGTAAAAAGGATTTAGAAAGTTGGTGATTAAATGGCGATAAATAAATCTTTAATAATTTCGGGGGATAGAGTATTAACTTACAATGGTAGTTCATGGATTAATACTGGATTATTAGAGCCACTAACAAAGCAAAATTATATTGATTATGGGATTACCACAACAAATATAATTCCTCAAAACAAATGGCAAGAGTTAGACGATTCTTTTGAGATTGTACTTTGGACAGATATGAATATGTCTGCTAAAGTTTTTATAGAAACGTCTAATTCATATAAACCAATTTATTTACTAAGTGACCCCGATTTATTAAGTTGGTCAAAAGACGATAATGATTTACAAATTACAATTACAGCAGATGTAGATAATTGTTCTAAAATATTAGTATCAAAAGACAACCGAAGAAGTTGGTACACATTTAAAGAAGATACATGGACACAAGCTATTTTAAATAATATTCCCTCCGATGGTATGACAATTGAAAATATTAATGGAATTACAACGAATCAATGGGATGGATGGTTTGAAAGAGGATATTTGGATTTTGCAGTATGGATGCAAAAGCAAGGGAACTTGGAAGAATATACTTTAAAAAGTATAACGGCTAATTTCCCAGAAAATACACCTCCTTTATTAAATAGCTTTGTAGTTACTCCTGATAACATAGGAAGAAACGATATCCAAATTAATATGTCAATGCAAGAGTTAGAGGGAGATAAATTTAGATATAAAATTACTGTAAATAGTAACATTCTTGATAATATATCTAATAATGGGTGGTCTGAATGGTTAAGTGGAGAACAAATACAAAACATTTCAAAAACATATAGTTATTTAGATTTTTTTATAGGAAATAATGATATTATAATTACACTTGAAGATGAGAGAGGTAAACAATATATCGCTCCTACAAAAACTATTATAATGGAGAATCAAAATCCGATATTAACAACAATAATTCATGATAATTGGAGTATTAGTGGAATAATAGAAGATTTTGATAATGATAAAATTCAATATAGAATATTAATAAATGATATTCAGGTTTATCCTAGTAATTCAGGAATTATACCTATTTATACTAAATTTTATAGTGTTCCTTATGCTTTAAATTATGAATGGAATAGTGACTCCTTGATATTCAATAAAACAGATAATAAAATTACTATAGAAATAAAAGATGAAGTAGGTGGAGTTTACACTATTGATTATTCCAATTTAGTTGGAAAATATAAGAATCTTATGTTTAAAGACATGGATAATACTAAGTATTTTACTACAGATAAAGGGCAACTGATTAATTGGTCTTCTAGTCTATTAAGTTATTTAGATTTTGGCATACTAACAGCAGGGCAAGTTACTGAACCAGTAAAAATTTTACTTTCAAATGAATTCTCTCGTCCAATAGAGAATGCTCAAGTTTCAGTAAATTTGGATACAGTAGTCGGATATGAAGTACATATTTCAAAAGATTCGTCATTTAATCCAACAGGAGTAGACACATTAGAAAAATTAACATTCGATGGAGTAATGACAGATGGAGAACAAAAGGAATTCTATTTAAGAATTAGTACAGATGTTCACACTACATCAGTGGGTGGTACATTTGAATTGGATACAAAATCAGATATTTTATAAATTTACTAAATAATAAACATAATAACTAGAACACTCCAAAACTCAATGCAATGAGGATGTGATAAAATGTGCAAAGTAATAAGGATTTAAATTCTGTTATTATAGTTAATTCAGAATTAAAAAAGAATAAAGCATATGGAAGGATACATATAAATTCTGCTTTAAATATGCCGACTAAAATAACAGTATCAAATAATATGGATTTAAATTGTAGAGTTGTTATAAAACCAAATAACAAAATGTTTGGTAAGGTTGATATAGTTGAAAAAAATGTTATTGATAATTATTTATTGCCAATAAAAGACGCTTTTGTTCGGAGTGAACTTCCTGTATTCAATTATGGAGAACAACAAGATTTATTAGTTGGTAAAAACAAACACAATAACGAAACATATCGTTCTCTTCTTGAATTTAACTTAAACTCGTTATCAAGAAATCTTATATTTATCTCAGCAAAATTAACACTAACATGTTTAGACTATGATGTATTATCATCTGATTTACAGTTATTTGAAGCAAATGAAAGTTGGTTTGAAACAGGTGTGACATATAATTCTGCACCTACTAGTAAAGATTTGATTGCTAGTTTATCTGATTGTGGAAATAAAGGAGCACTTGAATTTGATTTATCAAATGTAATACAAGATTGGTATAAAGGTGATAAGATAAAAAATGGTTTCATTTTAAAAGTAGCAGATGAAACTTTAGATGGATTTAAACGATTTGGTTCAAAAGAAAGCCAATTTAAACCAAAATTAGTATTACAATATTATGACCCTATTCCAAAATCATATGGAACTTTAATAGTAAAATCAAAAATAGTTGTTAGAAAAAATGACTATATGGATTTACCCTCAAAAGTAATTGTTCCTGTGCATGATGGTGGTGGAGATTTTCCTTCACAAATTAAAGTTAGAAATGGGAATTATATAAATTCTTTAATAACAGTAAGTAGAGATTTTATTACTTCAAAAATTACTGTAACTGGTAAATATGATATATTAACACAAGTGTCTATAAAAAATGATGGATGGAATCAACTACCCTGTAAAATAGATGTATCTTCTCCTTTTATAGCAAGTAAGATAAAAATTACAAATTCAATTGATTTAAATACTGAGATTATTGTTAAAAGATATGACAATTCAATTATAAATTCTAAACTTATAGTACATAGACCATTTTTAAATTCTAAAATAGTCGTTGGTGGATTAAGTCATCTCCCAATATTGCTTAAAATAAAAAGGGCAGAAGGAACAGATGTACCATCACAGATTATTGTACAGAAATATCAGAATAATGATAAAAATTCTAAACTTGTTGTTACATATTTTAAGGATATGCCTTCTAAGATTAGGATAACTGGTAGAAATGATTTTGATTCACAAATTACAATACGACAAAATGTTAATAGAGATATAAAGACTAAGATAATTAGTACGCATTTCAATGATTTAGTTACTAAGTTAAGAGTAACAGGAATATCACAAGAAGACAAAGATTCACAAATAATTGTAAAAAGAGAAGATTATAATGAATTAAATTCTCAGCTAATAATAAGCTATTTTAATGATATAAATACACTTATTAAAGTTACTACTGCCTCAATTGAATCACAAGTAATTGTTAGAAATTATAATGATAATGATTTTGATTCAAGAATTATTATAACTCCTACAAATAATATACTTTCAAAAGTAAATATAGCTTGGACAAAAGACATAATAACAAGAATGATAATAAAAATCCCTTATGCTTTTGATTTTCCTTCAAAGGTAGAGGTAAAAGACCCTGCTGTAATGTACTCGAAAGTTATTATAAGACATAATGAAACGTTTGATAAAGACTCTATATTAAATGTAAGCAAGGCATTCGTTGAATCTAGTTTATTAGTAAATATACCATTTATTAATAGTAAAGTTATAATTAGTCAACCTAGCATTGAAACTTCTATAACAGTACATAGACCATTTATTGAATCAAAAGTTATCATTTCCAAGTCTTTTATCGAGTCAAAAATAAACGTATCTAAAAATAACTTACTATGTTCTATTACTATATTTAAGCCATTTATTGACTCAAAAATAATAATTAATAGAGCTTTCATTGATACAATATTAAAAGTAAGAGAACATACTGATTCAGACATTGAAAGCAAATTGGTTGTCATAGAACAAGGAATAAAAGATATACAAACTAAGATAAATATTTCTGTTCAAAACAAAATGTTTGGCAGAGTTGAAATAGAACGACCTCCAAATATCAAAGTAGAAAAATTTGCTATACAGGATGCTTATGTTAAGAAAAGTGTACCAATGTTTAATTATGGTGATATGCAAGATATGTATATCGGAAGTAATAATTATGGAAATGAAATTTATAGGTCATTATTATCTTTCACATTAAAAGATATACCAAAAACTGCTTATTTTACTAAGTGTAAATTAGTTTTAACTGCTTGTAGTTTAGAGTATTATCCACATGATATTGAATTACATGAAACTAGTAAAGCATGGTATGAATATGGGGTAACTTATGCAGGTCAACCAAATTCGTTGGGAATTTTAGCTAAAGTTGAATCTTCAAATACTCTTGTTAGAAAATTAGAGTTTGATTTATTATCTTACGCTGATGGTTGGTATAATGGTATATCAATTAAAAATGGCTTTATATTGAAAAGTTCTGAAGAAAATACATCTGTCATTAAAAGATTTTTCACAAGAGAAAGTCTATATCCACCTATCTTAGAAATTGAATACTTTGATACGGCAGTTATTAATAGAGTAAATGCTAATATTAACTCTCTTGTTACTGTTAGACAAAGCTCATATAAAGATTTGAACAGTAAAATAACCATACCTGTTTATGATTTCTATGAGGACTTAAGTTCTAAACTCACAATTAGAAATCGTGGTAATATGGCTAGTGATATTGATAGTACTATTAGAATTTCTAAAGGAGATATGAAATCAAGTATTAAGGTTAGAAATTATGACGAAAATTGGATAAATTCAAAATTACTTGTTAGAAATTATGCTGACGATGATGGATTATTATCTTCCGTAAATATAAGTCAACCAAAGTTAGATTGTAAAATTATTGTTTATAGAAACGATAGTTTTGAAATTGACACTAAATTAATAACGAGAAGAATAGACAATATTGATTTGGATTCTGTAATTAATGTTAAAAAATATTCTGTTAAGGACATTAATACAAAAATTGGGATTAATAAGGATTGGTTGGACTCTAAAATTGTAATAAGAGAACATTCAAGTATTGATTGTAGAATTGAAATTAATAAAAAATCTAATGTTGATTTACAAAGTAAAATTGTAGTTAATTATACTAATGATATTAATTCAAAATTATTAGTTACTCAAATTAGTGATATCAAAAATAAAATAATAATACAAAGAAATGAATATAAAGATATTGACTCGAAGATTAAAATTACCAATGTTCATGATATTTCTACGAGGATAGATGTATCATATTCTAAAGATATTAATTCCAAAATTAAAGTTAGATTAATAGGTGATATTGATTTACCTGTAAAAATTACAGTAATTAATATTTCAGATTTAGATACTAAAATTCAAGTAGTAAAAGGTGATATAAACTCAAGATTAGTAGTTAGAATTAATGAAACTATTGATTTAGATAGCAATATAATAGTATTACCTACGAGTAATATTCTTTCTAGGGTTGATATTGTCCAAGTCAAAGATATTAATTCAAGCATAACAGTAAGAAGTTCTTTTTATAGCGATATGTTATTTCAAATTACTATAAAAAATTATGGAGTAATAGGATATGCATACATTATGTAGGGCTTAATAAAAATATAAAAAACAAAGGAGAATGATGAAATTATGGCAAATGTAAAATTTTATAAAGGATTAAAAACGGCTCTACCTACAACAAATTGCACAGACAGTAGTAGTCTATATTTTTTAGAGGACTCTCAAGAAATATATAAGAGTGTTTTAGGACAATTACCAATCAAAATGAGTGATTATATAATCTGTACAATCTTACCAGTCACAGGTCTACAAGGTAAATTATATTTAGAAACAACAACGTGGACTCTAAATGTATGGAATGGAACTATTTATAAATTAGTAGGAGGGAATCCATTAAATATTACTGCTAGTTCAGTTGATACATTTACAAATAAGACAATAGATGCAACAACAAATACAATTAGTAATATAGATTTAGTCAACTTTAAAACAGGAGTAATTAGTACAGATAATACATTAGTTGGGAACTCAGACAGCACGTTCAGTACAACTAAAGCAGTAAAAGGATATACAGATTCTACAATAAGCACTAACTTAACATCATTAAAGGGAGGAGTTGCTACAGACGGTGATACCCTTGCCAAGTTAAGAGGATTAATTGGTGGAATAGAAACTTTATTAAATTCTAATGATGTAAGTTTAGATTCATTACAAGAAATCGTAACATACATAAAAGATAATAAAACAATTCTCGATGGAGTTACAACAACAAAAGTTAATGTTTCTGACATTATTGATGATTTAATTCATACAGATATAAATAAACCTTTAAGTGCAAATCAAGGTAAAAATTTAAAAGGATTACTTGATACTTTATCTACTCTTGTAGGAACAAAAGCTGATAAAGTAATAGGAGCAGTTGCACAAGATATTGCTATTTTAGATGTAAATGGAAATTTAGTCGATAGTGGTAAGAAATTATCTGAGTATTCAACTTTAACTTATACAGATGCACAAGATGTAATTACCTTAAATAGTAGTAAAAGTTATTCAAATGCTCAAGATGTGATTAATTTGGCATCAGCCAATAACTACACAGATTCAGCAATAATTTCAGCTATAAGTTGGATAGACTTAGTTTAATAAAATAATATAAAATAAAGGTGGGTAACACAATCTCGCCTTTTTCTTTAATTTAAAAAGGGAAGGTGGGATTAAATGGATTATGAGTGAAAAAATTAAGTTTATAAAGACAAGTCAGAGCAATTTACCTGCACAAGGGTTACTGGGTGGTATATATTTTTGTATTGATACGAGGAATCTGTATATGACTAATAGCGATTCAACTTTATCTAAGTATTCAGATATAATTGAATTAGATACAGAAGATGAAAGATTAGGATTATTTGCACCTCTTACAGATAAATTCTATTATGTAAAATCATCAAAACGTATGTATTTTTATAAAGATTCCTTTGAGTTATTAGGTGGTTACTTGTTAGAGTCTAATTTTATAGCAACATTGGATAATACAACAAATATAATTCATGGATTAAATTATAATCCTCTATATGATATTTTACAAGCATTTGATATGTATGTAGGAGGATTGTTGACAATAACAGAAAACTATACTGAAAATATTAATAATAATAGTATTGACTTAGTTGAAATGAGTTTAAAAGTTGGTGAGAAAATTAAATTTAATTTATTTAAAAACATGAAAGTATAAATAATTTTAAGTGGAATTAATAACTCCACTTACTTTTTAGAGGAAATAACTTTAATTTGTTTCTTGTAAAAAGTAATATAATAATATCTAAAATACTTACTAAATTTAATTAAATACTTTATCTTATAGTCTATGAATGGCTTAACTTGGTAGCAAATATTCACTCTCAGCAATCTCACAACTTAAATCATACTAGTATACATAATTACAAATTTGAAGCGTTTTAAAAGCAATCTGACAAGAATGTATATAAAACTAAATTAACTAAATTTAATTAACTATAATAATATAAAAACTATTGACAGTAAACCTTAAAAAGATTATAATCTAAATATAGGGAAATATTCTTATTAAATGCATGTGTTCATACTCTTATAATATTAATATCTTTAACAATGTGATAGAATAATAATAGATACATATTTTTAAAACAAATTTTATTGAATCTATATAATAAAAATATGAATAGAAATTATAGGAGATATTATATGACTAATAAAGATAGAAACCCAATTAAGATTGTTGGAAAAGCTAATCCTATTAAAAAAGTTACTCAAAGAACATTGTTTGATATTGAGCCAAAGGAGATTAAAGTAGCTAAGGATAATGTTAATAATAATGAAGTGTCACATGTGATACCAAAACGTAAGAGAATTAAACTTATTAACTCAACACGTAGAACGCCAAATCGTAAAAAACTTAAAATTGATATGATAATAGATGATATTGAAGATAATAAAATGCAGAAGTCATTAGCTAAAAATGGATTGCGACAAGATAGTATTTTTGATGGAGTGACTACATTTTCAGAAAAAATAAAAGAAACAAATGAGCTTAGTAAATATAAAATGCCTCAAGAAGACAAAGATAAATTTATTAAATTAAGTGATGAAACTAAATTAGGAGTAATGGAAGTATTGTTAGATACCGTTGAGAATAACAAAAAGATAAAATCTCAAATGGATAAAATGATGAAAGATATGCAAAGTTTTAGAAGTCAAATAGCAACTTTAACAATTAGTAATAATCAGCAAATTAAAGAGAAGATAGTTGTAGATAAAAACAAAAAATGGACAATTGATGATAGTGCTTTTATTGAGTTGTATACTATTTCATCAAAATTAAAAGATATATTAACAGAGGAAAGAATGAGTCAAACTGAGATATGTGAACATACTGGAATTAATAAAAGTACAATGAGTAATATATTAAGTTATCCTGAAAAAATAACTTTATTGAACGCTTATAAGATTTCTAAAGTATTAGGTAAATCTATTGAAGAAATATTTGACTTTGATATGCAAATGGAAGATTATGTAGAATGATAAAATAAGAAATAAAAACTAAATAAATTTAGAATTATAGAAATAAATCTAATATATGAAATATTTATATTGTATATTGGAAAACCCTATGGTATACTTTTTTTATTGGGAAGTAATTCCTAAATAAGAATACATAGGGGGATTTAATATATGATGTTTGCTAAAGAAAATAAAAATGGTGAAATAGAATTAAATGGGACAGAGAGTGAGATTGGGGAACTTTGTACGTTTAGAGATTTATTAGAATATGCTTCGGAAGGCAATAATTTAATCAATGGATTTATTATGTGTAGAGATGGAATTATAAACGTTAATAATGAAGAAATTGAATTAGTTGTTAAATCCATTCATGTATAGTACCAAAATTAAATTGATTATAACAAATAGTAATATTTGATTATATATAAAAAAGATAGAATAATTATAAGGGTTGCAAACTGAATAATTAATTGACAAGTAGTGGTTTATCATTCCCACTACTTCTTTTGTTGCGTCAAAAAATGGTATAAAAGAAAGAAAGGAATGATATAAAATGGGTCTATTAACGAAAATGGTAAAGACAAAATGGAATAAAACGAATAAAAAATATTATCAAGAATTAGGTTATACATATACTAAAATAAAAGATGAGTTTGATGTAAAAGTTAACCATCTATCAAAATGGAGTAAAATTAATGTTGAAGTTAAATGTGATGGTGAGAATTGTGGAAAAACAATATTAGTTCAATGGACAAATTATAATATACATGTTCAAGATGATGGTAAATACTATTGCGTACATTGTACACACCATAAGGATGAGGGGTTTATATCATTTGAGCAATGGTGTTATGATAGTTTAACGAATAAAGAGGCAAATGAAGTTTTATCTCGGTGGGATTATGATTTAAATGAATTAAAACCTAGCGAAATAAGTTTTGGAACACAAAAAAAATATTGGTTTAAATGTTTGTCTCATATAGAACATCATAGTGAATTAAAAGGTTTATCAGGTTTTAGAAGTGGACAAAAAGGAAGCCTAGATTGCAAACAATGTAATTCTTTTGCTCAATGGTGTATCAATAATAGTAGAGAAGATTGGTTAAATTTATGGGATTATGATTTGAATGACTGTTTTCCAACTGAAATAGCATATAGTAAACACATAAGATGTTATTTTAAGTGCCCAAAGGGAATACATAAAAGTGAACAAAAGAATATAAATAGCCTTACAAGTGGACATGAAGGAGGTATGGATTGCAAACAATGTAATTCTTTTGCACAATATTTAATAGATACATACGGCGATAATGCTTTAGACTTATATTGGGATTATAAATTAAATGAAATTAGTCCATGGGAAATTAGTAAAAGTGGTAGAAAACCTGTATATATAAAATGCCAAGATAAATTGTATCATGAAAGTTATAGGGAAAAATGTCATGATTTCTTTATAGGAAATAGATGTCCTTATTGTCATGGACTTAAAACTCACCCAAGAGATTCTTTAGGACAATACATAATAGATAATTTTGGAGTTAAATTTTTAGTGAAAATATGGAGTGATAAGAATGATATGTCTCCTTTTACATATAGACCAAAATCCAGTGATGAAGTATGGTGGAAATGTTTAGATGAAAAACACGAAGATTTTTATAGAAGAATAAGTGGCTCAAATATCAGTAGTTTTAGATGTCCTGAGTGTCAATTTTCAAAAGGTGAGAAGATGATTGAAAAATGGCTAATAAAAAATGGATTTAAAAATTTAAATTTGTTTGATATGGATATATATAATAATCACTATAATAAATATACACCTCAAAAACCATTTGATGGACTTTTAGGATTAAAAGGTGGAAGTTTAAGTTATGATTTTTACTTACCACAACATAATCTATTGATTGAATATCAAGGTGAACAACATGAACATCCCGTAGATTTTAGAAGTGAAGGCATTGAAGTAGCAGAAGAAAATTTTATTAAACAACAAGAACATGATAGAAGAAAAAAAGAATATGCACAAGATAATAATATAGATTTATTACCAATTTGGTATTGGGACTATGATAAGATTGATGAAATATTAAATAAAATACATAAAAATATAGAATATTTAGATACATATAACAAATTAAAAATAGTACAGAAACGTAATAGATAAAATAACTACATATATAATAATATAAAAAAGTATTGCAATACATAGAATGTTATGGTAAAGTATTATTATAGTTAATTTGATGAGAGAAAAGTTTGTTTGCATTTTATGGAATGAATTCTCTTATCAAATTTACAAATATAATAGAATAATATAAAATGTGCATTTCATTTGAATGTTATGCTTGATTTAAGACATTCTAAGGCATAATAAATTATTAGATATAACATTACAACTAAACTTATTAGATTCAATACAATGGATATATGAGAGATATTTAACTATTGTGGAAGATTTAATGGGTTATATTAATAATGTTAAAATAATATAAAATACATAAAGTAATATAAATTTGATTATAACTTTCTATTCTAATATGCAGAGGAAAGTTTATATAGATAAAAATTAAGTGAAATAAGGCTTAGATTAAATTCTAGGTCTTTTATTACGTCCAAAATTAATAAAGATAAGTTCAAAAGAGAAAAGAAAGGTCGTCTTGACAGACAGTCAAACTAAAAAGCTTATGAATTGCTAACTTTTAAAATTTAGTGTGAGAGGAGTATTAATATGAAAATAAATGAATTAAAATGTACTTTGAAAGATATTATAAACGACTATATTGTTTCACATGAAGAAGAATATAAAAATGGAGAGCTAAATGATTTATTAGATACAAAACTTAAAAATATTGTTAATATATATCCTAGTAAAATAACAAAAATAGGAGAGAGTCAAACACTTGAACAACATTTAAGAGGTTTATTTGAAGTGTTAAAATGGAAACAAAATATAATTTTCAATAGTGATAATATTTGCTATATATCTAATGAAGAAAGTCAAGAATTAGAAATCCATCATTTAATACCATTTGCAAGAATTGTAAAAGATACTTTAACGGAATTAAGGTTAAAACGTAAGAAATTTATAAATGAATTTTCAGAGCAAGAAATTAATAATATATCGTTCTTATTTTTAGAAAAACATAGGAATACAATAGGTATATTAATCAAAAAGAGTCTACATATCCAGTTTCATAAAATTTATGGAAGTTATACATATAATGAAACTGATTTCAATAACTTTGTAAAATATATAAACAAAGAAATACAATTAGATATACCTAAGATTCAAATAGAAAGAAGAAAGATGCTCTATGAATGTGATTATTACAGAGAGAACTCTGGATTAGCACATAACAGAATAGTAGATTTTGTTGATAAGGTTATAAAAAATAAAGAAGTGAGAAACATTTTAATTAATAATGGTAATTATGATTTAGAAAAAGGACTTAAAAAAAGTTATATAAAAGAATATTTAAATATTAAAACAAATACATTTAAAAAAGCGTTATCAAAACCATTGATGATTCAATATATATTAGACAATAAAATTGATTTATTGTCTAATAATAGATATTTAAAATTTTAAAATTAGAAGGAGTAATAATATGAGTAAAGTTTATTCTAGGGGATTTGTGTTTCTATATAATGAATTGCAAAAAGACTACTATTTAGATGAGGGTTGTCCAATGGTAGATTCTAACATACATCCAATAAGTAAAAAGCAATTTTGGGTGTTTAAATATGATGATGTACAAGTAGCTTTTGATAAATGGTGTAATAGAAAACATAGCAAATAATATAAAATTACATAATTTAGTATGAGTTAAGTCGTAAGAGAAATCTTATGGCTTTTGTTATGTGAAAAATTAGTGTGAAGGAGGAACAGTAATGAATATAAAAAGCTTAACAGTAGGAATGGTAATTAAGAATTATAAATTGATGTGTGAGGTATTGGAAATTAAAGTAACTTCTGGAGCGTCTAAGCAAGCACAAATAAAAGAAATGCAGAGGTATTTTAGATTCCATAAAGAAGGAAACAAATTTGTGATTGATGAGATATTTCCAACTAAAAAAGCTAGTGTGGATAAAAGACATGTTAATAAAGGTGGTTCTTATAATGTAACTGACTATACTAAAACTATAGAAAAATTAATACTTAATCTATTAGTACAAGATGGAAATAAAAGTGGTCTTGGATTTGGTAGAGTATTTCTAAGCAAAAATCAATTGTTAACAGAATTTAAAATGATAAATCAAAACTATGTATTTTGTAAAAGAAGAATGATGAAATTATCTAAATTTTTAAATATACAACAAGAAACTATTGATGAATGGTATAGTTGTTCAAATGATATGTTGGAGAGGAATTTAGAATATGCTTTAAAGAGTTTAGAAAATCAATGTCTTATAACATGGACTAAGGAAATAACTGTAGTAGAAATGATTCCAATGGCAGAGATAATAGAAGATGGTACTAGAATTATTAAACATACGACAATAGATAATTATGGTGATGAAATAGTTGATTATACATATTATGCTGATAAAACGGTAAAGTCTAATTATAGAGAAGGAACTGACAAAGAAAAAGTATTTATAGTCGCAACAGAATTAAAAATAATGTCTGAATTGAAATGTGATGGAAAACAAATGGTTATTAAAATGGGTATGTGGGATGTATTTAAAGAAAAAGTTGATGCTATTGTATTAAAAGAATTAAATATAGCTTTCTATTACAAATCATATAAAATTTTATTCGATGAAACAAATGTTGAAAATGTTGTTGATGATATGTATGAGGAATTTGAAATATCTAAAGATGACTTAATCAATAAAAAGAAATCTTTAAATGGTGATATAGTATGTAGATTAAATTATAATATTGAAAAAAGATATGGCAATGCTGTGGAAGAAATATCTACAATAATGGGGACTCCTAATGACACATTTAAACACAATAGATTGATAAGAAGGTCTAGTGAAAATTATATATCTGATAATAGTAAATTAACGAAGAGTCTTATTGAATTAGGATATAAAAATATAAAAGATAACGTCAAGAAAACAAAAATAACTATTGATAATTCTGAAGCAGACAAAATGATGGATGAATTATTTGGAAAATTAGATAATTAAAAGTTGCCTAATATTGAAGTCCCCTTTATATAAATTAATAATAGACATGTCAATATTAGACAACTTTTGACAATGACAAGTAAAACAAAAGTTCAAGAGATTCAGATTTAACATTTGACGATAGAGCTGTCAAAAGTAAAATCTCTTGTGCAAGGCTATTCGCCTTTTACAAGTTGATATTATGTTAAATTTTTTCTTTATGGTTAATCGATACAATAATATTTAATAATTGTTAGAGTATACAAATTTCCATTAATTGTATACTCTATAGAGTTAAATTAATAAAAGAGTAAAATAAAATAACATAGAAGGTGGTTAAAAATATGTATGGTTTAACAAGAGAAAAACTAGAGAATTTAGTAAAAGATGTTCAATTTGAATGTAAAAAATCAGAAAAATTAACTGAGGTTGAGAATTTTATTTCGGAATTATTAATAAAAAATAATTGTAATAATGTATTTTTATCACTTGATTCTACAACAGATTTAGTTTGTCAGGGTAATTGGTTTCCAATAGATAAAATAACAGATTTAAGATATGATATTATTAGAAAAATATTAAGAATAGATACAGATTTGGAGTTTTGTATTGTAGATTTAAAAGCAGACATTATGAAAAACGTTGATAAAGAAACTGAATATAAAGACTTTGATAAATTTATTGAGGAACACAAAGAGGAAAGTAAATTAGCATCAGAAATGCATCACAAACGAGCAATAACATTAAGAAAAAATAGGATTGAATAAATAAGAATATAAAGATATAAAATGGCATTGACAAATTAATCCTTTATGGTATAATTAAATTGTAGTAAAAATACTATAATATTATTAAAGGAGAATTAATATGAGACCTAAAATTATTAAACCAACTAGACCTGTCAGAATAAAAGGAACTAGAGCTAAATTAGATAAAGTTAATATTGAAAATATTAAAGGAATTAAAAGAAGGAGGGTGATAAAAATGGATAATATTTGTTCTAAATATGGTGAAGTAGGTAAGACTGCTGAATTATTAAATAGGGCTGTAAAAAGAAGTGGATTAACAATGAGTCAACTCTCAGATATTGAAGAGGAGGCTAGAAAAGAATATGCTAAAAGTCGTATTAGATAGTAATATAATTACAGGAGCATTTATAAGAAAAGAAAATGATTGTGTAAAACTAATGGATAAAGAATATACTGGACAATTTAATACTTTTGCTTCGAACGATACAATGGAAGAGATGTTATCAATTGCTAAAGCGTATTCTTTATCTAATGAATTAAATTTAAATAAAGTTGAAGTTGTAGAATTTTTTAAGAAAATAACTAGATTATATAGAAGAGCTAACCCAATAGAAACTACTAACAGGGTTTATATAATTAAAAGTGATGATACAGATAATATATTTTTAGAATGTGCAATGGAAAGCAATACAGATTATATAATAACTAAAAATTATAGACATTTTAAAGAAGCCATAGGCAAGATTAAGAATATTAATGACAGACAAATAACCATTTGCAGTCCTATAGAATTTATGAACATAATGGAAATTACAAGTAGAACAGCAGAAACTGGATTGTAATGTTGATAGAATAAGATGTCAAAATCAATACGACCCATAGCTGAAACTAACTACTGTTTATTATTATCTACTACACAAAGGTAATAGTAAACAAACAACGTTTCAGTTCTTGGTACTACAAATAGGCATTTCAAATAGGAGTGTCTATTATATTAATTAATAAGAATATAAAAATATAAAATAACTTGACATTGATTTTCTTTGTGGTATAATTAAATTGTAGTAAAATATAAATTTATTACAATTTATAAACATAAAAGGAGATTAATAATATTATGGAAAAAGAATTAATAAACAATGAACACCAATCACAGGTAGGATTTTCAGATGAATTCAGTTATGGTAATTATCCTATAAAGTATGAAATAACCAAAGACAATAAACTCAATTTATATGTAGAAGATTGTGCGATTGCATTGGGAGTGACACAGACCAAAAAGTTAAAAGAGGGAACAACCTCTACTACAATTAGATGGGAAGAAGTAAGTACCGATTTAATTGCAATTGATAGAATCCCAACGTCGTGGGATTTGAAAAAAATAGAAAAAGAGGATAAAAAACGAATAAGAAATGAAATAAAAGCAATGACTATAACCGAAACTCAATTATATTTATGGAGTTTTAGGGTAGATAGTGAACAAGGTAAAAAATTTAGAGATTGGTTAGCTATAACAGTTCTTCCCAATCTAAGAGAACATGGAATATATGTAACTGGAATGGAGAGTATGACTCCTGAAGAAATAAAAAGAGTTACTGATGAAAGAATAGAAATGTATGTATTGCGTAAATTTGGAATAGGAATTCGTAAGAGCTTAACTGATATAATAAAGAAAATTATAAAACCAGCTACTTATGAAGGATATATTTATGCCAAATATACTAATATAGTTTATAACATTTTATTAGGGATGGATTGTAAAGAATATAAGCAGTCTATAGGATTAGAGAAGAAAGATAGTTTAAGAGATGAATTTAGAGATTCTAAAAATGAAAAGGCTTTAAACCATATAGCAAAAGCAGAAGATTTTATGGGGAATTTAATAATGTCTGGAATAACAGATGAAATTATATTAAAGGACTTAATAACCAATTGGTATTCAAGAATAGCTTAATGTAATAATATAATTGTATTTATAAACTTTAATAAAAATTATAATAATATAAAAAATTAGAGTTTATAAATATTAATTTATAAAAGTCTCTTTCTCTGACAATATTATTTATGTTTTATATTTTGAGTTTTATATGTAATATGATAAAATAAATAAATAGGAATACATATTTTAAGTTTTATAGAAATATGAATATTATTATTGAGGAGAAGATTATTATGAGTGATAAAAGACAACAAAAAGCTTTGCTATCAGTTAGAGTTACTAATAAATTTAAAGAGGACTTAGAGAAAATAGCAGAAGATAAAGGAATGACCTTACCTGATTTTATTAGATATGTTTTAACAGATTATAAGGAAAACATAAAATAGAAATACTAAGTAAATGGAAGATATATGTAGTAACATTAATTATACAATAGGTAAATTGTTCTAAAGACATAATACAACGGTTAACAATAGTTGATTATAGTTAACATATCCTCTATAATATTAATTGTAAGGAAGATAATTCCTTAACAAGAAAATATATGGGGGTTAGAATTATGTTAAAAGGAATAATTATAAATGGGGAAGTTAGGATTGTTGAAATTGAAGAGAATGATAATGATAATAGAGTTGAATATAGGGATTGTGAGTTATGCAATTTTGATGAGTTATTGGATTATTGTTGTGAAGTTGGAGATGTTGTTGAAGAAAAATGGATATTAATTAAAGATGAGATTATTAAGATTGAGAATGAGGACATTATTAGAGTTGGGATAGGGAAATGAAATACATAAATTTGATTTAACTTTGACAAAAGTGTTCTAAGGGTCGCTCCTTTAGAATTAAGAGGATTAACCACCTCAACTTTTGTCGTTTACATAAAAATAAAATTAGTGGTTAGAGGTTAAAAAAATAATATAAAAAGGTGGTTGATTATTAATGTGTGAAAAATGTAAGGAATTAGAAAATGATATATTTTTAGAGGATTTACCTAGAAAAAATGGAAAATGTAATAAAATTAATTGGTTTAAATCATTAGGCTATAAAGTTAAATTTATATATGATAATATCAAAGGAGAAGTTGAAATCTTAGATTATGACGGAAAGTTTCTATATATAAAATATTTAGATAATAAGCCATTCAAAATATCAAGAGATGGATTTAGAAATTGTCAATTCGGGAAATTATTAGGATTAATTACTTGTGAATTTAAATTTGACATAGGCAGTATGTTTAAAGATGATAAAAGAGACTTAATTATTACAGATAAGCAATATGAAATAGATAAAAAAGGTCAAAATAATAAATGGTATAAATATAAATGTAATATATGTGGATATGAAGGATGGATTGTCGAGTTTGCATTAACTAGAGGTGATAGATGTTCTGTTTGTTCAAATCATAAGGCTATTTTAGGTATAAACACAATTTGGGATACAGATAGATGGATGGTAGATTTAGGAGTAAGTGAAGAAGACGCTAAAAAATATACTAAAAGTTGTGGAATAAGTATTAATGTTATTTGCCCCGATTGTGGTCGTATAAAAGATAAAATTACTATAGCTAAGATACACGATAGACATTCAATATCATGTTCTTGTGGAGATTCGACTAGCTATCCAGAGAAAATCATGTTTTCAGTATTAGAGCAATTAAATTTAGATTTTAAACCACAATTGACAAAATCTACATTTGAGTGGTGTGAAGAATATAGATATGATTTTTACATAACCTCTATAAATGGGATTTTAGAGGTAAATGGATTGCAACATTACGAAGAGTCTTTTGAAAGAATGGGTGGACGTGTAAAAATAGTAGCTGATGAGAAAGAAAATGATAAAATAAAAAAAGAGTTAGCTTTAAAAAATGGAGTAAAAGAAGATAATTATATAGTGATAGATTGTAGAAAATCAGAACTTGAATTTATTAAAGAGAGTGTATTAGATAGTAATTTATCTATAGTATTTAATTTAAACAAAGTTGATTGGTTAAAAGCTGAAGAGTTTGCATTGAAAAATTTAGTCAAACTGGCTTGTGAGATGAAACGTGATACCCCTAATATGACTACTGTAGACATAGGAGTAATCATGAAGCTTAGTAAAAGTACAATAACGAGATATCTAAAAAAAGGTTCATTACTTGGTTGGTGTAATTATGACGCGAAAGAAGAAATAAAAAAATGTGGCAATAGGATTGCAGGTAAGAATAAAAAGAATATAGAAATATTTAAAGATGGAATTTCGTTAGGAAGATTTGAAAGTTGTGCAGAATTAGAAAGGCAAAGTGAAGATTTATTCAGTGCAAAATTGGTAAGAAGCGAGATGTCATATGTGTGTAATGGTCTTAAATCTCAATACAAAGGATATACATTTAAATATGAAGAAGATAAAATAAATAATATTAGTTAAATATTTAACTTGTATAATATCATAAATTGTTTTAAACTATATAATAAGGTATGAGATTAATTATTTTTATTATATAGTCATTATAATTAGCCATACATATCGTAATAAATGGGAAAGGTGGTTAATTATATTGTATAATATTAATAGAAAAAAATTAATTATATTTTCTATTTCTGCAATATTGGTAATTTCAATTGGAGCAATGGTATATATAAAAGATAAGAAAGCTAAAGATGTTAAAAAATATGCTTTATTAGCTAGTGAAATTACTGAAAGAACAAAATTAATAAATGAATTGGAGTCTACAAAAGCTACTACAAACACTGATTTAGAATTGATAGATAAAACTACTGTATATGATAAAGAATCAGACACAATGTATATAGTTGGACATATAAAAAACAATACCAGTAAAGACTACACTACATTATATGTAAGTTTTGATTTAATTGATAACAATGGAATTAAAGTTGGTGATGCAATGGATAGTATAAATGGATTATCTCCTTATGGTACGTGGGAGTTTAAAGCCTCAAGTAGCGTTGCTTTTACACATTACAAAATTTCACAAATAAATGGATATTAAAACATAATTAAATAGAAAACATTTAAGCATTTAACTTTGTTAGGTGCTTTTTATTTTACAATAAATTATACATAGTAAATATATAATAATATAAAATATAGGAGGAATTATTAATATGACAAACAAAGTAATAAATTTCAGTGACTTAGGTAGAACAGAGGTAAGATGTATCATTTATACAGACGAGTTTGGAGTTGTAAAAGCAGAATATTCTCAAGAAGGAATAAAAAGACTACAGAACTCAATTGAAAATCCAATTATAGTTTACAATACAAATCCCGAAACTCAAATAAAATTACAAACAATTGTAGGCACAGCAGGGAATGGTGTTTATAAAGATAAAAAAAATATCGTAGTAACTGCAAAAGAATTAATACTTGATTATTTACCACTTTGTACAAATATTGTTTTGAATTTAGATGCTGAGATAGACAAAGAAAAAATACAAGAAATAATAAATGACCCAAATAAAGAATTTGAGATGGTTATTAATGAAGTTGGTAAAATTGTTTATGAATCAAGTAAAACTTATGCTGATAATATTACTGCATTTGCAAAATTATCAAAAGAAGAAAGAGAAAAAATACTCGAAGAATCACAATCTGAAATTGTAGAAACTGAGGAAGAAAAGGAATTAAGAGAACTAGAAGAAAAAACAAAACTACTAAAAGAGAAAATTAAAAATCAAATGAATGAAATTATAGAAGAAAATGTTGAAATAATAGAAGCCGAAGAAATAGTTAAAACAGAGGAATAATTATGGAAATAGATTTAGAATTCCAACGGATGATGGATTTATATTTAGAAAGTATAAAAGCTAGAGTAGAAGAAATTATGAAGGATGCTATACAGAGTGAAATATATGATAAATATTCACCTACGATTTATCAGAGGACGTTTACATTTTTGAATTCTGTGAAAGCACATATCAATCCTGAAGGCAATATATATTTATATGTAGATATCAACGAAGGGAGTCAGTACTATTCGGCAGTGGATGGTTCACCTCAATTTATGAATATAGGAAACTATTTAGAGGGAGGTCATAGGGATTCTACTGGTTATGGTGGAGAATATCACGATTACAAGCCTCGTCTATATCTTGAGAAAGCATCGGAGCTAATATCTAAAGAATTTCCAGAATTACAGATTATGATAGTAAAATAATATAAAATTTAAACAAAAGGAGTGATTCAATAATTCATTCCTTTATATTTATATTAGAAAGGAGTGCGAGGTAATATGGCAATACCCAGTCTGATAATTAGCAACAATTTTGTGCAAACAAAAGCACAGTTTAACGAATTAATAAATTATATGACAAATACATTAAGAGTACCTTTGACTCTAAAATTAAATATCGGAGAAATACAAAATCAATTAAGGCAAATTACTGCACAAACGGAACAATTTAAAGCTACTATGAGTTCTAGTATGGGTCTCAACACTGGTGGGTTTGATAAAGTAATGACGACTGTTAGAGAAATAGAAGGTGGAATGGGAAAGGTAGCGAGTACGGTCACCACTATTTCAAGTAATATGGGTCAAGTTATTACAACTACAACAAAACATGTATCGTTAATCGGAGAAGCATTAAGTATACAAAATCAAATAAGTCAAGCTGTTGTAAAAACTACAGATAATTATAAAACACAATTAGCTATAAAAGAAAAATCTATCGCAATGGGTGAATCAGGCTTAATTCAACGTGAAAACGTACTATTAGCAGAAGCTACTGCATTAATGACAAAGAAACTAAACTTAGAACAACAAATTAAAGTAGCAAAAGAAAGTGGAAATTTACCATTACAGAGAGCATTGATTTTAAGAGAACAGGAAGTTGCACTTCAATTACAATCTGCGAGAGCTAGTTTATCTAATTCTAGTGAGGCAACTAAATCTACTTTATTACAAAGAGAAGTTGAAATAAGGGCAAGTATTGTTCTTCAAAATGCTAAAATATTAGGTCAAGGACAATTAGAAGCTACTGAGATTAAACGAAGAATAGCATTATATCAGCAAGAAAAAGAATTACAAATGGCAGGAATGAATCAGAAATATGGTTCATCTATAAATACTGCAAATTTAGCACAAGCACAATTAGCTATAAGACAATTAGGAACATCTGGCATAACAAGTCTTAGTCAATTAAATGCAAAAGAACAACAAGTAAATATGAGTTTGAAAGAAATAGGAGCAAATGCTAGAGTTGCATCAAATGCTTTAAAACAAACAGGAGGTTTGAGTGGTGCATTTAATGGGTTAGTATCGAATATGAAAAGTATGGCAATTTGGAGTCTTACAGCAGGTGCTATATTTGGAACGGTTAATGCTATAAAAGAAGGTATTGGTTCAGCGTTAGAAATGGACAAAACCCTCTCAATTTTATCTATTACAATGAACGGTACAAAAAGTGATTTTCAAGCAATGGCTAAAGAAATACAAAGTACCGCTATAGCGACAGGTAGTTCAGTGGAAGCTGTATCAGATGCTAGTAAAATTTACGCAAATATGGGAGAAACTGCAAGTTCAATACTTGAAAAGACGCGTTCTGCAATTATGTTATCGAACGTCACAGGGCTTGATACATCACAAACAACAGATTCTGTGCATGCAATTTTAAACCAGTATAATGAAGTGGGAAAGACGGCTACGGTAACATCTGAGCATGTTGCAAATTCTCTAGTAGCAATAAGTAAAAATATGGCAATGGACTTCGGTAGTCTAAAATGTGCCGACTAGGGTAGAAATATTCCTATGAAGAAACAAACCAATATCGGTAGAAGCTAAATTATAAAAATAAATCCAATACCTCAATAAAAACTTTAATATGTCACCAACATAAAAGTATAGAATATAGTAATATAAATATAATATAAAAAAGGAAGCGAAATTAATGAAAAATAAGTATGGTCAAATCTATATGATAACTAATAAAATAGATGGGAAAGTCTACATAGGTAAAACCGTGGGTAGAGATGTTCTCAAAGATAGATATAATGGTAATTTACTATCAACGCATAATTTACATTTAAAAAATTCTATTTTAAAATATGAAATACAGAATTTTGAGATTAGCACATTATGTTGGGCAAACTCAAATGAGGAATTAGGAAATAAAGAAAAAGAATATATTTTAAAATATGATGCAATGAATGATAAAAAAGGATATAACATGCATGAGGGTGGACAAGGTGGAAGAATGAGTGCTGAAATTAATCTTATAATTGGAGAAAAATCAAAGGAGTTTTGGGATAGTCATTCTGAAAGAAAACTTGAACTTGCTAAAAGTATGGTTGGTGAAAATAATTTTCTTGTAAAGCTAGGTGGTCATAACGATGAAACAAAATTAAAAATGAGTAATTCGAGAAAACAACTATTAAAAGACCATAAAGACATTTTAGATAAGTCATTGGAAGCTTGTAACACACCTCAAGCTATTAGAAATAGAGTAATATCACAAAGCAAATTTTGGAATATTCAATATGATTTAGGTATGAATGAATTAAATAGATTTCATACGATGAAGGATATGTATAATTTTATGATTAAAAATAATATTGAGACAAATATAACTTATGGTGGATTTAAAAATAAGAGCAAACTGAATAAGGTGTTTGGTGAACACCAATATAAAGGATTTTATTGGAGAAAAATTGGGAAATGATTTTTATAACAAGCTAGTACCGAGATAAAGCACATTATAATAGATGTGGCTCATCGTAACGCATAGAAGTTGAAACTGTGTTTTAATGCAGAACAAAATACTTCCACGAGTGGTTTGCACCTAAACAAGTAAAGTTGAAGGTGAAAATGTATGCTAGACTGGGTAGTATTGACCTACCGATTAAAATGAGGGAAACCTCCAGAGCAGTAGATAAAAAGCTACTGGGTAATTACGTACGGCAGGTATAGAAGAAATAACTAAGGGAATTCAGGTAGTGGGAACAGTTTCGTCCCAAACAGCAAAACTTACCTCAGATGAAACAGAAGCAATGATTGGAGTAACAAAAATAATTTAATAATTATAGCTCCCTTTGTCAAGTAATTGGCATAGCAAATAACACATATATGCAGGTAACTCCTAAAGCCTTACACTAAAACGGAATAGCGAATAGCTATATATGGAATGGTACGAAAGTAGAAAAAACGTAAGGATGATTAAATGGTTAAATCCTAATTAATCGTAAACAATGGATGTTCATGCAGGGAATTAGCGAATAGCTTTGCCCTCAACGACTATCTCGAAAGAGAGTAAAACCGTAAGCGATTGACGGAGGAAAAGTGTTACTCCTTATTTAATAAGGATGGTGAAATAGTCTCGACTCTATATGAGAGTATAGGAAGTTTATTATATTAAATTAATATAAAAGAACTGCTTGGATTTAGCAAATTTAGGTGAAGATTACGCAATTGTAGAAAAAACTCGATTAGGTGGAGAAACTGTCGGAAATGGTCTAAAAACCATAATGGCAAGAATCTACCAATCAAAAAGTATAGACCCAGATGTTTCTGATGAAGATATGTCTAAAATGTCAGCGATGCTTAGTAAATTAGGAATACAAGTTCGTGACACTACTGGTGCTTATAGACCTCTAAATGATATTTTGCAGGAAATAAGAACTAAACAAGAAGGACTTACTGATTCCCAGAAAATGGCAATTAATACACAGGCATCTGGAATTCGCCAAGCTAATATTTTTGCGAATGCTCTTAGTACTGTAGAAAAAGCACAGACTCTAAGTAACGAGGCAACCAATTCAAACGGGGAACTACAAAATGCGAATAATAAGTACTTAGATACGGCTCAAGCAAAATGGAAAATATTGGGTTCTACTATGACGGCAATGTGGCAGAATTCAGTATCTTCAGATGGAATTAAAGGAATGATTGATGGATTAACAGGAATTGTAAAAGTTTTTGGTAATTTAAAAACTATAGCAATGGCAGTTGTAACAACATTGTTACTTTTTAAAGGAGTGGGAATTCTTAGTTTTTTTACAGCACTTCCTGCAAAAATAATTGGAAGTATTACATCATTAACATTATATAGAAATATTTCTGCCACCGTACAAATGCAACAAGCAGGAATGATAACAACAAATCAAGCATTATCGTTCTCATTTAAAGCATTAGGTGTTTCAATAAAAACAGCTTTTCTCTCTAATCCGCTAGGTTGGATAGCATTAGGAATTACTGCTATAGCTAGTGCCTTTTCCTTTGCTAGTTCTCAAGCTAAAAAACTTCAAGAGAATAACGCAGAACTACTTACAACCTCTAAAGAAGCAACTAATGCCAATAATGAAAATTTAAAATACTTTCAAGAAGAGGGAAATTCATATGACACATTAAAAGACAAAGTAACATTAACCACTGCAGAAAAACAAAAACTTCAAGAAATTCAGACCAAAATAGGAGAACAATTTCCTCAATTAATAAAGGGATATGATGCTGAAGGAAAAGTTATTATTGATAAAACTAAAAACGTAAAAGATTTAGTTGAAGCTTTAAAAGAACAAAACACACAACAACAAAATATATTATTAGCAAATGGGGGAGATGCTTTAAAAGGGTCTCAAAAAACAATCTCTAATAATAACGCTTCGAAAGTTGAAAATAATACAGAATTAAAAAAACTAGAAACAGGAAATTATACTACTGGTCATAATGACGCACCTATATATGAATCAGAGAATATAACTGCCTATACTAAAAAAGTAGCAGACTTAACAAAACAACAAAAAGATGGGAAAAATGTAACAGATGAATTAGCAAAAGCAACGGCAACATTAAAAGACTTAGAATATAAACGTTCTGATATATTAAACGCTAATTCAGTATTAGAATCAAAAAATAAAGATGAAATGGCTAAAATAACTCCATATATTAGTGCTGTTATTAGTCAGTATGAAGGATTAAATGATGTTCAAAAGAAATTTGTTGAAAATAGTGTTGAATTAACTCCATCGGATTTAATGAAGTTTGGAGAAGGAGATTTTAGTGGATTAAGAACAGCAGTTAATGAACAAATTAAAAAACTTTCTAACTCTAAAGAAGTTGTAGACCTTGATAATTTAATTAAAATAGAAAACCCAAATCCTGCACAAATAAAGGAATATTTTGATTTAATATTTTCATTGGCGAAAAAAACTGGTAAAAATCCCATAGATTTATCAAAATTAATGCCACTACAAGGTGATTCAACAGAAATAGAAAAACAATTAAAAATTTATCTTGATGAAGTTAATTCTAAAATGAAAAAAGAAAAAGACAGTAATAAAATAAAAGCGTTAAAAACACAAGCAGATACAATAAATAATATGATTATTGCAGTACATGTTGAAGCAACAGAGGTTGATGATGCACAAGTTAAATTGGATAAACTAGCAACTGCTATAAAAGCTTTAACAACAACTTTTGACACATCTATGGATTCAATATCTTCTTATAATAAACTTATTTCACAATTCGATGAAGATGGTAGTTTTTCTGCTGAATCTATAAAGGAAATAATTGACAGTCATCAAGAATTAGCTGGGTATTTAGGCGATGAACCACTTCTCTATAATAAAATAAGTGAAGCAATGAATGCTTCGAAAAATACCGCAAATAAAGCTTATGCAGAAATGATGGCTTCTAATGAAGCTTACTATACCTCAAATATTAAAGGAACAGACATAATTAAAAAAGCATTAGGCTCTTATTATGATGAATTATCAGTAGACCAAAAAAATGATTTAGAAAATTCTAAAACACTGGCAGAAAGTAAATTAATTGTTGAAAAATCACTCATTTCAAGATTAGCCTCAGCTTGGGATGCTTATAATAAAGCTGTTAGTGATGTCCTAAGTAAACATACTGAGTTAGCAACAAGGGCAGAGGGAAATGAAGCAGGAGATGAGCACACTGATGCTCTTTTAAGTCGGCTAGTTGGAAACAATAAAGCAGTGCAAGATGCCTACACTTCGGCACAAAGTATACAGTCTCAAATTGATAAAATCGATACTTCTTTTAGCAATATTACTGCCAACATAAAAGCTCCAAACATTGATTCTTATGGTGCCTCTGTGGAAAAAGCAACTGATTCAACTAATAAGCTTACTGAGGCAGATAAAGCTTTAACTCAAGCCAATAAAGATTTAGCACAAGCTACAAAACAATCAAAAAACGCAACAGATGATTATGATAATGCTATGAAATCTTTATCTGTACAAATGAAATTACTTGATTCGAGTCAATCTAAACTTGAGGAACATTCTAAAGCTTACCGAGATGGAATTGAAAAGAAAATAACATTGTTAAAACAAGAATTAGATATAACTAAAAAATCTATGGTTGTGAATCAAGCTAATGCCAAAATATTACAATCACTTGAAGGTACTGCAAATATAGCTAGTGCTAATTCTGTATCTTCTAAAGCAGGACAAGACGTAGTAGCCGAAGCAAAGAAATATCTTGGAACTCCTTACGTATGGGGAGGTTCTAATACAAATGGTTTTGATTGTAGTGGGTTGGTACAATATGTATATAAACAACTTGGAGTAGATATAGGAAGAACAACATATGACCAAGTTAAACAAGGTACATCGGTAGCTAAAAAGGATTTACAAGCAGGTGATATTGTATTTTTTGGAGACGCATCAAGCCCTCATCATGAAGGAATGTATATTGGTGATGGTAAGTTTATTCAAGCACCAAAAACAGGTGATGTTGTTAAAATATCACAATTAAATAGCAGAAGTGATTATGCAGGAGCTAGACGTATTTTAAGTGGTGGCTCTTCGGCAAGCAAATCTTCTACATCATCAAGTTCTTCAAGTAGTGGTTCATATGCAGGAGGATATGCAAATGGTAAATATAAAGATTGGATAAATCAAGCAGGAGCAAAATATGGAATTGACCCAAATATAATTGCAGGAATTATTCAAACCGAATCAAGTTTTGACCCTACTCAGAAAAATGCAAGTGGACATGTTGGATTAGGACAATTTTCAGCTTCTACTGCTAAAGAAGTTGGGTTAACAAATAGAACAGATGCTCAATCCTCTATAAATGCAATAGCTAAATATTTAAAAACAAGAATTGGATGGGCAGGTGGAGATGTCAATAAAGGCATCATGGGCTAATTCTCAAATTGGCGTTTTAAATAGAAATATTTATTATTATTAGTGAGGAAAATCGGTGAAGAGTGAGAATCTTAATACCGAGAGGGGTTGTATCACAATTCCTTGTAGAGCGTAGAAGGTGAGCGTTATGAAAGCAATAATCCTTCCAAGAGTCTTCGCCACATTAGCAAGTAAAGTTGAATGTGAAAATGTACGCCGAACTGTGCTCGAATTAACGAGTTGTAATGGAGTAAAATGAACTCCCAGAACATAGGGATAAAAAACCTTATGGATAACACAATTGATGGAGAAGGAACAACTGCTTACTTAAATAGAGTATTAGGTAATACACCTAAAGGTGGAAGTAGTTCGTCAGGTATTTCAAGTAGTGCAGATACTTCTGTAACAGATGGAGGTTCTGATAATCTTTTATCTACAATAGACAGTCAAAGAAATGCAATAATTGAGTTAGAAGACCAAATTATAGAGCAAATGTTTGTTAAAGTTAAAAATGTCTTATCAGAATATGATGACAGAGTTACAGATATAACTAAGAAAAATAGTACTCTAAAAAATGAATCAGATGATACTTTAGATGGAAATAGACGAGTAGAAATATCTAAAGAAATTGATAAAAATCTAACACAAGAATTATCATTAACTAAAGAAAAAGAAGCATATATAAAACGTGAAATAGCAAGTAGAAAATATACGGTAGGACAAGTTGCTGAGTTAAACTCACAGTTGTTGGAAGTTTTAGATTCTGAATCATCTATTAGTTTAGAAATTCAACAACAATATAATGATAAAATTACTATTATTCAATCTGCGGAAAGTAAAATTACTGAAATAATTAATAAACAAGTTGAAAAACGTAAGAAAATAATCTCCGACCAATATGATGCTGAGAAAAAAGCTATTACAGATACTCAAGCTTTATATTCAAAGCAAAATACTACAGATGATTATAATAAAAATTTAACTACAGAACAAAAATCTTTATCAGATATTAACGCTTCAATTACTTCTGCAAGTAGAGATACTTCAAGTAGTGGATTAGCAAGAGTTGCACAATTAAAACTAGATTTAAAAACTCAACAAGATAAAATTGATGCAATGGTTTTAGATAGAGGAAGAGCTTTAAATAATGATAAATATGATACAGAATTAACTAAATTAGATGACCAAAATACTGCGACATTAAAGAAAATGGATGAAACTTATTCTGAAGAGAATATAAATAAAATGGCGAGTGCAAGTGTTGCAAGTGGAGTGTTGACAGATATCAATGATAAGGTTGTTTCATTAAATTCAGCTTATATTGCATTTGAAAATGAATTTGGTGAAGGAATGTCTGCTATGGGAGATAGTATAAAAGCCAATCTAATAGCAACATTAACGCAAGCAAGTGGATTAATGAAATCTATGGGAATTGATAGTTCAACTGTGAGTGCTAAAAAATTAGTGGACGGAAGTCACGAATCAGGGTTAAAAAATGTCCCAAAAAATGGGTATATAGCAGAATTACATAAAGACGAAGGAGTATTAACGAAAGAAGAAAATACAGAATATAAGAAATTAAAGGCAATGGGAATATTAAATAATTTAGGACAAATTGCTAAAGGTAAATTTAATAATCTTTTGACTAATTTTAATATACCTAAATCGAATAATGTTGATATGAGCAATGTAAAATCTCAAGGTTCAACATCACCTGTTATTAATTTTAATAAAGCATTTATGGAAATAGGAAGTGTAAGTAATGACATAGATATGGAAAAATGGGCTATTAAAGCAAGAGATATGGCAACTAGTGCAATCTATGATGCAATAAAAGCATAAACATTAATAACTAAATCACATCCATTTAGAGGAGGAGATAAAATCCCTTCTCTTTTCTTATGTAAATAATGAACTAAAATATAGATAAATAAGAATATAAAATATAATACAAAAGGAGGTTATAATATGAGTTTTTCGGGATTAAATTTTAAATGGAATAATATAGAAAATACAGAATTAGACATTGTACTTGTTAGAACTTCTACTGGAACAATTACACAATCATTATCCTCGCCTAAAACATTTGCAACAGAACATGTAAAATTTGGAGACACATATTTTTATGGTTCTGACCAAAGTACATATAATTTAAACTTCTCAGTGATGAAATCGAATATGGACGAAGAGCCGTTTACCAATGAAGAGAGGATGGATTTGATGAGATATTTTTGTCCTGACAATAATTTCCATCCGTTTATTTCAGAAGATTTTGACGAAGAATCAGGTCAACAAATTGAGTTCTGGGTGCAATTTAACAAGGCACAATTTACAAGTTTTAGAAAGAATGTAGGTGTGTATGAGCTTGAGGCTACCTCAAATGCACCTTATCCATTCTCAGAATTAATGACTTCTTCATTTATTTCAAAACAAGATGACAATATAATGCAAATTTCTAATAATTGTAATACTCAACCTTTTTATACTCCTACTTGTCTTAATATATCACTTTTAAACGATGCAACTAGTTTCTCATTAAGAAATTTAAATACAGGTAAATTACTTGAGTTTAAGGATTTAGATAAACTTGAGAAAATATCAATTAACTCAAGACAAGAAATTATAAGTAATACAGGTAAAATAAGAATAGATAATTTTAATTTCGGATTTGGAGCACTTGACCTAGCTTTTGGAATAAATGACCTTGAAATCTCCGTTGATTGTGAGATAGAATTTCAAATGCAATATCCAATACAAATATAATAATATAAATGCAATATAGATGGTAATTGATTGGAGTAATTAGCTGTGAAGAATAGTGATTACTCCATATTTACGTGGATAGGGAGAGCTACCCGATAAGTATACATTCCTAAGTATACTTCCACTGTTTTAAATTAGGAAATTTAGATTCATTAGGAGGAGTTTAATTAATGGGATTAATAACAGAAAAGGTAATTATGAAATGGAATGGAAGAACTGCTAAATATTATAAAGAAAAGGGATATATTTTTACGAAGTGGTATGATGAATTTGAAATTAAAGTAAAAGATTTAAGTAATGGGAGTAATCTTTCAGTGGACATAGAATGTGATTGTTGCAATAAAATATTAAAAAATGTTCAATGGTATAAATATATAAATAGCATTAAAAATGACGGAAAATATTACTGTCAAAAGTGTTCAATGAAATTATATTCAACAAAAAACATGGTAAAAACTAAATTATTAAGAGGTAAGTCTTTAGAACAATGGTGTATTGAAAACAAAAGAGAAGATATCTTAACTCGTTGGGATTATGAATTAAATGAATGTTCACCAAGTGATATATGTTATAGTGCAAATGGTAAAGATAAAAAAGGTTATTGGTTTAAATGTGAAAGAAATATTCATCCAAGTGAATTAAAAATTATTCACATTTATAATACCAAAGACTCAGTTATAAGCAAGTGTAGTAAATGCAACTCATTTGCACAATGGGGAATTGATAATATTTGTTCTGATTTTTTAGAAAAGTATTGGTCTAATAAAAACATATTAAATCCTTGGGAAATTGGACATTCATCTAATAAAAAGATATATATAATATGTCAAGAAAAAGAATATCATGAAGATTACCCAGCAACATCTGGAAGTTTTATAAGAAAAGTTAGATGTTCAAATTTTCATGGAAAAGTACATCTATTGGATAGTTTAGGAACATTATTTCCTGAATCTTTAAAATATTGGTCTAATAAAAATATAAAAACTCCATTTGAATATACACCCAAAACAAAACAGAAAGTTTGGTGGAAATGCCCTGATGGGAAACATAAAGACTTTTATAGAGGTATAGGTGATTCTAACGCATGCGATTTTAGATGCGTAGATTGCACAAGAGAAAGAGATGAATCCATGTTGCAAGAAAAAACTAGATTGTATTTAAATGAGTTGGGATATCAAGTGCTACATGAAAATAAGTGTACTCTAAACCCTAAAAATATAGTTGTACCTCCAAATAATAGAAGAACTAAAAAGTTAAGATATGATAATGAAATAATAGTAAAAGGGGTTCATTTTTTGATAGAAGTAAATGGTGGGCAACATTATATAATAAATACGTGGCATGAGCATATCGCCAAAAAATATAATACCACACCACAACAAGAATTAGATTATCAGATAGCAAAAGATAAATATAAAAAAGAATATTCAATTTCTAATGGGTATGAATACTTAGCAATACCTTATTGGGAATTTGATAAAAACGACATATATAAATCAAGTATTTATAATAAAATACAAGAAATTTTAAATAAATCAATATGTAATAATATAAAATAAATATCAAGAAAGGAGAGAAAATAAATGAGTTCATTATTTGATAATTTAAATTTAGATAATAAAAAATATAAATACACTCTGACTCAAACGTTAAAGAATAAATTTCCAATTAATATTTTAAGTACTGCTTTTAATAGGACATTAGATTCAAGTATTTCTGAGACAGATGTTCTTAAATTTAGTATCCCACTTTATATTGAAGATATTTATACACATGAAAAAATAGAAAATCCTCAATATTCATCGATTTTAACAGAGAACTTAATATTATTAAAAATAGGAGAACCTACAAATCCATTATCTCAATCATATTACATAATAAAGAATCTTAGTGAAAGCACAGACACTCTCAGTTTAGATGTTGAATGTAAAGATAGAAGTTTTTCTTTAGATAGTGATAATATTACTATCTCAGGTTCGGGGATTGAAAGAGAATTAATTACAACTGTAGATATTAATAATGTTGTTATCACAGATATTGACAAACTTGGAGTGTTGAATTTAATAGAAGCTCAGACTACGTGGAAAGTTGGATATATTGACCCAACTTGTCTTATAGATGTATTAGATACCGATTCTTCAGTACCTCGTGTAAGGTGGATTGATGCAATTTCAAAGCCGATACTTCAATTCTTAAATGATGACATTGCTACTGCTTATAATTTAATAATAAATTATGACAGTTTTAATAAATTGATAAATATATACAACAAGGATTCATATGGTCAGAACACAGGAATAATATTATCTGAACAAAATTACATGAAAAGCTTAGTTAAGTCTACAAAAGGTGACGCAGTTTATACTAGACTTAATGTTAGTGGAAAAGATATTCTTATTTCTGATTTAACTTTAGATGGTACTAATTATGTTACAAATTATGATTACTATAAAAAATCAGGACAAATGAGTGCTGAATTAATTTTAGCTTTAGAATATTTCGATGAATTATTAGCAGTAAAAGACGTTGAATTTAAATTATTAAAAAAGAAATTAGATGAACTAAATGCAACAATTGTTATTAAAACAAGTGAATTAGGATTATTAACAGAAGGACAAAAAGTATTAGATGGGATTCAAGCAAGTTATGCAATCAATAAAGATGCTTTAAATTTACCTAATGCAACTAAAAATTGTTCTGATAATATAACTGCCGTAGCGGATAAAAATGGAGAAATTGCTTTATTAAATACACAAGTTATCTCTATTAATTTACAAATAACTCAAATAAGTATTGATATAAATAAAAAAACTGCATGTATTGTTAATTCTAAAATATTAATTTTTACAGATAATCTGATAGAAGAGTTAGAAGATTGGACATTAACACAAGATTGGAGTTCAGATGTTTACACAACTCCTGAATTATTAAAGAAAGCAAGTGAAGAAGCTTTAGCAAAGAATAATATCCCAATAATTGAATTTCAAATTTCTATGATAGATTTATTTGCACTTATGGAAGCACAACATATATGGGGAAAAATAAAATTGGGAGATTTAGTAAGAATATATTCACCTAAATTAAAAGTGAATATAGATTTAAGAATAGTGAGTTATTCTTATAATATTGATACGAACGCTTTAAATATCGTATTTAGCAATAAAGATAATAAACTAGATAAAACGGTTGGGATTGGAAGTAAAATAACACAAGCTGTTAATGCAAGTAAATATGTTAATGCTAAAAAAATAGAATGGAATACAATAAAAGATACTAAAAATTCAGTTGATACTTTTTTAAATAGTAATTTTGATGTAGCCTTACAACAAATACAAGCCTTATCATCTAGAAATAAAATATCAATGACTGAGAATGGAATTATAATTTCTGATGCAGTAAACCCTGATGATTTGTTGTACTTGACTGCGGGTCAAATAATTGTTTCTGACGACAATCTTAAAACTGCTAAGGTCGCAATTAATTCAAGTGGAATAAATTCTGAAGTAATAACAGGACGGCTTTTAATTTCTAAAGAATTATATGTAGAGAATACAGCAGGCAATTTAAGTTTTACAGAAAATGGGTTTGAGTTAAAAGACGATAAATATAAATTATTACTCTCAGGAAAAGGAATAATTTCACATGATAATTTTGGTTTCCCCGAGCAGGTCGATAAAGACCATCCCTATGTGATTAATTTTAACGTTAATGAAAATGTAAATGTTATAAGCGAAGTATTGTTGAAATTAACCGTAGAGCCATATAGGGCTACTGAATCATCTGTACTTGTAGGAGATTCAGGAGGTACTGGAGTTATTACAGGAGGAGCAACAAGCACTTCATTAGCAGGAGGACATAAGACTAAATTGTTTTCATATGATTCTGATGTTACAAGTGGTGGAGATACTCCATATACCACTTACTTACAATACATGGCAAAGAGTTCAAATAATGGTAATATTCCGTTTGTATTTAAAACAACTAGTGGGAGCAGTGCTAATCAAGATATATATGCCGAAGAAACTCCAAATCATGTTCATAATATTGCTTCGTCTACTTACACAACAAGTGCAAGACAATTAGATGGTAGTTTAGTTTATGGAATATGGGAGAAACCAATAACTCTAGAATCTATGCCAATAACAATTGATGGAGTAGTTCGAGCAACGGCTACGCCTAGTGTTCAGCAGATTGTCGATATTACACAATTTATTGTTACAAAAGGATGGCACTGTATTTCTGTAGGTGCTTCCTCATTAAATAGATATAGTATTTCAATATCAATGAAATCTTATATCGGTGCTTAATTATAATAATATAAAATTAATACGATTTAATTTTAGAGAATACCATAAGAGACTAATTAACTCTTATAAAAATAGTTTATCAATCCACTGTTGGTATTCTCTGTTTATATATATAAAATACATGGATTGAAGAATTAAAATAATATAAATGAAGGGATTGATTATGAAGTGTTACTAAATGAAATAACAATAATAAAATGGAATGTAAGAACGAAAAAACATTATGAAGAAAAAGGTTATATATTCACTAAATTTGGTGATGAATTTGAAATTAAAACAGAAGATTTGACACATGGAAGCCATGAAAGAGTCAATGTAAAATGTGATTGTGAAGACTGTAAAAATCCTTATTTGAAACCCATAGTATGGAAAAATTATATAAGATATGTAAAAGAGGATGGAAAATATTATTGTGCTAAATGTTCGCACAAATTATTTAGTGCTGAAAAACTAAGAAAAATATTATTAGATAAAGGGACATCATTTGAGAAGTGGTGCTTAAATAATAATAAACAAGATGTTTTTGATAGATGGGATTATGAATTGAATGGCAAAAATCCTGATGATATAAATTGTAATACACCTACAACTTATTGGTTTAAATGCCCAAAAGGGTTACACAAAAGTGAATTAAAACATATTAATTATTACACACAAGGACATGAGGGAAGTATGTATTGTAATGCTTGTAATAGTTTTGAATGTTGGTGTATAACACATAAAAGAGAGGATATTCTAATTCGTTGGGACTACGAAAAGAACAATTGTTTACCCATTGAAATATCTTATGGTACAATGAAAAAATATTATTTTAAATGTCCAATTCATATTCATAGTAGTGAATTGAAAAATATTAATAATTTTACTAATGGAAGTGAAGGAAGTATAAGATGTAATCAATGTAATTCATTTGAACAATGGTGTATAGATAATGATAGACAAGATATTTTAAATAGATGGGATTATGAGTTAAATGATTGTAATCCAATTGAAATACCTTATGGTACAGAAATGAAAAAGTATTTTAAATGTCCACAAGGAATACATAGAAGTGAGTTAAAAGTTATAAATCACTTTACTATATCGCATCAAGAAGGAAGTATGAGGTGTAATCAATGCAATAGTTTTGCTCAATATCTTATTAATATGTATGGAGACTATGCTTTAGAATTATATTGGGATTATAAGAAAAATAATGAATTGAAACTCAATCCTTGGGAAATAGACAGATGTTCGGGGAAAGAAATAAATATTTACTGTCAAGAACAAAATTATCACAAAAGTTACAAAACTAGTTGTGATAATTTTGTTGAAGGTAAAAGATGTCCTCTTTGTTGTAATCATCATGGTAACGTTCATATCGAGGATTCACTAGGAACATTATTCCCACAAGTATTAGAAATTTGGAGTGATAAAAATATAAAATCACCTTTTGAATGTACTCCATATGGGCATGATGAGATTTGGTGGAAATGTCCTGATGGAAAACATATAGATTATTTAAGAATTGTAAAAGATTCAAATACTTACGAATTTAGATGTCCAGAATGCGGATTTTATAAAGGTGAAAAGAAGATAGAAGAATGGTTATTGAAAAACTGTTTTAAAAATATAAACGAATATGATTGTGGAAGAATAGATGAAAAGAATAAATATTATAAACCTCAGAAAAAATTTGATGGTTTATTAGGTTTAAAAAATGGTCAATTGTCCTATGATTTTTACTTACCTAATCATAACCTTTTAATAGAATATCAAGGAGAACAACATGAAAAACCTATTGCATTTTTTGGAGGAGAAGAACAATTTATTAAACAGGTTGAACACGATAAACGTAAAAAACAATACGCAAAAGATAACAATATAAAATTATTGCCAATTTGGTACTATGATTATGATAATATAGAAATTATCATTGATAATTATTTAAAGGAGGTTAATAAAAATGGCATTTGAATTAGAAGTACAAACTAAATACGGAGTTAATGCTAATTACTGGAAAATATCAAAAGTTGAAAAAGATTATTTTAGTTCTTCGGCTTTTGTAATTATCTATGGCTTTAAAGACCAATTTACTCGTGAGCAAATGAAAGATTGTCTAGAGAAAAGATATATAAATGTGTATCCAAATAATTTTGACCCAGTATTTGGTATGGAACAATTAAGTCAAACAGGTATGAATGATTTAAAATCACTTTATATTTATATTAAAGAAAACGAACCTGAGTTTAAAGATGCCATTATTGTTGATGAAGAACCTTTAGTAGTTACTCTACCAACGATAGAAGAACCTATCACAGATGTGCCAATAGAAGAAACTCCAATAGATAACACTACAATAGAAGTTCCAATAACAGAAATACCAACCACCAATACCACTGTAATTCCCGATTCCACAACAAACGAAACTCCAACTTCATAAAACATATATAACCAACGATGATATCAAATTAAATATAAAAAATAATATAAAAAGGAGTGATATAATAAATGTCAACTCAAAAACCATATTCATTTTCAATTGACTTATATCAACCAAGTCCAATTCCTAAGATGGAATTTTATCAAACAGATAGAAATAATTGTGTAATGAATATCATATTAAAAAAACAACAAAAGGGATTAGATATGACAGGATTAACTCCTTATTGTGCAATTTTAAAACCTGACAACACTTTATCAATTTATTCCAATGATGTATTTGTAACAGATTTAGAGGATGGACAAATTCAAGTAACATTATCAATGCAATCTTTAGGTTCTGTAGGATTATGTCATGCACAAATATTTCTAACATCTGGAGCAAATACAAAAATAACATTGCCTGAATTTACATTTAGAGTTAGAAAATCATATGAAGAAGATGGATTATTTGAACAAACAAATGAATTCCCTATTATGAGTTCTGTTGCAAATATCATAGCAAACTTTCAAGAAAAAGGTGATTATGATAATACAGTAAAATATGAAGTATATAATATGGTAAGATATGGTATTGGAAATTACATAAATACAAATTCTTGCACAGGAATTATTCCTACAAATATTACTAATTGGAAACTTGTTAGTAGGGATGGTAAAAATGGATTTTCTGCTATGCAAACAAGCACGTTTACTGCAATAGCAAATGGAACTTCACATATTATAACAGGATTTGTAAATTATGATGATACACATGATAATATTCAAGTTATAGATTCCTACACGGGAGGAGAATTAATTGAAGGAATAAATTATACTTGTAATACAGATGGGGCTAGTATTGATTTAATAGGATGGACTGTTGATATAGGATATTCATTTGGATTTACATTATATTCAAATTTAAATGGTGCAACATTACAATCTGATATAGATAATGCTATTGCTCAAAAAGCTTTGCTTGAAGCAAGTATCATAGAAGCTAAAAAAAGTACGTTTGCAGATGAGATTGCTAATGGAAGACAAGGGAAAACTAGTATATTAGAAAATTTTCAAGAAAAGGATGTAAAAATAGCAAATTTAATAGCAGAAGTTGTAGCAAGTAGACAAGGCTCTGCAAGTTTATTAGCTAATTTGCAAGGTAATGATGCAGTAATGGCACAAGCTATTGCAACTAATTTTACCACTACTACTAATTTAAATAAAATTAATACAGATAAAATAAACATCATAGGAGACCCAACTTTAGTAGATAATTATACACCTAAATCTATGACTGTAAGGATAGAAGATAGCGATAGTGGACTAAAATATGTCGGTGCATTTGTAGCAGTTACATCCCCTATATATCCTTATTTGACATCACATGTATCTACAAGCGTAAATGACGTTGTAAATTTCACTTTTACTGGTTCTGCAATTAAATTATATGATATAACAACTCCTAATAGTGGAATTATAGAAATATTTATTGATGGGATTAGCAAAGGTAAAATAGATAGATATTCTACTGCTATTACAACAGGACAAAAAGCTTATGAGGTTGCTAATTTAGTTTATGGAGAACATTTATTTAAAATAGTAAATACAGAAACTAAAAATGTAAATTCTACTGGATATGCTTTTGCCTTAGATTATTTAGAAATAATTACAAATTCTTCAATCCTTAGAGACGTTTCATTAGAGGTAACAAATAGTGTAAAACAAGGTGATATATATCTTAACGTTAAAGATTTTGGTGCTAAAGGGGATGGAGTGACAGATGATACACTTGCCATTCAAGATTGTATAAATCATGCAACTAATACAAGCACAATATTTTTTCCATCAACAGGACTACATTTTTATAATGTTTCTAGTTTAACAATTCCAACAACAACATCTGATTTAAGATTATTAGGTTCAGGAATGGTTCATAGTTGGATTAAATTTACATCAAACGTTGCAGTATCTATATTAACAAATGGTTGTCATTTTAGTAATATGAGATTGACAGGAACTGGATTCTCTACAAGTGGTAGTACTATATTTAAAGACAATAGAACATTAAATACAGCAGATTTTGATTTTAGTATGGATAATTGTTATATATCAGATGCAGAGACTGTAGTAGATGTAAAAGGTAGAGGTGTTAGTATTGATTCAAGTTTCTTTTATAATATTCGTTATCAAATAATAAAAGCTGATTTCCCAGCAGTATCAGTATTTGTTGCAGGAGCAGAAACTACTCAAAAATTTGCAACAGGTTTTAGAGGTTTCGTATTTAGAAATAGTGGAGTACATTATTCTCCATGTTCAATTATAACTAATCTTGGAGCAAACGCTAAAAACATGGTTGGTATTTTAATAACAGGGAATAAATTAGAGGGTTCTGTTTCATATTTCGAAGGTTATGCTAGAAACATGACTATATCAAATAATATTCATTACCACGTTGGTAATACTAGAGAAGCATTAATAATGTTACATGGATGTGATAATGTGAATATTGATGTTAATGTAAGTGGAATGAAAGTTGAAGTTGATGGTGTTAATTCTTATTGCAATAAACTTGTACATTGTAGTGGTTTTTACAACAATCTTACAATCAAGGCAAATATACAAGACACTTGGAAAGATGTATTTTGTTTTACTGCTGGAGGTAATAACTTAGATATACAAGTAAATGCTGGTAGGATATGTCAGAACAGAGATGCAGACTATAATTTAGTTAGACTCTTAACTCCTTCAGCTATTTATGATGGAGTTAATGTTCGTGGTTCAACAACTAGCCCTTTTAATCATTTTATGGGTATTCAAAGGGATTCTAATCAAGTTAATAACTATAACGTCAACTTAGATATTATAGGAGATTTTTATATGTATGATAATCTCAATTCTTTAAGTGCAGGTGTAAGAAGAACATTAACAGGGATATATGGTGGAGATGGAAAAGCTACACAATATGTACAAGTTAAATATAAACCAGCTTTAGTACAAATAATGGCAGTTGGATATGTTGGTATAAAACCAGTAGGAACATCAGTTATATCTGGTGAAATTACAATTACTGATGGAGGTTTTGTTATAACAGGTATTGCTAACACTTTAAATAAAATTTATGCTTATACAGTTATGTGATTAAAACAATATAAATTAATAATAAGAAGCCACATTAATTTGTGGTTTTTATTATTAAAAAGAGGAGGAATTATAAATGGGAGCTTTATCAATAATCGAAGATATTAAAAAACTTATAGTAGAGTTTGATGAATTAATAATTAACGAAAATAATAATACTGCTATTTTAAATGAATCAAAAGGAGTAGAAGAAAGTTTAGCTATTCGATTAGATAAAATAAATTTAGAATTATCCAAAAAGAAGAAAGAGGTGTCATTTATAGCCATAGCAGATAACGCTTCTAATATTACTTTTGAGGGTATTTTAGATTTGACATTAATATCTTTTGATTTAACTTTCAAAGGTGTTTTATTCGATGAAACTAATTTTTCTATTAATCCTGAAAATCTATCTGAAATAATCTTAACAGATTGGAGTATTAATACTGGAGATAAAATATTGTTGAAATATTTTGCTAATATGTAATAAAAGTAACTAAAGATAAAAATATAAAATAAAAGAGAGGTTATTTAAATGATTAAAAATAAGACTGATAATATGAATAAATATGCGATAAAAATGAGTAACTATAAGGAGGTTTTATAAATGAGTGCATTGCCAGTAGTACAAGATATAAAAGATTTAAGAACGGACGTAAACCTCAAGTCTAGTCAAATATCGTTAAATGAAACTAATAATAATGTTACGAATATATCTACAGAGTTAACAAATTCAAGAGGTGGTAAAGTAAATTTAAATGCTCGACTTATAGAAAATGAGTCGAGTTTGGCAAATAATTTGACGCAAGTAGCATTGAAAGTAGATAAAGTTATTGGCAAAGGATTATCTACAAATGATTATAGTGCTACGGAAAAAGCAGAGGTTGCAAAAGTAGCAATAAAAGCTGATAAAGCTTATACAGATTTGCAAATAGCAAATGTAGCAAGCGGGACACCAAGAACAACTTATGCAACATTGGCTTTATTGGTAGCAGGGATACCAACAGGGAATATCTATAGTTATGTATGTACCGATGGTCATAGATATTGGTGGAATGGCACTGCATGGACAGATGGAGGAATATATCAAAGTGTAGGAGTTGCAGATAGATGGATAACCCCTATAAAAACATCATTTTTCAATGACATATTGAATTATTTTAATAGTGCTACTGGTTTGACTGATAAAGATGTAGACCGTAATAACGGTAATTATTTAACTTTTGTTGGAAGAATGGCAAGCGAATTTATACCAATAGAGGGAAATACAACTTGGCTTTGTAATTATAGTGGTAATTATGCGTTTTGTGATGTGGAAACTGCTTTTATAAGTGGTGGGATTATTACACCTAATGTAGCTTTTACAGCACCTTCTAATGCAAAATACGTAATAATATCCGTTGCAGGATTATCTAATGTACCTACCGCAATGTTGAGTAAAGACGCCTTACCAACAACATATAAACCTTATGGTACAACATATATAAATCCAAATTATATTGACGCCTATGCTTTATCTCAAAGTGAAGATTTCCAAATTCCAATGGCAACCAGTAAATTTGCTACTTTAACATGGAATAGTGAGGGTGATAGTATTACTGCAAATGGTCTATATCAGCCATTAGTACAAGCTAAATTAGGTTTTGCATTAATTAGAAACACTGGAATAGGTGGCACTTATTTGGCTTCAAATGCTGATGGTTCAAATACTGACGCTATTGTGTTTAGATACCTAAACATGAATAACGATGCAGATGTTATTACAATAGGTGGTGGTACAAATGACTGGGGAGCTAATGTCCCAATAGGAACAGTTGGGACAATGGATATAAAAACAATTAGAGGTGCAGTAGCTACAATTATAGAGGGATTAAATACTAAATATCCAGGCAAATATATTATTTGGTTAACCTTGCCTAAAAGAAATAATGGTTATACGACCACAGGAGTTAACGCGAATGGAGATAGTACAAGGGATTACGCAAAGGCTATTATTGATGTATGCGAATCCTATGCTACACCTTGCATAGACTTAGAACAATTAAGTGGTATAAATAAATATAACGATACCTCATATCTAGGTGATGGAATACATCCCATCGAATTAGGTAATAAGAGGATAGCAAGTTTAATAATTGATATGTTTAATAAAGTAGTTTATTAATTGCTTCGATATAGGAAAAAATATATGAAAGTGAGATGAAAAATATGAGTTGGGGTTCTGAGTTAGAAGATTATGAATGTAATGATTGCGGAAAAATATTTCAGTTTAAAATGGATACATTATTTATTGCTAGTCATGGAGGATTACCTATAAAATGTCCGAAGTGTAAAAACAACAAAATAGAGAAATTAACTACAAATTCTAAAGGCTGTTATGAATTAATAGAAGAGTATAGAACATTATTTAAACATCGAAAAAAACGATGTAATTTATAAAACAGCTTAATGACAGAATAGGGAAAATAACTCATAATCAGCGTTAAATCTAAATACGGGATTACCAGTTAAAATTCATGGTATTGCAACCATTTAGGTAAAAGATACTAAAAATTAATGCATTTTTGGAAGAATTATATCAAAATAGTAAATAAAGTAGTATAATTGCTTGTAGATATTTTATATTTAAGGGGTGGTTTATAGTGAAAAAGAATCGAGTAATTATACCTTTAGTATTTTTAATAGTATTAGGCGTTTGTGGAATTGGATATGGTGTTATTCGAAATGACAACAATGTAAAAAAACTTACTGTTTCAGCTGAACAACAAACAATGAAGAATTCAGATGAGGATATAAGAATTTCAAATTTAAATTTTTATCAAAATCTTCACGAACAACGAGATACAAGTGCTTTGGTAATAGGTGATAGTATAGGTGAAAGCACCGGAGCGTCAAACGCAAATAAACAATGGTTTAACCAAATAGCAAAAGATGTTAAGACCAAATATAATTCAAACATGACCACTGATTTAATGACGGGTGGAAGCAGTACATCAATACGTGGTTGGGTTGAATTGGGTAATACTAAAATTACACAAAAATATGATGTAGCATTTATATGTTTTGGACAAAATGACCAAGGAATTGTAACCCCTCAACAATTTAAAATGTTTTATGAGAGTATGATTATTAATTTAAAAAAGGCAAACCCAAATATAGAAATAATACCAATTATGGAAAGTTCATTAAAACAGTATAATGAGTATTCAAGTGTTATAGTAGGACTATCAAAGCATTATAATCTTCAATATGCTGATACTATACAGGCATTCAATAACTCAGGTAAACTCTATTCTGATTTGACAAAAGATGGAACACATCCTAATGACAAAGGATATAGTTATTATATATCAACAATTGAAAAGATTATTAGTGATAACTATAAAGCTAATAAGAAAACAAAAGTTACAGATAGTGTCTTATATTCTGATACTAATAAATTAAAGAATTTTACTTTTAATAATACGCCTAATTCAAGTAATGGATTTGATTTATCTAATGGAATAATTGGGAATAAAGTCGGGAATTCTGTAACTTTTAATACAACTAATAGTGTTGTTGTTATACATTTTATGCGTCAACCTAATGGAGGTAAATTTAAAGTATTTATTGATGATAAGTTTATAAAAGAAATAGATACTAATTTAGCATTTTCAGTTAGTTATTCTGATTTAATATCTGACAATTTAGCAGGAAGTCACAAAATTAAAATTGAAATATCTACTATAAATAAAAGAGGTTCAGTAAACATACTAGGGCTTGCTACAAACTAATTAAAAGCAGAATAAGATAATAATCGGAACTAACTATAATATCCAAATATTAAGACACAACAATAATATTTTAGTGTAGGTCTCTGTATATTTATGCATTTTATCTACCTATTTTAGATTAAAATTAATTAAATATTAAACATAATAATTAAGATTGGATAGTAATATTCAGTCTTTTTATTATGTTTAATAATATTACAATATAAAATAATACGAATGATAAAAATATGAAAATAATGCAATAAAATATAAATGCAACTCGAAAATATAACAATAATATAAAAAATAGGGAGGAATATTAATAATGATAACAGTAATAATTAGCTTTATCGTAGCAAATAGTGAGATAATTATACCATTAGCAATTTTAATTTTTGGAGGTTTAGTAGCATTAATTTCTAAGAATAGACAAAAGGCTTTTACAAAACTTTATGGATTATGTGTAGAAGCAGAAAATTTAGGATTGTCTAATATTGAAAAGAATTCTTGGGTATTTAATAAAGCATATTCTATTTTACCTATATACATAAGAGCGTTTGTATCAGCAGATGCAATTAGGTATGCTATAGAATTCGCACTTAAAAATCTCAAGAAATTTAGTAAATTGAAAATGGGAGTAACTCCAGAATTAGTATTATTAGAACGGGAGAAAAACGTAGAAACTGTAAATAAAGTAATAGACGTTATACAAGAATCCAAAGAACAAATTTCTGAAGTTATAGAAGACGTCAAAAATACAATTGACGTTATTTCAGAAACTCCTATTAAAGAAATTATAGGAAATATATCTACAGAAAAATTTCTTTCAGATATTAAAGATAATAAAAATGCAGGAGATATTATTGAAGATATTGTTGAACAATTACCTACGAATTTAGGGAATGAGATTAAGGATATCTGTGAGAATGTTAATGAGAGTAAAGAAGTTATTGAAAATATCGTAGAAGTCGTTAAAGATATAAAAGAGAATGAAGATTTAAACCCTATAATTGATAAGATTGAAATAGTAGCTAATCCAGTTTTAGAAAAATTAGAAGATGTTAAGGAAATTGTAGGAGATAAAATTGATGAAGTTAAAGAAGTTGTTCAACCTGTTTTAACAAGTGTAGAAAGTGAAAGTTTAAAATAATATAAAAAATAGTAGGACGATGTATTATTATCCTACTATTTAATGAAGTGGGAAATGGAAATTACTTTCCAAGATTAATTATATCATAAAATATGTAATTTGTAAAATATAGGGAAACGAATAAATAAAAATATAAATTATATGCGATGTGAATAAATGGAATGGCTTAGATTAATTTCTAGGTCTTTTTTGTGTTAAAAATAAATATGGTTTAAGGAGAATTTATTATGAAAGAATCAACGAATGAAGTTTATCGGTGTTTTAGTGGAAAGCAGAAGAAACATCTCTTAGATAATGGAAATAATTATGTTCTCAGAGCAAAAGACTATTACAATAATAATACATTTTGGTTATTTATGAAAACAGATAATTTAATAAAAGATTTAGAAAAATGGCGTGAAACTAATCCAAATATTAAGGGTTAGTTTTTTATTATGTATAGAATAAAGGAGGAATAAAAAATGTATGACGAGATAATATTTAAAGAAGAAACAATTATAATTGGTGTGTATAAAATAATAAATAAATTGAATGGGAAGATGTATATTGGAAGTAGTAAAGATATTCAAAGAAGATGGAAAGAACATATTGGGGACTTAAATAACAACAAGCATATCAATCCTCATTTTCAAAATTCATGGAGTAAATATGGCGAATATAATTTTAAATTTGAGGTAATTGAGGAAACAAAAGAAGATTCTTTATTAGATAGAGAACAATATTGGATGGATTTTACACAATGTTTTGTTCGTACAATTGGGTATAATATCGCAGTTAAGGCTGACTCTCCAATGAGGGGAAGAAAACTAACTTCAAAACAAATTGATGAACTATCTAAAAGAAGTATTAAAATGTGGGAAAGCGATGAATTTAGAAAATCACACTCTGATAAAATGAAATTGGTATTTACTGACCCAATTAAAAAAGAACAATATTTAATTCCTTTGCGAAAATGGGCAAAATTAGATTCATCAAAGTTAATAATGTCAAATAGGTTTAAGCAATTATGGAAGGATGAAGAATATAGGAATAAAATTACAGAATCAGTAAAAAATATGTGGAGTGATGAACAATTTAAAGATATGATGAGTAAAAAAAGAACTGGTGAAAAGAATCCTAGGGCTATATTTACTAATTTACAAATAGAAGATATAAAAGTAAAGTTAGTTGAGGGATGTTCTACTACAGAATTAGGTAAAATGTATGGAACTACAAGTGCACATATAAGAAATATAAGATGTTTAAAAATATGGAGTAAAATAAGAGAAGATTTAAATGAAGAATTGTTGAAATTAATACATAAAAAATAATATAAAATAATATAAATTATACAAGGAGGAATTATTAATGAGTAAAATAATTAGTTACGATTTTGGACATATGGAAGGTGGAGAAGATGGTTCTGCTAATGGATATTTATATGAATATAAGGTAGTAAGAGATTATGGGAAGGTTTGCGTTGATAAATTAACAAATGCAGGATACCACTTAGTTAATTGTACCCCTGCAAATGGAAATATATCATTAAGTGCTTCATTATCTTATAGAACCAATCACGCAAATGCTAGTGGAAGTATATTACATCTATGTTTCCATGCGAATGCATTTAAAACTACTAGTGGAGCAATGGGGGCTGAGATTGAAGTCGCATCTGATATGGGAGCAAAATATGGACAATCAGTGTTGAATGAAATATGTAAGTTGGGTTTCAAATCAAGAGGAGTAAAAAGACCATCACTTTACATTACAGGTCACACAAATATGACCGCAATTCTCATAGAACCGTATTTTATTGATAGCAAGGCGGATTGTGCTTTATATAACCCTACGACTTTAGGAACATCTATCGCAAATGGAGTAATTAAAATATTAGGTGGAACAACTACAACAGTAACCACTTCTACTCAATCTACTCCAACGGAAACATACACAGTTCGTTTATCTTATAACAACAAAAAATCTCAACTTATATCTACATCAGACTTATATAAAGCAAAAGACGTAGCGAATTTGCACGGTGGCTATTCAGTTTATAATTCAAAAGGTCAAAATGTTTATATGTTAAAAGGTTCTACTCCACCTGAAACTTATAGAATTCGCTTGTCTTTCAGCGATGAAAAATCACAAATCGGTGAGGTTTATACAGATTATTATCAAGCTAAAGATTTTGCAAATTTGCATCAGGGATACTCAGTTTATAATTCATTAGGTAAAAATTTATATACTTTAGCTGTTAAAAAACCTGTTAAAAAAGTTACTCCTGTTAAAGAAGATAATACAACTTATAGGATTGTGGCAGGGAGTTACGTTAATGAATCGAATGCTGATGAGCAGATTGAAAAGCTCGCAAAATTAGGAATTGATGCTTTTAAAATTGTTAAATAAAAATTAATTTATTACTAAAATAATATAAAATATATCCATTAAATTATCACTACATATAGTAAAACTATCCTTCTTATATGTCCTTTAAATGAATAAGGCTTATAGCAGTAATGTAATTACATGTGTGATTATAAAATTTGATTGTAGGACGTATGAGGTAGGTTTAAATTGATTAGATTATTTTTAGTGATTTTAAAGTAGAATCATCATTAATTTAGTGTAGGATTTATGAGTTCTCCTTTAAAATCACTAATAAATCCTACACTTTTATATATTTATCAAACTTATAGGATAAAATCTGCTTAAATTTAACTATAATGCGACAGAATGGTGCTTCTGTAACTTTTTTAAAACAATCTGTGTTATACTTATATCAGTACTTGAACGCATATTAAAAATAAAATACTTAGGGTGATAATTATGGATTATAAACTATCTAACTTTAGTAAACATCTATTAAAAAATAAAAGAGATATCAAAACCATAGAAGTATATATAAGAGACATAAAACATTTTTTAGATTATTATAAAGACAAGAATTTAGAAGATATCGATACTGATGATATTGATGACTATAAAATATTTGTTATTAGAGAATTAAAGTTAAATATTAAAACACTTAATAAAAAATTAGTTGCTATTAATCAATATTTAAAATTTAATGGAGTTGCTGTAGATATTAAACAAGAAAAAGTACAAAGTCAAAATTTTTTAGATGATATATTCTCCTCTTCTGATTTAGAAAGAATACTAAGAGCTATTGATAAGAAAAATGATTTAAGAGCTAAAGCAATATTTATGACACTTAGATTAACAGGAATGAGAGTTAGTGAAATGTTGCAATTGACTAAATATGATATTGATAAAAATTCTATTACAATTTGTGGGAAAGGTAAAAAATATAGAGATATATTTGTATCAGAAAAGTTAAAAGTAGTATGGCAAGAGTATATAAATGTTAGGAATGATAATGTGGATATGCTTTTTAGTGGTCAAAAAGGTGCTATAACAAGGCAAACTGTTGATAGAATTATTAAATACTATACAGGTCAAGCGAGAGTTAAGAAATCTAAGGGACATGCTCATAATTTTAGACATAAATTTTGTAAAGACTTAGTAGAAAAAGAAATCCCTTTAGATGCAATCGCTGACATCGTTGGACACGTAAATATTAACACCACTCGTATTTATACTCGTAAGACTAAGAAAGAATTATTAGATATTATAAATAGTATTTAAGTAAGAAAATTAAATATATTTACATTAAGACTAGGTAAAAATACCTAGTCTTAATTACGTTAAAAAATAAATTAAAACAATATAAAATTTATAAAAAGAAAGGAATGATTCAGATATGGGAAGACAAGGTTCAGGATATTTTGGTACAACAGACACATTAATTTCTACTGCAAATCAAGAAATAATTCAACAAAATAAACCCTCTAATTATCCACCAATAACGATGGTTACATACAAATTTAGTTTTATGAATCTCCAAGATTGTCATGTTATTATAAACAATTCAGCTAGTCAGATATTCTTAAAAGCTAATATGGGATTTGAAATAGATTTATTCGATGCATTAATATATTCATTTGTAATTGTAGAAACAGGTATAAATTATTACTATGTCGGTGGATATTAAGGAGATGATATAAATGGGATTTTTTAATAATAAAGGTAGTATATCAGTAGCAGATAAAGCTAAATTAGATAGTCTTTCTACTCCAATAAAAAATAATCTTATAGCCACTGAACATCCTACTGCAACTAATGATTCTGGAAGTGGTTATTCTGCTGGAAGTACATGGATTTATGGTGGTATTACTTATACTTGTACAGACGCCACAGTAGGTAATGCTACGTGGGCAAGTTCAGCAGATATATTTTATTTTGATTCATGGTCTACACTTATAGCATCTATAAGCGTAGTGGGTTCAACGTATACAAATAAATACGCAGTTGTATCTAACGCCAACGGAGGAAATAATAGTGGAACTACTTATTCAGCTTCTAGTGGTGCAGCAGTTAATCCCATAGTTGATGGAAACTCTGCTACTTATAAAATTAACACTCAAGGAACTAATTATAGTGTAACCTGCCAAGTTAGAACAGTTACTAATCCTGTTGTAACTTCTGTTATGCTTACTGCAACTACAAAGCCAGTAACAGGAGGATATTATATATTTTCTGTTGTTCCTACAAATGGACTTCCATCAGGAATAGGTCTGAATGATATAGCTTATTTCGATGGTACGAATTGGTCTTTATATCAAAAGTATTCTTCTGCTATAGCAGTATTAGTAGCTGGGACTACTACAAATACACAAGTTACATGGAGGAAATTTAATGGAACGTGGATGTCAACTGCTGATGAATATGTACCAGATGGAAACGAATATCAGACTGGAAAGTTATGGAGTGGCAAACCTGTATATAGAAAATGTAAAAGTGGCACAATGACAGGAACTTCTGGTACAAATACAAACGCAGGATTTTCAGTACCAGTCACAGGTAAAATAATAAGTATAGCAGGTGTTTGTAATAGAACAGATAATGCAACTATAACTATAACTGGGAATGGAGAAGCACAAATCTTAGTTGGTCTTAGTGGCACAGTTGTTACATGGACTAGTTCTGTCTTATATTTAAGTAGACCATTTACAGCGTGGGTAGAATACACTAAGTCATAATAAAATATGAATTTTAAATAGGAACATTAAGATTAAAATAATATAAATACATAAGGTCAAATAAAAAGTAAATATATTAATAAAATTAGACTTAATATTTCTATTCGGTCATTTGTTATGTTAAAAAAATAATACAATATACAAAAAAATAATATAAACTAACTCAAAATTGGAATATAAAGTTAAGACACAATAATAATATAACAATTATTAAAACAAGACAAAAATATTATTATCCCTCTTTTTATTATATTCCACAAACTAATGAAATGTAAAATTACAAATGAAAATAATGCAAGATAATATAAATATAAAAAATAATATAAAACGAAAAGGAGTGAATTTTATTATGGCAATACAAGATAGTAAATTAATTCAAAACGCACAAACAAAGGTAAGTACAGGTGATTACATAAATGTTGCAAGAGTAGATACATTGATAGTACATATTTTTGGGGATTCTACAAATTTCAAAGTCGTATTTCAAGGTTCGTTAAATACTACTGATTATTTTGATATATGTGGAACGAGATTAGCAGATTCAACAATGAATTTAATAAAAGAGAGTTCAGTGCTAAATGAAGGATGGGAATTTGACGTATCAGGATTAGCAACTTTTAGAGCTAACTTGGTAAGCATAGATAGAGGTTCTATTTCTGTTATGGCTAATAGCTCGATGTAAAAATAATTAGAGAAAGGAGGTAATATAAAATGAAATATAAAGATAAAATAGCACGTGCATTAGCTTTTAAAAATAGTGAAGATATAAAAAACGTATCTCAAGGAGCAGTTCCAAATGATTCTGTTACAGATGAAAAATTAAGTAGTACAGGAATAAAAGCTACTGTAGCACAAAATGTAATAGATATAGCTGAAAAATCAACAGTAGAAAATTCTATAACAAATGGTAAAATTAAGGTAAATAACGTAGATATATCTGTATATGACGATACAACAATAGTTTCAACCTTGGCAAATAATACGCAACAATTAAACAAAATTACCGACGAAACAACATTAGCTAATTTTGGGAAGAATGTAGATGTTATAACTGTAATTGATGACAATAATGTTAATATTAATTATAACGGTACATGGAGCGCATCGATTGATCCTTTGTTTTATAACGGTGGATATCATTCGTCAAATATTAAAGATAATGCTATTGAATTTACTTTTATAGGGACAGGAATTAACATTTATGATAGTAGAAATACATCAAGAGGTATTATACAAGTGTTTATTGATGGTGTCAGTAAAGGCACATTTGACAGATACTCAACAGCTTTAGACCATGCTCAAAAGTTTTATACTATTAAAGGATTAGTTGAAGGTACTCATACATTGAGAATTGTTATAACAGGGACTAAGAATACAAATGCAACAGATTGTAAATTTTTGTTTGACTATATTGAAGTAATATCTACAAATACAAATTCACTATGTTCCAAGATTATATCTAAAATAGGTCTACCCTCAACTTTAATAGTTGCTGGTGTAAATTCTACGTATAACGATAAAATTAGAGCAGATTACGTGTGTGATGGAATAAATGACGAAGTAGAAATCCAACAAGCAATAGATTATTTTAGCATGGTAAGTGGTAAAGTGATATTATGCAATGGTGATTATTATATTGATAGTTTATATGATACTGGTACTGTTTTTGCAGGAAAGTTCGGAATAGCTATCAAAAATGTAACTGCGCAAAGAGAAATAATTATTGAGGGATCTAATGCACCTCTAAGGAAAATGGATGGTGTAACACAAAATTTAACGGTAGGTGCTATACTTCACCTTAACCTTACAGTATATAATGCTTTAACTACTACTGAATTAGTAACTATTATCGGAGTTTTGCCCTACGATTTAAACGTAGGAGGCAGAGCGTATCCTGCGATAAGTTTAATTGTAAAAAATATAGGAATTGTTATTCCAGATAATAAAAAAAGTACAATACTATTAGATGCGTTTCATGCTAGTAAATTTAAGTGTGATAGTATAATTGGGTCTTTAGACCTACCACGAGATACTATAACGAGTCAATTTAATTTGGCTAATATTAATTGTATTGGTATTCGAGGCGTAGATGGATGGAATTGGGGAGAAGGCTATAGAATAGATAATTGTTTCATGTTTGGAATGGGAATATGTTACAACTTATCGGGTGAGCATTTAATTATGGCTGATTGTGGAGCAAGAGACTCCCTTTATGGATATACGTTTGGATTAATTGGTACACCAAGTTCAAATGTGCATACAATGACTTTAATTAATTGTAGTATGGAAGGAACATTAAAAGGAATGCTATTTGGCGATAATTTGTCTGGGCAACAAATAACCATTATAGATTTTTGTATTGAAACGGGAGATTATAGAACATTTGCAACTGAACAAATAAAAGGAGCTTTTCGTGGTTCTATTACTTATACCATGTCAAATAATAATATAAATATAGACAGTATGTTATTTTGGACAGATGGGTGCGGTTCAACTTTTAAAACAGTTAATACTCATCAATTATTGCAAGGGACTACTGCACAAAGACCAATTGCTCCTAATTTATATCAAAAATATATTGATACTAGTTTGGGAAAAGAAATACAGATAAAAGCATTGGCAAATAGAGAAATAGATACATTAACAGTAACGTCGGGAGCAACAGTATCAGGAGATATTACTATAACACTTAATGGTAGTGGTAATGCTTTTGTAGTTGCAGTTTTAGCAGGAGATACAATTCAAATGGTTGGAGATAAAATTAGAGCAAGAGCTAATACTGGAATAACAATAACAAATGTTGGATGGACAATATCAGGTACAGGGGGAACAATTATATTTTCCTCAACTATTTTAGGAGTAAATATAGCTCCAACAGTTGCAAATGGGGTAACAGGAGTAACATCGGCTTTTGCAGTAACACCAAACACTAATAATGTTTGGATGGATGCAATGGGTACAATAGTTTAAAACAAGACAGTTTAAATAATTGTAAATACCTCTATTTTATGGTAATATCTAAGGTGAAATTGTATTTTATTATAAATTAGGGGGAGATTTACAATGCCTATAATATTTAATAATAACATGTATATATATCTTATATCTTATGGAATAATTCCATTACTAGTTATATATGGTATATGTTATAACAAACAACACCATAACGTTAATACTAATGATAATTACCTGTCAAAACAAACAACAAACGCAATGAGAGGATTATGTATTCTCATTATTATGTTACATCATACAACAATAGATATGGCTTATAAAGGATATATGAAGCCTTTTCTTGAAGTTGGATATTTAAGTGTAAGTATATTTTTATTTTTATCGGGTTATGCTTTAATGATTTCATTTTTACACAAAAAAGATTATCTTAGAGGATTTATAACTAAAAGAATAGGAAGAATATATTTACCATTTTTAATAGTAAATATAATTTATATAGTATTGTACAATGTTCTGCTAAAAACACATTATGGATTAAAAAATGTTCTTTACACTTCATTAACAGTACAATTTATAGATTATGTTTTATGGTATGTAAAAATAACAATATTCTTTTATGTTGTTTTTTATGTTTCACTTAAATTGTTCAATAAGAAAAACATTTTCAGAACACTAATAATAAGTTCTATCCTATATATAATTGCTTGTCGTTACGTTTTTAAACTGGACACATATTGGTACAATACTGTGTTTTGTTTTCCGATAGGGACAGGATTCGCATTATACAAAGATAAAATAAATAGTTTTTTTAAAAAGTATTATTTACAAACTATGTTAATTACGGTTTTAGGGTTTGGTATTACATTTATAATTTATCATAAAAATATTTTACTTGGAACAATGTTTAATATAGCATCATCAATATTTTTCACATTATTTGTAGCAACGTTCGTATATAAGATAAATATATACTCAAAAGTATTAGCATTTGTTGGGAAGATTGCTTTTGAGATGTATCTTATTCATTTAATACTTTTACAAATATATTTTAAAACTACTAGTATTAAAGGAAGTTATAATATGTTCATTTTTTATGCACTTACAATAATATCAGCATATATTTTAAAAACTGCATGTGACTTTAAATTTAGACGTAAAACAGCAACTAAAATAAAATCTAAGATTATTGCGGATTAGAAAAATATCACGACATACCCTAAATATTGATAAGCTAAGTAAATATACAAGTAGAGATTAAGCAATTTTAACTCAATCTCTACTTGTATAAACAATATAATAATATAAAATGATGGTCAACAAGATAACTTTATAGCAATATATCCTAAAGATATTAACACTTAGAGGATATGTTTTCATTTATAGACAACATAAAATAATACATAAAGAAAGGACGGTAATGCTTTTGAACGCAAGAGGTAGAGTTTACAATAGAATTTATAATGATAAGGAATGGCTTGTTGTAAATAAAGATAATAAAATACTTATGGAGGACTTTCTATTAGAATTAAAATCTAGAAAGAAAAAAGAAAGTACACTAAAACAGTACAAAAATGATATTAGGATTATCTTAATTTACATATTAAGGGAATTAGAAAATAAATCAATTTTAGATTTAAATAAGAAAAACTTTAGGAATATGAGTTTATGGATGATAGAAATATTACAACAATCCAATGCTAGAGCAAATAGATTGATGTCTACTATTAGAAGTATGCTTGCATTTGCTGAAGAAGATGACGATTATAGTTATGAAATTAATATTGCCTTAAAGGTGAAAGGTTTGCCAAAAGAAGGAGTGCGTGATATTTGTTTCTTATCTGAAGAACAAGTTACGAAATTAAGAGAACATTTAAGAACTATAAAAGATTATAAAAAAATGTGTTTATTGGACTTTGCCTACGATTCCGCTGGACGTAGGAATGAACTACATCAAATTTTGAAACGTGACTTATTAGAAAAAAATAATACAAACATTGTAATAGGCAAACGTGGTAAAAAGTTTCCGTTGTTATATTTCTCAAGAACCAAAGAAAGTCTAGCATTGTATTTAGAACAACGTGGAGAAGATAACCTTGAAGAGCTATGGATAGTTGGTAGAGGCGAAGGAAAGAAACCTGCTTCATATGAATCTTTATATGATTGGTTTGTTACTATGGCAGAAATGTTAGATGACATAGATGATAGTAATTTACCTTTTAATGCACATTCACTAAGACATAGTGCTTTAGAAAATTTATCCTCGGGTTCGCATTATGTTCTTAAAGAAATAGGTAAAGAGAAATTAGAACTGAATCAGCTTATGATTTATGCTCATCATGGGGATGTTTCAACAACAAATAGTTATCTCAAGGTTGACGATAATAATATGTTATCACAAACATTTGGAATATCAATTGATTAATATTAAATGAAAAGTAAATTTTATTGGGAAATCTTTAGTCACAAACCCACTAATAGCACCATTCTTGAAATAGTAAAATCGGTTAAATTTAACAAAATTACTAAAAATTAATTAATATTGGTAAAATCTTAATAAAATTTAATTAAATAAGTTAAATTAAGAAAGGAATTAAATTATGTATATAAACAAAATAATACAAACGACAATAAAAGAAAGACACATTTTCATGCATCTATCTCCAATGATATAGATATCCTCTTTATAACGGTAGATATCTATATATTAATAATATAGCAATAATACATAAATGTCAAGTAAATAATATAAAATAATGAAAGGATTATGAAGGTAGGAATTAATTTTCTATCTTATTTTGTTATGCAAAAAATTAATGTGGTTTGAGTTTCAGGGTTCGAAGTCTAATTCTCTGTAATTAATAGAAGTTTACCTATAAAAATTTCTATTCCCATATTCAAAAATAAGTTTCCTAATAGGAGGAATAAATAATAATGAAAATAAATGAAGTCAATAAAGAAGATAATATAAATGTAGAAACGAAAATATGTAGAAAATGTGGTAAGGAATTAGAACTTGATAAGTTTTGTAAAAGTAAGGGAAATAAAGATGGTTTGAGTTCTCAATGTAAAGAGTGTGATAAATTAAGAAATAAAGAATATTATAAAGCTAATAAAGAAGCAATATTGAAACAAAGTAACGATTATTATAAAAACAATAGAGAAAATGTATTAGAGAATAGAAAACAGCATTATGAAATTAATAAAGATGTAGTGTTAGAACAGTGCCATATCTATTATGAACAAAATAAGGATGATATATTAATAAAAAATAAGATATACAAGGATAAAAATAGAGATATTATAAAAATAAAAAACGAAAAATATAGCAAAGAACATAGAAGTATACTAGCAGAAAAATCAAAACAATATAGAATAATTATGAAAGATGATGCTCATTTTAAATCTAGGAGAGTATTAGAATCTCAATTAAGAAGAGCAAGAAAACTTGCGTTACCTGCTACATTTACAATTAAACAATGGGAAGAATGTAAAACTCACTTTAATAATAAGTGTGCATATTGTAATAAAGAATTACCACTTGAACAAGAACATCTCCTAGCGTTAACTAAAGGAGGTTCATATACTTCTTATAATATTATACCTGCATGTAAAACTTGTAATTGCTCAAAGAATGATAAGGATTTGAATATATGGTATCCAAAACAATCCTTTTATGACAAAGATAGAGAAACATACATATTAGAATATTTAGAATCTATGAAAGAAAATTCTATTGAAGAAGAGAAAATCTTATCTATAATTTAATGTTTTTATAATATCGCAAACAATATGTTATTAATAAAAGGACGTGATGCCTATTGAATATTGAGTAATCATAATAATAATGAATCAACAGTTAACTGTTATTAGTTTTATAAAAGTTAATTTATATAAAATAATGTTGAGAAAGACAGGTGAAGACTTATCTGGTGGTGGTTATTACTTCTTAAAAATAGCCCTATAACAGTATAACAAAAATATAAACTCTAATGCGACTTTAATAAACGTGTTAGAGTTTATTAATTTAAATGTATTAAGTAATATAAATAAACTATATACAATTATAGTAATTTGCCAATATAATAATAAAAAAACTTTGGAGGTGTGATATGGATAATAATACAACGATAATAAGAGTAGATAGACTTGAAAAAGACGTATCTAAACTTCAAGCAAATGACGAAGAGAAAAATAAAATCCTTAGTAGAATGGATGTATCAAGTGGTAAAGCAGAGGTATATCAAGAACAAATCATGTCCAATCTCGCAAGTATTACTGCTTCGGTAGCAAAGACACTAGATAAGGCTACAGAGACCGAGAATCTAGCCAAGAACCTCAAGATTGTAACAGACGCTCAGAGTGTTGATATAACCGCAATAGGGGCAGAAGTAACTGCAATAAAAATGCTTCCTGCTGAAAATGCAACCCGTACAAAGTGGTTGGTGAAAGCGATGGTAATTGGGAATATAGGAGCAATAATTGTAATTTTAATAAAAGTGGTATTAGGGGTATTTGGTTTCTAATATATATTAGAAAGGAACAATAAATTATGTATAAATATAATAATGTAAATAAAAAATGGACACATACGTAAAATATGCATCCATTAGATAATTTATATAAACTAGTACATTATATTATCTATATTTATATATTATCATCTAATTAATTCTATGTCAAGAGCTATTTTTAAAATAATATAAAATCTAATAATAAATTTAATTTAATAGGAGTACATTCTCGTAATTGAGGTGTACTCCTATTTTTTTACTTTTTGCAGTATGATATTCTAATAAATGGATATAATATTAATATAGCACCGACTTCAATTTTAAGACATAATAGTATTATATAACCCATATATTCTCAGATTTATTTTGAGTTTGTATGGGTTATTTTTTTCCTTATTTATTCAACTCTTTATATTTCCTAGCATTTTCTAATACAACTTTTTTAGTTTCATATAATCCACATCCCATTGCCTTTCCTTCGGTACAATATCCACACTTTACACATTTTGGAACTAATAAAGTATCGCTAATCCATTTCCATTCTTCATCTAATTTACATATTTCAACTTTAAAATCTTTCATAAAGTCTCTATATTCTTCTAAAGCACGATTACATAAACGTTGGTTTGCCATATTTTCTAATGACCTAGCATTTATTTTTACTATAAAAGTAGAATCCATTGCAAGAGGTAATATATATCCTGTTATATCATTTTCTACTCCTAAATCTTTAAGTTTCTTATAATTTTCTTGAATCTTAATCATTGTATCTATATATATTTCTTTAGCTTCTTCAGTTATATTTTTAGGAATAATATACTCAAAGTCACTATAAGTTATATATCTTGTTGATGATTGTAAGAATGATGTACCAACTACATGCCTAAACAGTTCACGAATCATGCGACTTGAGTATCCACTACATTCTATTGTTAAATCTGCAAACTCTAAATTTCTACCATGTTGTGAGTTTATACAATGTTTAGCAATTCTACTTGCATGAGCATCATCCTTTACTGGAGTGTTATAGCACACTGAAGCATTAACCCCTATTACTTCTAATGGATTGTGAGTGTATTCTAATATTTTTATCATTTTTACATTTCTCCTTTTTATTTATATTAGTTTATATTATTATTTGTTTTCTAAACATTCATTAATTACATTTGCAACTGCTAGAGACATTTTAGATTTAAATACCATATCTTGTTTTAATTGATTACTAACTTTTTCAAATAATCCATTATTATTACTAATAATAGTTCTAGCTACTTTATGTGAAAATCCATCTCTAATAGCTTTTTTAAATTCATCTTTCTTAATAACAACGTCAAAGCTTTCGGTTATAATTTCTTTTAATTCAACAGAATGTTCGTTTACTACACAAGTAACTAATTTAACTAAAGGACTATCATATTTTGTTAAGGATTCTTCAATAGCCTTTTGTACAGATGATTGCATTACTCCTAAAATATCTTTCTCCAATGAAAGAGGAATATGTTTTTGATTAACTTTAGTATTCATATCCTCTATAGTTTTATTTAACTTTTCAGTTAATGTTTTATTCTCATTCTTAATGTCATTCACCATTTCACATAATTGATTAATAGTTTTTTGTTCATTACTTGTCATTTTATAATCTCCTTTTAATTTATATTTTTTATATTATTATAATTTATATATTATGTAATCATCAAGATTAGCCAATTTATTAATAAACTAATCTTGATAAGAATTCCTTTTACAATAAATCTTTTTTGCCTTCTTTTGCATAATAATTTAAGAAAGTTTGTTCATTATCTTCAGATAAGATGTTGTTAAATGTCTCAGGTTTAATATTACAATTCTCAATAATTTTATTTATGGTTTTTACTCCTGAATTTGTTGTACCACAATTTTTTCTTGTAAAATGAAACCATTTTCTAGAAAAATAAACATTGCCGATATTTTGAATAGTTGTGTATCTTTCAAAAAAGTTAAGTATTACATCTCCATTTTTACTGCTTTTTGAAACTATATCAACTAATAAATTATTTCTAATATAATCTTTATCAGTATCAAATATATTAATATTATTTTTCAAACTATATCTAGAACAATAAATCTTATGCCATAAACCTTTGTTATTTTTAATTGAAAATGTCGTTACTTCTTTAAATTTTAAAGTAGTGTTCCCTTCAATATATTCCCTTGCTAAATTAAAAGATTTTAAATCGATATTGTGGATAAATAAGTTTGAATTATCTTTTAATGTTGCTTCGCTAAGTAATATTATAGATTTCTCCCATTCATCAAATGTTTCTATTTTAGAGTTTAATATTATTAAATCAATCCCATCTTTATAAGCCTCTTTAATATTATCTCCAATAAATCTAACAAACTTTTCATCAAAATTAATATTTGAATTATTAACTATTATTGGTTTTTCTAACACAACGTCTATAGGTTTGATTATCTTCTTTTTAATATCAATTTTCTTTATAATTTTAACTCCAAATGTTTTAGGTTTATTTTCAGGTTTCTCTATTCCATTAACACCAATATCTCTTACATATTTATATTCGCTAATATCATTATAACACATGTCGAAATATTCATATGCAACGTCAGGGTGTTTTCCTGCATATTCAAAATAGTATCTCTTATTAGAATACAATTTAGTCTTACCGTTTACTTTTTCATCGGATGTTTGCATCCTATTTACCCATTCTACAAATGAATATTTAACTATTGTGCCTTTTTGATTACACCAACTTGCTAAAGCAACATACATTCCATAATATGGTTTAGGTGCTGATTTGAAGTTTTTATATCTCATTATATAAGGGAATATATTATGCTTCATGCAAATTTTAATTCTTTCAAGTGTATTTTCGATGTCTCTTGCATAAAATTCTTCATCATAATGAGTATTCTCGTCATATCCACATAATACGTACATACTAGTGTGTTTATGATAATGTTTTCTCCATAATTTAAGTTTTTCTTCGATAATTGATTTTTGTGAAATATCATCGAATGCGAAGTACAAACTATTAATATTTAGATTACTTTTAACTAAAACTTCTGCTTTTTCTTCTGTCAACATTCTAATATCTAATCCTTGTTTGAACTCATAAGATTTTCCAAGAGAGTTCAACTCAATGAAGATAGATTCCCAATTCTCATATGCAAGAATATTATCATCTAACAAACAGATATTACGTTTATCTATATTAAAGAATTCTTTGATAGGAGAAGCCTTTTCTACTTTCGCACAGTGTTTATTAATACAGAATCCACATTGTCTCACACAACCTCTAGTGGTATATCCCATACTATACATCTCATAATATCTAAACTCCTTATCAGGCGAACCATTAGCTTTCTGTTCAGCAATCCAATCGTCATACAAATGGTAATCAGGCATGTGGTGCTCGATACAAGGTGATAAAGATTCTGCATCTGAAAAATAAAATCCGCTTCCTCCATATAATACCATGTCCATAGTTAGTAATTTTTGTGGGATACTCGTTTCTACAAATACTTTTGAGACATATATTTTATCATATTTCTTTTTAAAATTCACAATATTGTGGTTCAGAAATTTATCGGGATTAAGGTCTGTAATTAAAGTTACATCATCTCCAAGTGATTTATGATATCCACTTATTTTCATACTAGCAAGGTTAGGAAATCTGTGCCTTGGTCTCAGAAGTTCTGCGTCAACTATTCCAACTCTCATATGTTATTGTTCTCCTTCTATGATTAATATTCATACTAAGTGTATGTATAAGGATTTATTCTTTATGTATATATTTTATCATAAAAGGAGAACAAATAGTGGGTAGAGATATATAAATAAATGGAAATTGTTAGGTTGGTGCTTCTATTAATTCATCATAGCAAATATAAAAGTCAAATATATCTTTATCATATAACATAGTCTTAATTTTCTTACCTAAGAATTCACAGAAAATATCTTCATTATAATTTTTAACATTGTGAGATATTTTAAATCCCTTAAATTCATTATCGTAATTATATTTTATGATTATTGTATTATTATAATCTTTTTCAACAGATATAATAAATTCTTTAATAGCAGATTCAGTTATTTGTTTTAATTCTTGTTCAATTTTATATCATCTCCTTTTTTATATTATTATACTATTATTGTAATTATCAAGATTAGCATTGTGAGTTATTACTAATCTTGATTTATTGTCTGTATCATATTATGTCAATGCTAGTATATTACAACTTTATTATACTATTCTTTTTTAACTAAGTCAACTATTTATTAATATTAAATTGTATTATTTTATCTTTACTTTGTCTTGTATTATAAATGAAGTTTCCTAACGAACTTCTATTTCCACTGATGTACTTAAATAAACTCTTATTCTTGTCGGGACTTATATCATTCAATACAGTATATAATTCTTTGCCTTTTTTAGTTTTTAATATAATAGAATCATCTATATTTACATTCATTAAAACTCCTACAACTTTGTCATCTATCATATTTTTAATATCTAATTTTATTCCACCTACGCCCTTCCCATTTTTAGATGCTACTGAATTTATAGACTCTGTTGATATTATTAATCCATGACCACTTTGAGTTACTAATAATATGTCTATATCTTGTTTAGATACTGTTGTAGATACTAATGGACTATTTGTATTATATATTTTATCAATAGCAACTTGACGATTTTGTACTGGCTTAGATTTAATTAAACTCATTTTACTGACATTTCCGTTTTCAAATGCACATATTAAATTTTCTAACCAATCTTTAGTTGCATGAATATATATTACTTTCTCATCCTCTTGTAAGTATTCACCTAACCATGTAGTCATAAATGTTCCAAATTCTGAAGGTAAACAATCTTGTAAATCATATGGATTTCGTATTAATAATCTTCCTTGATTCGTTATAAGAAGTAAGGAATCTTTATTATTACATTGTATCATCTGTAAGACAGTATCATCTTCTGTTAACTTTTGAGTATCTGAATATTTACGAGTTTTCTTAATATATTTTGTAGTTAGGATAATTGTAGGATTATAATCTTCTACAAGGTCTGATTTTTCAATTTCTTGAATTTGTTTATTAGATATAATCTCAGTCATTCTTTCTTTACCATATTTCTTTTTACTGTATTCTAATTGTTCTCTTATAGTGGCATTGAAATATTCTATATTATTTTCTTTTGATGATAAATCTATAATTTCTTCTTCAAGAATACCAATATTAGCAGTTCTTTTTATAAAGTTTTCTTTATTAATTTGGTATACTTTCATATTTATTACTGCCATTCCTTGTAATTCGTCTATATCAAAATATTCCATAACCTTACTAAGAGACTCTTTATCTGTTTTAGATTCTTTCATTAATTGGATTAATTTATCAATATCCAACAATACTTTTTCCAATCCTCTTAATAAATGCAGTTGTTCTAGTTTTTTCTCTTTGTCAAATTTAATAACTCTATCTATACTAGAATATCTAAAACGAAACCACTCATCTAATATTGCTTTTATTCCCATTAATCTTGGAATTCCATCTAGACAAACAATATTCATATTAAAACTATACATGTCTTGTAATCTAGTTTGACTATATAATATATTCATTAGCTTTTCAACATTACAATTTTTCTTAATATTAATTTGTATGCACATTCCTAATTTAAAATCGGTTGCATCAATTACCTTGGTTATGTCTTTTATAACGCTAGTATTACATAATTCGTTAATTCGTTCAATTATAACTTCTCTTGTTGTTGTATAAGGTATCTCTGTTATAAATATTGAGTTATTCTTCACATAATATCTGCCCCTAAGAGGAATACTTCCCTTTCCTGTTTCATATATATTATCTAATATTTTAGTGTCAATTAAAGAATATCCTTTTGTAGCAAAATCAGGGGATAATAGGTAATCAGATACTTTTAAATCTTTATTGTTTATATATTCAATAGTCAAATCACAAACTTCGTTTAAATTAAAACTAGGTGTGCATGAAGCCATACCTACTGCAATACCCTTGTTACAATTTACAAGCACGTTGGGAAATATTGTGGGCAATAATGTAGGCTCTTGCTTTCGACCATCAAAATTGGGTATAAAATTTACTGCATTCTTATTTATATCTTTAAAAAACTCTTTATTAATTTCATTAGCACCAGTTTCAGTATATCTGGAATGAGCTTCTTGTAAATCTCTTGAAGTATGCTGACCAAAATTGCCTTTACCATTTACATATGTATATAATAAAGTATCTTTTTGTCCCATTCTAACTAAGGTCTGATAAATTGCACCATCTCCATGAATATTATAAGAAGTATTAGAACCAACAACATTCAAAGATTTACTTCTTCTACCATATAAATTCATTTCATGAAGAGTCCAAAGTAGCTTTCTATGAGAAGCTTTGAATCCGTCAATTCCTATAATCGCACGTTCTTTAATAACCTCAATCGCATATGGTAAACAGTTTTCATCAAGTACTTGGGTTATATCTTTTTGAGAAATAGGTTCAAAATATTCAACATAATCAAAGTTATTAATAATTACTTCTCTTCTAGGTGCTACTTCATCCCCCTGCCATAATTCAAACTTCTCAGCCATTAATTTTGTATCTGCTACAGTTACTTGTGTAATTTTTCGAGTTTCAGGTGTCATCATTGTTTCAGATATTATATCTGGTTCTACTTCCCCTAACCCCTTATTCCGCTCGGGATTGGAGTATTTAATATCTTTTGAATCTAACTCTATAAGTTTCTCTACTTTTTCTTGTTCTGTATACACATAGGTTATTAAATTTCCCTTCAAGTCGTTAATTTCATACAATGGACTCTCAGCAATGTACACATATCCTTCTTCTACTAGGGTAGGGGCTAACTTATACATACAAGTGAGGATTAATGCTCTAATGTTATAAGCGTCAGTATCACTGTCTGTGGCTAGTATTATCTTGTGGTATTTTAGTTTAGTAATATCAAAGCAATTTAATTCTTTATTATGCTTATCTCTAACTTCAATTCCACATCCTAATTTTCTAAATAATTGCACAACTATTTTATTTTTAAATATCTTTTCATAATCTGCTTTTAATAATGATAACATCTTACCACCTACATGTATACAAGCTTGAAAATTAGAATTTCTTCCCATAATTATACTACCTTGAGCAGACGAACCTTCTGCTACATATATTTCAGCTTCTTCTGGATTAGTGGTAACACAATCATAAAAGTTTTCAATCTTATCTTTAGATGTATTTTTATCATCTAATTGTTTTTTTAAGTTCAACTTAGTCTTTTCTGCTTTAGTCCTAGCTCTCATGTTATTCAATATTGTAGAACATATTAAATTTGCTTGAAAACTATTTTCTAAGAAATAAACTTGTAGTTTGGTTTTTAATGAATCTGTCACAAATTCTTTTATAAACTCATTGTCGATACTTCGCTTAGTTTGATTTTCATAGCTAGTATAATTTGAAAAGCTTGATATAATACAAATTAAACTATCTTCAATATCTGTAAATTTTACTTTTTTTTCATCTTTAGTATATAAATTATTAGAACTAATATATTCATGTATTGTATCAACAAATGATTTTTCAATAGCTTTTGCAGTAACCCCACCTTGAGTTAATTCTGAGCTATTATGATAATGATGAAGTTCATTTATTTCATTATTGAATGTAAAAACCATTTCATATCTTGTATTATATTCGTCTTTATCTTGTCTATCCTTTCCTCTACCTGAGTCTTCAAATTTTACAACATCAATTAAGTTTTTATCATTGGAAATTTCTAATATATAATCTTCTATCCCATTTTCATAATATAAATTATAAGATTTGTTATTAATTTCATCTATTATATCAATATATAATCCTTTATTTACAAACGCTTGTTTTTTGAATTTATCAACTATCCACTCTATGGGGATGTCTATTTCACTAAATACATTTATATCGGGCTTATAATGTATAATTGTACCTGTTCTATCTGTATTATTTTCTTCAATTCTTAAAGCTCTTTCTCCTTGCTCTTTTGTGAATAGTGGGTCATCATCATCACATATAAATTCGTTAGTATCTTTATCAATAGGTCTACCTATTTTACAATTAACTATATACTTTTTACCATCTCTATACGATATAACTTTCATAAATTCAGCACTGAACTGGGACGTACAAAGTCCCAACCCATGACTACCAATTGCTTCCGAATCCTTCTTATAATTATCTCCAGCATATAGCATCTTTATTGCTAAGTCCCAATTGAACCCCTTTTCCTTATCGTTCCAAGCCATAGGTAAACCCTCTGCGAAATCCTCTACTGAATAACTCATATCAGAATGCTTAGTTATTATAACTTTATTGCCATGACCTTTTTTAAATCTATCTATACTATTACTTCCTATTTCAAAGAGGGATTGTTGAGAACCCCTAATATCAGAATTACCAAACATTACGTTTACTTGTTGTCTTACTCTCTGTGAACCTTTTAATCGTTGTAACTCTCCCATTAACATCAATCTCCTTAAATTAATTATGTATTATTTTATGCTTATGTATTTTTCGATTCCATTTTCTTTAATGTCTTCATATATCTCTTTGTATTTTTCTTTTAATATTTCAAATCGTGGAGAAAATTCTTTATAATAATATAATTCATATATTTCTCTATGATAAACAGCTTCTTCATAAGTTTTAAAACTTCCTACACACCCACTATTATTTTTAACTTGTTGCATGATTTTTTCAGATAAATAAGCAACCCAAGGCTTAAATTTTCTTCTTTTGCTATCATAAAACACACCTATACATCCTGAACTATTATATTGTTCTATGTCTATTTTATCAAAACTATTTTCTAATTGTGTGCATAAAAGTAAATTACTTATTCTATTATCAGTAATTATATGGTTCTTATGATGTACCACCTTATCTTTAGGAGCATTTAATAAAAATCTATGTAGGAACACTGTCTTTTTATTTATCCAACCACAAACATATCCACTACTACTTAATCTCCATTTATATTGTTTTACTCTTTCGGCATCTTCTAAAGATATTTGAGTATAAGCATGTGGTATATAATTGATATTATATAATGTTATTTCTGCATATGAGTTATGATATTTTATTTCTAAGTCATCATATCTATTTCTGTCAGGCACAAACCCATGTTTTTTATTAATATAATAATGATTTTTACAAAATCCTGTAGCAAAAGCCTTGTCGTTACATCCATCTACTTTACATTTTATTCCTTCTGTTAAATGTCTATTATGATATTCACAATAACCTTTAGCGTGATAAATACTGTCACATCCATCAATATTACATATTCTTTGACCTTTTTCATTTTTTACAATTAAATTATTATTTGTATCAAATTTATATAATCCTTTTCTTATGCATTTGTAACAAATATATTTACCATCATGTTTTAGTGTGTTTTTAATATAATTTTTGTAACTAATAGTATCATTTTTATTTTCACAGTTTGGATTATCACAAATTACATCAATATACATTCCTTTATTCATCAAATCATCGATATTTATTTCAAACTCATCACCATGTTTTGTAAATTTATATCCCTTTTCTTCATACCATTTTCTATTAGCACCGTTCCATTTTATTTGTAGTGTCTTAGTTATTATCATTATTATTTTATCCTCTCCTTATTTTTCAATTGTTTCATCTATTTTTCTTTCAATGCCATTTTTAACTTCTACATATTTATATCCTTTTATAGTTTTTATCTCGGGCAATGAATTAATTATTTCTTTACAAGATTTATCTAATAATTCATTAGGTAATAAATCATACAGTATATCGTAATCACTCGTAGTACCCTCAATTTGACTCCAATATATTGTTAAGCATGTATGATTATTCAATTCATTAATTAGATATGAATATGCACTATTATTAATACCATTACATACCGAGTTAACATCTAATCCCTTATCATAAGGACTAAAAATTATCATGTTGTTATTTATATCGTCATAATACACCTCGTTTCTTCCACTCTTTTTAATTCTTTTAAACATGTTTATTAAATCTCTTAATTCTAATTCCATTTCATTCTCTCTCCTTTGTTATATACATTTTATATTACTATGTTCTTAATATTGTTACTAATATCTTCCTTATATTCTCAGTATAACTCTTTATTGGATTAATTACAATACTTATTTTATATTATTATATTTTATATGTATTTAAAAATTCTTATCCCTCAATTAACTCAATATCTCCCAAATTATCTTCTCTAATAATATATCTTGTGTCAGGAAACGCCATACTAAATACTTCAGCTCTCTTATCAACCTTATTTATATTTTCAACTATTCCACGTAATCCCCACTTCTTGACCTTGTTTGACTTCTTCAAAGTTATTATATTTTATTAATTCCATTTTTAACACTCCTTATTTATTATTTTATTTTAACGAATCTACATCAATAATTTATATCTGCATTAGATATGTTAAACTCACTCTCCTCTATATTATATAGATGTCTTAAATCATTCTTAAAACACATATCTCTTTCAATCTGTATAGTTTTCGGTAAATCTTTCATATCCTTCATTATATTTTTATTCTCTTTATTAAAAATTTTTATATTATTATAAATATAATCGTTCCCTTTAATTCTTTCTTTAATCTCAGCATCTTTTTCAGTTGACATTGAATTTGAAAATAACATATTCGCATAATTATTATAGGATTTTTTACTGAGAGAACATATATTAACATTTCTTAAACTCTCATTTGAACGTTCTTGTCTTACATCATAATCTAAAATAATATCACTACAACAATCTCTTATAATAGAATCAATTTTAATATAATTATCATATAATTTACAAGATAATTTTAATAAATTATATAAATCATAGAACTTACCAGACTTTATTTTATACGTATCTGTTATATTATGTATGTAAAAATCTATTTCAAAATTATAAGTTGGCATATGAGAAATTATTGCATAAGTTATATCTCCCAACCCTCTTTTGTAATTTTCTTTATTTGTTTTCTTATTCAATATGAATTCTATATTTGTCAAAGGATATTTAATTCTTATTTCTTGTAATAATCTTATTGAAGTATTATATGAAACATCATTTATAATAACATCTGGCGACACTTCACTTGTTTCATTATAATTATTTATTCTTAAATTTTCCAATTAAATCTCTCCTCTTTTTAATATTTCTTCAATTTCTAACCAACCCTCAACTCTAATTATATTCTCATGTCTCACATCTTTATTATAATTAGCATCCATTAGAAGTACCTTTATACCACTATCAGCTAACTCAAGTGCGTTATTTTCACAGTCCTCGACAAATACATCAACTCCTAATTCCTTTGCTTTATCAACCTTATAATGGCTACTAAGCATATGCAAAGGAATATCTTGTAATTTATTATCCTTTAAATAATCTTCAGTTCTTTTTCTAACATATTCAGTGTCTTCCCTAGCTGTTATAAAATTACAATTATGAATAAGTTTAATTCGTAATAAAACCTCTACAACATTTTCTCTAATATCAACACTATCAAAGAATCCTTTAATATTTTGATTATATTTTAGTTTCCATTGTTCTTCTGTTACTCCGAATATATCACGTAAGTAATATTGGGTACATTGAGATTCTATTATATTCGTATTGTGTAATTTATTGAAATAAGGTAAATAGTAATATGAATTTGACAATACACCATCAATATCTATTGCCAAATTAAGCTTTCTCATTATCTTCACCTTCTGTTATAGAATTTTCTATTTCTACTAAACTTATATATTCATATTTATTATCCATATTACAAATAAATTTAAAATCTATTGGTTCGCCTTGAAATATATTTAACCCCCTTTTACAATAGCTCAAAATAGGACATTCTTTAAAAATACACGAGCATAATTTCGCCATATTTACATCTCTCCTTTATATATAATTTTATATTATTTACTTATTCTATTTTTTCGGTACTACTCCTGTATCTAAGAACTCTTTAAATCCATCTACAACTTGTTTGTCAGTGTCAATAAGTTTACCATGCAAATATATTTCTCCATTATGTTCAAATCTTAGAATTTCTTTGAAATTACCTGTTATTATCATTAGTGATTCGTCTTTATTGGCATTAAAATTAATTATATTATCATTTAGTGGAATTTCTAATGCCTCACATTTTATTACTTTATAAAATTCAGCATCTTCTTTTGATTGACATGCTTTTATTAATCCTTTTGCTAATTCTAAATCCATTAATATCACTCCTTCGTATTAATTATATTACTTCAATCCAATATCCCTTCTCAAAATAATCCTCAACTTGACTAGTAGGATAATCTTCTTCCATTAATTCTTCTCCCTCAAGCCAAGTAATATATGTAATTTCAGGATTATTTATATCTTGAGTTGCTAGATAATCAAAATCCTTTTCTTCATCATACTCTACAAGTTCTTTATTTAAATGAAATAATATATGTTCTGTCATTTTTATTCAACTCTCCTTTATTTATATTTTAGGTAATTTCTTAGCCCATTTTAACAATTCTATATTTGCTAGTAATATTAATTTGTAAAGCTTCTCTTCTTTATTTTTATATTTATCTACTGTATATGTATTTTCAGATGATAGAACTCCAAAACTATTTTCTATAGTTGTATGATTATCATCGTCATATTTAATGGAAAATCCTTTTGGAATAGTTTCAAAAGTTATTCTCTCTGCAAATCTTATATAACAGTAAGGTAGTTCATCGTAATAATGTCCTGCACAACAATTGTCACTTATATAGCCCTTCTTATTAAGTTCCATTATAATTGGTAGCATTAACTCATCCACTTCAATTATCTTGCCATAGCAGTTATTTTTAGGACACATTAACCAATGTTTATCGTCATATGGAATAGATTTAATTTCTTTTATAGAATCTCTGTATATTTGATTACATTTTAAACAAAAATTAGCCATTTATATTATCTCCTTCTGCTATTTGACATACTACTTTAAAATATGCTTGTAATAAATCATTCGCTTCTACTTTAAACATAAAATCTTCTTTAAAGAAATTATTATTATCTATAAATTCCCAACAAGTAATTTGATAAACATAACTACCTTCAACGGTTTTGCTATCACAAGATATATCTATTTTACTATTTGATTTTTCTTCTATAAATTCTCTTAATTGAGTTTCTGTTAATAGAGGAATTATGTCGTCAATATATTGTATATTCCAACTATCTATAGATGCACTTGGGCTTCTCCATTCACGCAAAGAGTCTTTATGTCTTAAATCAACAGTTACTATTTCGTACTTATCTACTTTTATAACTATATATTTTTGTCTTTCTTCGTTTCTTTTTCTATAAAATAAATCATATTGTTCAATATTGTTCTTCCACCAATCTATTAAAGTTTCTTGTACTTCTTCTGATTGTTTTAAAAATTGTTCTACTGTTATGTATCTCATTAGTTACACTCCTCTTATTTTATATTATTTTAATACTTCTAACTCAACTCGTTTTAATAAATCTATCATGTAATCATAACTTCCTTCGCTTTCATAATCACCTTTTATTGATTCTAGTGATTTTTGAAGTGATTTAACTATATTCATTGCTCCTTGATTATAACCATCTTTAAATTGTTGTACCATTAGTTCTCTTAAATCTGTAGAAATTTGTTCTTGATTCATAATTGTTTAGCCTCCTATTTATTTTATATATTATTTTAATCTGATATTTCTTCTATTAATAAAACTAATAGAAACAATGCCCATAAACAACTTGCACTATGTAATAAAATAGCTACTAATCCTATAGCTAAACATCCTATACTTGATACAATTGCTTTATTACTAATTTTCATAACTTTCATTCTCCTTTTTTAATTCTTCTTTCAATCTTCTGTTTTCCATTTCTAAACTCCAAGAAGCTAACGTTATTGATGTAAGCCATAACAATTGTGTTATTATTAATATAATAATTCCCAATATATTATTTGTAATAGTTCCTACCATCATAGCAATAATGAATGATGGTATAAAACATACTGAACCTAAAATTAATCCTATCAATTCTTTCTTACCTCTTATTTTAAACATGATTTTACTCCTCCTTTATCCTATATTATTTATAATTGTGTGTTCTTTTATAGATACAAATGCTGAGACTGGTTTTGAATGATGTTTTCTACCTTCAACAATATTCTCTGCTATTTCCCTATTTGGAGCACAACTTTTACAAATATATCTTCTAGTAAGTACTCCATTAATTTTAGGATTACTATCAAATTTCCACCCATTCTCTTTCTTAAATTCCTTATGACAAATACAACATTTATTCCAAAATAATATTGTATTACATCTTTGTAAATTGTTACTGTTGCTTTTTGAATCTCTCTTCATAATTTAGTCCCCTTTTTTTATATATTTAATCAATCGCTTTATTCAATACAAGACACTTTCTTCTATTCCAAAAACGCCACCATTTAGATGTTTTATATCTGGGGATTGCATTATAATAAATATGTATAATATTTTCACTGTTAAATAGTAATTCTTTATTATGATTAAGTAGATATTTGGAAGCGTCATTTACTGAAGTAATACATCCATCATATAAATAATTATTATAACTATCTAATATTCTATCAATGGACTTATTATAATATCCTTTGAATATACTTACATTCAAGTCAAATCCTTTATATATATATTTGTTTGATGTTTTGCTATATGATATACTCCTAAAGTTTCAAGTTCATTAATTTCTTTATAAGAAACAAATACTATATGTCCTATTCCTGTTTTGAAATATATAGAATTTGTAGTGTTATTCGCACTCCATCCTTCATATTCTCTTATAGTTATATTATCTTCAATGGGTTTTATTGTATTGGTTTCCATCGTAATTCTCTCTTTTAATTTATTTATAGAATAATTCATGTAATTCTCCTGAAATATCACATTTAATATTTGCTTCATGATTCTCAGGATAGTAATCTTCGTCCTCTTCAATATTGAATTGTTTATTATCTTTATCTGTTAATGGAGCTACAATAAAACTAGGTAAACTTGAACAACCATCGAGTGTTACTAATATTGAAAAAGCTAATCCTTCTAATTTTTCTTTAGTAGTATCTTTTTCTATTCTATCCCAATAATTAACTAACTCTCTTATATGTTCTAAAAACTCCGTTCTAACTTCTTCTACTGTTTTCTCTTTGGACATTTAATAATCACTCCTTTTATCTTTTATGCCCTCTTTTATGCGTTTTCTAGTTAGGATTCTATAACTTCTAAAATTCTCTTTTGATTCAAATGTTTTATTATAACTCGTAAGTTTATGTTTACAATAATTACTTAACCTTTTTTGATATTTATTCATATTTACCAAAACTCCTTTTATTTATATCATTATTATTTAAAACACCATAAAACTCATATTCTATTGACTTATTTACAAATCCGTCTAGCCTATAGCCCCATTGTTAAAAGTTATTTTGTACTATTAAGGTCATTTTTGCTTAAATGCGTTTAAATTGATTTTAAATTATATTATGTAATTTTTTAATATTTTTCAACAGAGAGTCGTTTAAATGGCTTCTATATGAAATTATATTAATCTTCAATTTCATTTAAATAATCAAATATAAAACTGAAGTTGTTTAATTCATCACCAACTAAATATATTTGTGCTAAGTCAATTACTTTATCTATAAATACCTCATCCCATTCTAAATCTTCATTATCATATAGTATAATTGAATTTCCATCACTATAACTATTTATGAATTTTGTTGTTGGGTAAAGATTTAATAATTCTTTTATTAATGTATCCATATTTTTTATACCACCCTCTTTAATATATCTATAGCTAATTTTATTTGAGCAACTTTTTCTTGATTAGCGTCAAAACATAATAAATTTTCTTGTCTTATTATTTGATTTAATTCAAAGATTGCATTTTTAAGTCTTACTTTACATTCCATTTCTACAGTTATTGTATTTTCCATAATTATCATTTCTCCTTTTATGTATGTATTATTGATTTTCAAATTTGATTATTCCTCAATAGAAACAGTAGTTTCCCCTCTATTTTCATATTCATTATATATTTCTATTTTATCTTCATAGATTTCCATTTCTAAATATAATCCGCCAATTTCCCATTCAAATTGTATACTATCTCTCCCAGTAGGAGACACAAAAGGTGTTGGGTTCATTTGTTTTACTAAATCTATTGCTTTATTAATTAACTTTTCTGTAAAAGGGTTAGCATCGTATGTATTCCAATTTTGTTTTAGTTCTTTAAAGCTTTCAATTTTTTCTATTGCTTGTTTTAGTTCCATAACAATCACATCTCCTTTTTTATTCCCAATAAACCTTCTAATAATTCAACTTTCCCTGATAACATACCAATTCGACATAATGAACCAAAATACAATATATTAGCTTCTCCTTCATATTTTTCTTTATATTCTTTACTCTTATATAATTTTGAATTCTCTTCGCATTCAGCTATTCTTATTTTATAATATTTTAATCTTTCCTCAAGTCTTAATGATTTAATACTTGTCAAATAATCTTCGTCCAATATTTTACAGTCATTCTTCCAAAACCAATTGCTATCAGCTTCATCTTCTCTCCCTTTGATAAAATATACATTTTCAGTTAGTAAATCAAATTTTTCCACAACTTCAAACTCTCTTCCTTCCCAACCTTTATAATAGTAATTCCCATATTCAATTCTTATTCTCATTTTATATCATTTCTCCTTTATTAATACTTTAACCTTTGTCCACATTTATAACAATACTCAACATGATTAGGATTAGTAACTTCATTTCCACACATAGGACATCTTTCACCTTCTGTTTCAGTTATTATAATTTTATGTGGTATATTTTTATCTAAACATTGTTTAACATACCACACACCCCATCTTTCATCTCTAGTTGTCTGGTTAAACATTATTGTTTCCTCCTTATTTGACTATTTTAATATTATAAACTTGCATAATATTGATGAGTGTCTCAGAATTAACGTCTTAGTATAATTGACTATGCAAGTTTATAGATTGTTATGTCATTATTTTAAATAAGTATTCATTTCATCTTGATACATGATTTTTATTCCATCAGCCTCAGCTTTAGATTTTTTACCACTTTTACTCGTATCTCCACAAATTAGATAATCTAATGATTTTTTATATCCTGATTCAAAGGTACATCCTATTTCTGCTAATTTAACTTTTAACTCTGCTTTTTTTAAACTAAAGACACCTGTACAGTAAACCTTGCACCCAAAGAGTTTGTTTTCATTACTTCCTTCTTTTACCTTCACTCTAACTTCCTCCTCAAATTTAATATATTGTAATAATTCATCCATTAATACTTGATTAGTTTCACTATTTAAATAATCTATGATACTTGTTGAAGTTATCTCTCCCATATCATTCATTAATATTAAATCATTAAATGTACAATTCCTAAAACCATCTATAGTTTTGAATCTAGATTGCAAATCCTTACTTGAACCACTTCCCACGTTTGAAATCCCAAGGCTATAAATAAATTTTGCTAAAGTGGTTCTTTTTGAATCTTCTAAACTTTTAATTAAATTATTATAAGATTTAATCCCAAATCCATCCATGTTAATTATTTTTTCTTTATACTGTTCAATCTTATATACATCCGTTATATCTTTAATGAATCCTTTCTCTATAAACTTCTCAATAGTTTTAATACTGAAGTCGGTTATGTCCATTGCTTTCTTGCTACAAAAGTGCTTTATAGTTTGTGATAATTTAGCATTACAATTAGGATTAATACAATGTAATGTCTCCGTTCTATCAGATGTCCTTAATTCAACGTCTCCACCACACACAGGGCAACTAGTAGGAAGTATAAAGGAATTACTTTTAGTTAGATTCTCGGATAGCTGAGGTATTATCATGTTCGCCTTATATACCAAAATTTTATCAGATATACCTAATTCTAAATTTCTTAATATACTAATATTGTGTAGACTAGCCTTACCAACCATTGATTGTTCAATCTCTACCTTATCAAAGTAAGCAACTGGGGTAAGGATTCCTGTACGTCCAATCTGGAATTTGATATCTCTTAGAATGGTTTCTTTGTTTGCATCTTCCCATTTAAAAGCAAAAGCATTATTTTCGTGATGTTGTCCTCCACCTAAACTTTTCCCGAATTTTAAGTCCTGAAACATAACGACTAAACCATCCGTAGCAAAGGAATACTCACTTATTTTTTCTTTAAATAATAATACATTGCTTTCTAAAGTTGTAGAATTAACTATTTTATATTCAACACTATCAAATCCTAATTCACTTAACCAATCTAATTGTGATGTATATAATTCAAATGATTTATCACATTCAACTATTCCAAAAGCTTTAAATTGAATATTCCTCTGTTTTGTTATTTTATTATCTAATTGCATAATTGAACCACTTGCTAGATTTCTTGGATTAGCATATTCACCATCTACATTAATTATCTCAAAATCTTCTCTACTTATTAAAGCTTCTCCTCTAATAACTAATTTACCACCATAATTAATTTGCTGTGGAATCCCTTTAAATACCTTAGCATTATGAAGAACTCTAGAGCCAACGTCACCTCCGCCTCTCGTAACCGCATCTACCAAAATATTATTATCATATGTTAACACTATAGTAAGTCCATCTTCTTTCCAACTCAAAACTCCTTCTTTATTGCCTAAGAATTTTATTAATTCATTTATATCTTTAGTTTTATCTAGTGATAACATTTCTTTATTGTGCCTAACTTTTTCAAGTGAGTTAATCACTTCATATCCTACGGTTACTGTGGGTGAGTTAATTGGTGTAAAATTAGTTCTATTTTGTAATATCTCCAATTGATTATATTTATCATCCCACTCTTTGTCATTCATATTACTCTGTTTACCATTATAATATAGTGCAGATTCTTGATTTAATTCTTTAACCAAAGTTTTTATTCTATTAATTCTACTTATTTCCATATTTTATAATCTCCTTTTATTTTAATATTTTATATATAATTATTAATATCTTTCTCTCTTTTTAGGTTTTCTATATTTGCTATCTCTTCCACTTTGAATTAACTTCTTGCTTTTAAATAATGTAATTATACCAAATAACTTATATGAAGTGATACTATAAACATTAAACTCATATTCATACTTAGACATAAATTTCTTAATATTAAATCTTTCTATACTTTGATATTCTTTTGATGTAATCATTTTATATCATCTCCTTTACAGGTATAAATAATTTAGCTGATTTTATCTTCCATTGTCCGTCTTCATAAATTGTAAAGAATGGATAACCATTTTTAAATTGAACTCCATAAACTATTTGTATTTTACATTCCTTATTATATACTTCAAACATTTTATCCCTCCTCTAATTGTATTATTTTATATTATTATAATTTATTGAATTTATTAAATAGTTCGTTTTGTTTTAAGTTACTTTTTATGTATAATTTATAATCTTCAAAATCTTCATCTTTTATATCTCTTATAGGAGTTTCTCTAATTTTATAATAATCACAGTAATGACATTCACTTGATATATTAATTCCTGCTTTTTGTCCTTCGTCACCATATGATTCAAATGGACACCAACATCCTTTTGAATCATCATCATAAATCCTATTTATAGGATATTGACAAGTGGGAAATCTTTTCTTATATGAATTTATTTCTGAAGGAGAATACATCCCATATTCGTTATATTTTTCGTCTGGAAGAGTTTTATTCTCCATATCAATCCAATCTTGTCTTTCCATATCATGGTCTCCAGTATGATTAAGTGAGTATTCTTGATTCTCTAATAGGAAAGTCTCAATTAAATTATATATATCCTCTTCATGTTCATATATTTCATAATATTCATCGTCTTCTGTCTTAGATGTTTCATTAAACCATTCCTTATATTCGTCTTTGTAACAATTAGAGCATAATTGTATCTCGATATTCTCATTATCAAAGTCACTCCCATATCCTCTACTATAATTGCTAATTTTTAACTTATGTATCATTTCTTCTATTGGTTGTAGTGTATCACAACAATAGCATAATCTCTCTTTATTTTGATGTTTATATTCCCTAGTTTCAATTGAATTATTTAGTTTGATATTACTCATTAATATTATCTCTCCTTTAATTATATATTATTATAGTTTTAATATACTTTATTGATTTATATTTTCTATTTCTAAAACAATGAGATTGCAGGAAGTATTAGCATTTATTACTAATTAATTCTTACAATCTCATTATAACCCTTTTTACTATTTATTGTCAAGTATTTTATATTATTATATTGATATTAATTTTAAATGTTTATTTATAAAATACGTATTCATATTTAGTAGGTTGACCGATAACACATAATCTTCTAATATGTACTAATACTAGGTCTGTTATTTTATCTTGAACACGTTCTTGTGTTTCATTTTCTTCATTCTCAGCATAAAATTCTAATTCTATATCGCAAGTAAATCCACGTTTTAGAATCTGTATATATTCTTGAGAACACATTGTTACTTTATCTTCCTCTTCTTTAAAACTTGAAATTGTTATTAGTTCTAATATGCTTTTGCCATTTAACATTAACCTTATATTTGGCACATCTAATAAAAATATCATTATTAATACACACTCCTTTAATTTTTATTATATTGTTTTGTCTGAATTATCATTCTCTTAATTATCTTTTCTAAAGAACTTGAAATGTGTCTCTAGTAATTCTATTGTTATATAATATGCACAAAATATAAATGTTAAAGCAATACTGCACATTATTAGAAATCCTATAAAACCTACTAGAAATTTAACAATTATAAGACTAAACACAAATTCAAATATACTGACAAATATATTTGCTAAAAACATGATTGCTATAATTGTAAATATTGATGTTATTCCACCCATTATAAATTTTAAATATTTCATTTGTTATTTATCTCCTTTTCATATAACTTTTTATATTTGTTTCTTTCAGATTTATATCTACTTACACTTCTGTTAAGCTTGGCGATTAATGATTCATCCATAGAATTATATTGTTTCTGAAATTCTCTGCATAATGAGCGTATCATGGAGTCTTTTAATATGTCTATTGATATTCCAAGTTCTTGACGTTTAGCTTTCTTAACACAGTAATCGCCAAGATAAACACCTATGTGATTTGGTATTTCATCCTTTACTTGCTCATAAAGTTCTTTAGTTAAAATATAATAATTAAAATGACCAACAAAAGTATTTTTACATTTAGAATGAAAATCTGATTTAGAAATCTTTATTTCATAACATCTAAACTCATGTTTACTATTCATCGTCATATAATCAACTCTTTCTTTTTTACCTTTTTTAGCATTAAATCCAATTGTAACCTCGAAACATGCGTACACTCCCATTTTATTAGTAATATCCCATATTTGTCGTTCTAATTCTAAAGTTAAATCTGTTTTAGGGATTAGTTATCACCTCTTTTATAATTTATGAATACCATCTGTCCATACCTTCAAATACCTCCACCCCATCGGTGTACCCTAATTCTGATAACACTTGACACATTATACTATCTGCCCATATATGACTACATTCCGTGTCATCATTATCTTTTATTTCATCCATAACATTTTTAAATTCTATTGGTGTCATTATTTAACTCCTTCAATTTTAAATTTTTCAATCATTCTATCAATATCCTCATATAAATTATCTTGTTCTTCTTCTAATTCAGACGCTTCTAATAATAATTTATCTATTTTTGTATTATAATTATCAATATTAGTTTTCTTAATAATCAAATCTGTTAAGAATTCTTTATCATTATTATACAAATTTAATATTTCGTCATTAGTAAATGCAGACAAATCAATTATATGTAATTCATTTTGACGAGTTGCCTTATATATTATTACTTGAGCAAGATTTTTACAAATTGAAATAGTGTATGTAAAATAATTAATAATAAGAGGATATTTTGTTTTATTTTCTTGTGTATCTAATATCTGTTGTTTAGTTTTAATTATTTCTAAAGATTCTATATATTGTTCTTCTAATTCATATATCAAAGATTCATTTAAGTCTAATTTAATATATTCTCCTCTGATAAGATATGTATATACTCCGATTTCTACAATCGTACCTGTTAATAGAAAATTACCATCTTTCCTTATATAATTTATTTTAACTAAATCACCTACATTTGCTTTTTGTTTTGCATTCATTATTATATCTCCTTATTATTTTTTATTGTTAGTCTTTTTGTATAATATTTGTACAACCACTCCTCCCATTACAAATCCCATAAACCATGCTAAATAATATATCCAAAACATAATTATTTCTCCTTTCTATTGCTTTCTAAATGAATTTATAGATTTATTTTATTTATTACTACTTCCTAATTTACCTAACCCACGTTCTGATTTAATACTTTTTAATTCTTCCCATGATATTTCCTTGTCTTGAAATATTGGAACTGGTATCATAACAAATTGAGTTATAGCTTTAGTAATAGGTTTTATAATGCAATCTGCTTTATTTATATATCTATCTTGAACTACAATGTCATCACCATATATTATTTTAAAATCGCTATCAAATGTATTTTCTAATAAATCAAACACACTACTCTCTTCTATTTCTTTATCTGATTGAGTGGTAATAATTAAGTATTTGTCTTTATTAGTGTTAATCAAAGGAATAAAATAAGAATCACGATACCCAGAGTCACCAACGCCTGCACCTACGATTACGCCTTTACTCCCCATACCTCCTTTATCAAAGAACTTAGGGAAGTAATTTGTACTACATGCTATAGCTATTCCTGTATCTATTAATCTAGTAGAGCATGGTTCAATTACTATTGTTTCTGTTTCACAAGTATAAATATCTCTTCCTGCATCCTCTACTCTCTTAGTTGGTATAATTGCGTTTGGTTTAGTTTTAGCAAAGTATAATTCATTACCTTTTATTTCATTAATTTTAGTATTCATTTTTACATTTCTCCTTTTAATTTTATATTATTTTAGTTTTTTTAGTAAGGTTTAGAACATTACCATTTAAATCTATTTCTATATATGTTTTTAGTTGGTCATCTTGTGATATGTATTCAAGTTGAATGGTATTTGTTTTTGGATTATAATTAGGACTATATTCTTTGAAATGAATTGCTTCCATATAAAGTCTATATTTAACAGATTCATCAAAACATACAAATCTTTTATGGCATAATTTCTTTTTATCCTTATATAGCCTAACTGCCCATTTATTTTTTCATTATCAAAAGAAACTCCACTTACTCCACTTGTATTATTATTCTGTTTTGTTTTGTTATATCCATTTTCTCTAATCGTTACGATTCTAAGATTATTTTTTCTATTATTTAATCCATTACCATCAATATGGTCAACCATATACTCCAATGAAGAATTGCCCATTCCTATCATTTTCTTTCTCTTTATAAGTTCTTCGTTTGCTCATTTGCATCTCCTTATTTTATATTGTTTTAATAATTCAATCCTTTTTTATAAATATGCTGATTACTTGTTGCGAGATTTATTCCATACATAGTGTTATTAAGCGTGGTTAACTCAGGTAAGTATCTACCACATTTAATATAATCACATAATTCTATTATTTCTTTTGGAATTTCTTCCATCTCATATCTTGTAAACAACCATATCTTTTTATTCAATGGTTTTAAATCCAATAACATATGTAATAATTCATTATGATTTTGGTCAAGTGGTTCTCCTCCAAATAACATAATATTATCAATAAGATTATCAAAGTTTTTAACTTTAGCTTGTAATTTTTCACTATATTCTTTGTTATATAATTCTCCTTGATTAAAATCCCAACTTTGGTGATTGTGGCAGTTAACACAGTGGGGTGAACCACTGCATCCTGCTACATAAATATCTAATGATTTATAAGTTAATGTATATTGTGAAGCTAAAATATTCATCATTCAATCTCCTTTATTATAGTATTATATACTTTTATACCATTTTCTATTTGGATAATCTTCTTCTCGTCTTACTTTATGCCAGTTTCGTATCGCTGTTAAAAAGCCAACTACACGACTATAGTTATCTTCAATATCTCCACCACAAACTATACATTTATCTCCTCTACCAACAGACATATGTCCTTCAGAACATCTCTGCAAATTATAATTGACCGCAAAATAAACGACGTGCATTTTAGCACATGTTACAATTAATTCAACAATTTTTGCTTCGTCTTCAATCTTTGTATCAATGTTAAGATGACATATTGCTCCACCAGAGAAGTGCTTATCAAATTTACCTTGTAACATTATTCTATCAAGTAAATCTGCATTTGTGGTTAATGGGATGAATTGATTTGAATAAATATTATACTCATTTTGGAAACCCATCATCTTATCTTTCTCAGCCATTTTTATACTCATATTTTCAGCTGGTACTTGCTCACAATTATGAGGAGCATTATATAGTTTACCTAACTTGTCATTTTCAGTATTAATAAATTTTATTATATCAACACCTAATTCTTGTCCCTCAGTAGTAAGAATATCACTACCAAGAATCTCTATACATTCATTAAATCCATTTACACCGACAGTAGAATACTGCTTAGTTAAGTCCATATATCCAAGAGCATATAATGGGTGATTACCATTTTCAATTCTTTTTTTAACAATGTGTCTTTTTGCATTATTAATTCTTGCACACACTTCAATTATATCCTTTAATGACTCTTTAAATTTTTCAACTGTTTTATTCTTTATAGCAAGTCTTGGGAAATTAATTGAAACTACTCCTAAACTACCTATTTTTGAACTTCCTGCTCCAAAGCTATTAAAGTATTCATTTTTCTTATCACTTCTTAATCTGCAACAACTTGATAAAGTAGAACTATCTCCTGTATACATATTAATAAAACCGAACTCTAAATCTTGTTTTGCAATGAGTTTTACAAAATTCATATCATTTACATTACCTTCTTTATCTACTGAAATACAAGCAGAAGTAATTGGAAAAGTGATAGGAGTTCTTCTCATTTCTTCGTTCATTATATTTAAATAAAGTACTTGCAATTTTCTTACTATATCAAGGTTTGGAGTTGAACCATCTGGGAATAAATAATCCTCACAAAGTCCCTCTAAAAAATTATCATCATATATAGATATATTTGTGAATGGACTTTGATTAGCTCTCATTGGTTGGTTAATGGTATATATAAAACTTACGATATTTTCTCTTACATAACTCCAACAATCTTCTTCAGACACAAATTTAAAATGAGCATCGGATTTAGTTTCAAGTATGTTTTTAACAAAATACGACATAACTACCAACATATCAGCCAATCCAGTTGCTCCTAGTGTTGAATTTGAAGCTATTACAGTGAATTGTTCAAGTTGAGACTTAAAAGCATATAAATATTTTGGTGGCAGAGAAGCTATTTTTTTTACCATTGGCAAACCTTTTGTTAATATATCATATGTAGAGTAATTGAAGCAATATGGTAATCCAGCACCTATACCATGAAAATCATGAATATAAATATCTCCTGTTAAATTCATTTCTACAATATCATTTGCAACTTTTAATCCATAAAGTTTTCTTAATTCTTTCCAAAGTATGTAATAACTATTAAGTCTAAAAAATGGTTTGGGTAGCTCAGTAGAATATGCTATTACAGATATATCATCCACATTTGCATTAGCATCAATAGAAGCATCGGATGTAACTGAGGCAGAAAAGAATTTCTTAGAGAACTTAGACATATCAGTTTGTTCTCCTATTCCATCCAAGTTAAATAGTTTATCTGAATATTTACCTCTTAAATACATCATTAAATCATCAAATTTTTGTTCGTAACTAACTTTTAAATACATTATGCAATTACCTCCTGTAATTTTATTATTTTATTTTCTTTTATTATTAGTGGCATAGACAACATTCCTTGTGTTCTCGCCATTTTCATATATTCTTTTCTTTGAGATTCTTCTAAATCATTTAAGAGTTTATATTCAAATTCAATCCCCTTATTTTTCAGTACTGTCTTTGTCATTTCACATGCACTACAATTCTCTTTTCCTATAACTTTTATCATTTAACATTTCTCCTTTTATTATGTATTATTACATCGTGTTTTATATTATTATAATTAATATATTATTTTAAACTTTCATTATACCTCCTTACCCAATATTCCACCTCACTTCCTTCCAAATCATTTTCATTAATAAATTTATCTAAACTAATATCTAATTCTTCACCTAAATTTTTGTCATATGTAAAATCAATTTCCTTATAAAATCTTCTTATCTCTCGTGTGTTTTCTCTTATTTCTCCCTCCTTAATTAATAATTCCATTTACACACTTCCTTATATATTATTTTACAACGTAACCTCTAATTTGCTGACGACCTAATTCTAAAGCACGATTATTATAATGTGAATCACTCTCTCCATTTTGCCTAACAAGAAAAATATCTAATCTATTACCACTATTTAAATCTGAACCGCCACAATCAGTTATCTCTAACCTTCCCATCCCTTCTAATTGAACATAACTTCCTTGTGGAATTGAATTACTGGCACACATTGAAGCACCGACAAGCTTTCCACTTGAAGTTTGATTACCGTTTAAGTCAGTATACCATGTGCAATTAAAAGTAGTATTATAATTCCCACTATCACCACTATTTCCTCTGCTTGGAGAAGTCTTATTCTGTTTAGCAATCCTTTTTTCTTCTTTTACTTTTTCAACTCTAGCCTTTTCTAATCTAACTTTCTCAGCCTTTTCTTTAGCTTTCTTCTTTTCTAATAATAATCTCTTTAATTCAACTTGCCTTTGTTTCTCAATTTTAGCTTTTCTTTCAGCAACTCTTTTAATTTCACCTTGTTTAACTTTTCCCATGAAAGTACTAAAATTATCTTTTTTTACAACTTTAACAACCTTAGCTTTTTTATTAACTTTTAGTTTATCCCCATTAAAATCATCTTTATGTACTATCGTACTCAAACCAAGAATAGCAGTATATAAACTACTCACAATTAATAATTTCAGTAAAATTTCTTTTCTTCTATTCATATAATCACTCCTTTATTTTGTATTATTATAATATTACTATTTTAAAAAATTATTATGAAACAAATTAATAATATAATAACAAGAAATTCTGCACGAGTTGCTAATTCTAATAATTCATAAGTCGGCATTGTTGTTTTTACATAAATTTCTATCATTTTATCAGTTATTTTACTATGTATTTCTTTAAATTTGCTAGAGATATTCTTAAACATCTTAATCACCTCCTTAAATCCTTTCTAAGCTTCACAATTATCAGAACATCTCATTACACCTACAAGTTGGCTTTGATACTCCTCAGCCATGCTATTGACTATGAAAATCTTTTCTTTCCCACATGCTTCACATAAATCATTTATTTCACATATATCATCTCTTTTCTTAATTAAATTTTTAAGCAAACTATCAGGATTATTTTGCAAACAAGCTATAATATCATTTAGTTCTATAATTACATCTGTCATACAACAACTATTTATTTCCTTCGAATTATCTATAATCATATCAATTACTTCATCCTCGTCTATATCAATTAAGTCATTTTGCTTATTTACCATTTCAATCATTATTATTCTCCTTTTATATGTATTATTGTATTGTTAATCTTCAAATACAATTTCTTTATGTTCATGTATATCTGAAATAATTAATTCCCTTCCACAAATTTTACATTTATTTAATTTATTTGTAATAGGATTTTCTAGGACATTCGATTCATGCCAATTTTCATAGTGCCTTTTGCAATTCTCATTACTACAATTGTATTGAAAATCATAAAACATTCTTAAATTCTCAGGAAATAATTTTCTTTCTATCCTATCCAATCTTTCTCTTATATCTCTATCCATTAAATAATTCCTCCTTTCTTTAATTGGTATTATTTTATTGTTGATAAATTATTTTTCGTCTAAATATTGTCCTTTAGGTCACTTATTTCATCATTTAAACTTAAAATGTCATCCTTCAAATCTGAGATATCATCTTCTAATTCATCAATTTTAACATTCTTCTTATCTATTATTTCGTTTAATTCAATTTCTACATTTTCTAATCTTTCAATTTCAGCGTGAGCATTATCTACATATTCACTCATTGATTCCATAGTACGAGTCATATTATCCATAAGTGTGTTAAATTCTACCTTACCCATAAAATCACCATTATGATATACTTTTAAATCTGCATTCATATTATCATCTCCTTTCAATATCTAGTATAGTTCAATATCTTACCAAAGTCAATAACTATTTTATATTATTATAGTTTATTTCATTTTCAAGTTTTCTTTATCCTCTTTTTCACTTATGAGGAAACAAGCCATCATAAAACGTACAGGATCATGTATTAATTTAGCATGAAGATAATCTAACAATTCAAAATATTCACATTCCTCTGCTTGAGCTAAATCAAGAATTTGTATTGATGGTTTAATTCTTTTACATTTATAAACAGTTGGCTTACCTGATTTTCTAAATACTATCTCTTTACAATTCATACAAAAATAACATTTCTTATCCATTTGATTACTCCTTATCTTATTAAAACACTTCCACCTGCATCTATATTTCCTTTGTGTTCTCCTATAATCTTTACAGAACCTCCAGAATCTATATCACCATCTACATTGCCTGTGATATTAGCACTCCCTCCACAATCAATACCATTACTGATATTACCTTTAACTTCTACAGAACCACTACAATCAATCTTATCACAATTACCTTCTACAATAACATTTACTGTTCCATTGTTGTTATGTAAATCTGTATTGTCAGTATCAATTTCTTTGCCATTTACAAATATTTTGTTATTTATAACACTTACATTTCCACTTGGAATTTGTATTGTTTTACCATTAATAGTTACTATACTTTTACCATTTCTATTACTCATAGTAACGGATGATGAATTTGAAATAGATTGTATATTACTTCCTATATTTTTAAATATATTCATTATTATCATCTCCTTTATTTATTATTATATGTAGGATATCCGATAGGATAATCTCTTCTTAATATTCTCATACATAAATTATGTTGACACTTATGTATTCCATCTGCGAAATCATCTATTTCACTAGGATGTTGTTTTTCTAATTTAATATATTCATTCCATGCAGTTACAAGAGCATCCATTACTTTACCTTCTTGTTCTGTTAATCCATCATCTCTCACATTGGAAGTCTCCTTTTTAAATAATTGTGATGCATTCTTACATTGATTAAGGAATTCCCTACTTATTTTATTTTTATTACTTTCTTCTATAAATTCTTTGGCTTTCTCATTTTTAATAGCAAACATATATTCACCTCTTGTCTTTCTTAAAATTAAATATTTCCTCTACATACACTTTGTTAAATATAAATAGAATTGGCTTAACTATTAATAAACAAAATATGTAATCTAGTATGTAACTTAATTTAATTTTCATTTATCTACCTTCTTTATTTTAGATTATCCTATGATATCAAGTATTTTTCTAATAGCTTCATGTTCTTTTATGATTCTTATATCTTTTATTATGTTTCCATATTTAGCAAGTCTGTTATATCTTGAAATTCTTTTATATATGTAGTTTTTATATTTCACCTATTTCTCCTTTACACTATATTAATTTTAAATACTCCAATCAAATTCAAAATTCCAATTTTCACCAAGTTCCTTTTTATTATTTTTCTCAAAACATATTACCGTTCCTTTTTCAATATCTATATTCTCAATATCAATATCTTTAGTTAATGTAATTTCCATAACTTCTATATTGTTTATTTTATCAAGCTCATCAATTTTATGAGAAAAACTACTTAATATATCTCCCTGTTCATCGTTTATTTTAAAGATATCACATAAGTTATAATATAAACTTTCATCTATTGTATTGTCATATTCGTCATAATCTGTAGAATCGGATATCAAATATTCATAAATGGTCATTTCTTCAAAATCTATATCACATTCTACTTCTGAATGTTTTCCGTCAAGTTCTCCAACATAAACTTCTAAATTGTCTAATTCTTCTTTATTTTTTAAATAAAAATCATATGGAATATACAATTCACCATAAGCTGTTGCATTTGAATAATACCCTTGTGCAAAAGCTGATATTTTAACTATTTTTGATTCCTTATTAAATTTCATTATTAACACTCCTTTTATTTTATATTATTGTAATAAATATATGAAAGTAATATTTTATTCACATTTTTGATTTTGTAATGTAGTGATAGCCCCATTCTCAAAAGCTAAATTATTAAAATAAGGTCAAACTTGCTTAAACCCTCATAGGATGCTTTAAATTTAATTTATGAAACCTTTTGAGATTTATTCAGAATATAACTGTTTAAATGATGATGTAGTAAAAATCAAATATTGCATTCATCCATAATTTTTAACATGTGATATTCAGCTCTCTCTATTTTACCTTGTGGTGTTTTGTCTCCCATACCTTTTGGTTTACCCATTATAGCCATCATAATCCATGTACTTGAATCACTACTGTAAAGATTTAGGCATCCTTGCGTAATCTTCTTACTTGAACTTCCTAACAAGTGAAATTTAATACTAGGGTATCTTTCAATTAATTCGTTTATCCAGTCTGCAATTTTAGTTTTGTTTTTTTCGGGTACTGTTCCACCTAATGCGATGTATGTTTCCTTATCTTCGTTTATGTATTTTTGCAACCAAATTTCGTCATCACCATAATGAAAGCAAGGTATAGGCATTAATCCTTTTATTTTCATAGTTTTATAATACCACCATGAGAATTCAGCATCTCCTATAACATCTAAACTTATATATTCACCTATGTATTCCTTATTGTTGTTTACATATTGAATATAATCAACCAATGCAATATTTTTATTTTTTGTAAAAGCTGAATATGCTCCCGAATCAAGTAATATATATGGCTGATAACCTATCATTTCACACCATTCTTTTAAATTCCTATTTTTAAAATAATGATAGGACAATAATATATTTGGTGGTTTAAGTTTTTTAATAACTGCAATTTCTTCTTTTGTATTGCAAGTGACAAAATACATTTTTTTCATACTATTCCCCCCTAAAATTAATTATTATATTTTATCCGTCTTTAAATTAATTAAAATCATACCAAAAGTATAAGCTGAAATTATTTGACCTACCAATAAACTCGGCATTAATACCATATAAGGAATATGTAGTAAGTAACTCAGCCAAATTGGAACTATTAGAGAAGGGATAATTGCTATAGGTAACACACAAATCCATTTAGGGGCTTTTAGTTTCTTTAATAAAACAACTCCTAATGTGGTAATTATTCCTACAAAACACCCTCCAAACATATCAATCAACCCTAAACCACCCATTAAAGTATTACTTATTAAATTTGCTACTCCTAATGGAATTATTAGAAATGGAAATTGATATCCCAATGCATAAATACCTGTAGCTATTCTTACTTGAAATTGACCGAATGCAAAAGATTGCGTTAATAACATTAAAATAATGTAAAGTGCTATTGCTATAGCTGATATTGTTAATTTTTTTGTTTTATTCATGATTTTTATTATCTCCTCTTATTTAAATATTTTATTATTTTGTTCTATATGATTGTGAATAAAATTTGATTTTTAAATGGTTATGTATTATTTTAAATACTCAATTACTTTTTTCATTAACTCTAAATCTACATCCTTACCATTTATCTTAAACTCACCTTTTGCTTTAGATAACACAGTTGCAGTTACGCGAAATTTAATAGGGGTTTGATAGTATTTTCCATAACCACCCATAATAATATCTTTCATAGGATTTATTTCATTGTAAATACTCAAAATATAATTATCAATTTTATTTATATTCATTTTAGTTACATATGGCGTATATAAGTTTGAAATTTCATCTGTTTCTATATCTGTAATAGTAATTAAGTATTCTTCATCAGTAAATTCAACTTGGTCACTATTCACAGTAATTGTATTATCACAATCTACAATTACATCTATTTTGAAAACTATATCAGGATTAAATTCAATTCTTGCAATAACTCCTTCAATTCCCTTAAATATACCATTTGTAATTCTAACGTTTTTCGTATTCATTATTTTATAATCTCCTTCATATATGTATTATTTTCTTATTTAATTTCCTCAATCTCATCATGGTATAAAATATATTCTTTTTTATCTTCATCTAATAAAACTGTATATTGGTTATATCCCCATCCTTCATAGAATAAATCAATAACTACACCTGTTTTACCCTTTAAGTCGCCCTCTGTTATTATAATGTGCTTACCTTCCAAATATATCATCTCCTTTTATTTCCTAAATAAATTGACCATTTTATATTAATTTATTTCATATACTGTATAAGAACTTTTAGATATTGTCTTTATTAGTTCACCTAAGAATTTAACTTCTAAAGAATCCTCATCTACCATAATACTACCTTCTTTGCAATTATCTTTTAATAAAGAATCTAATACACTAGCTTCATATTGTCTATAGTTTGTAGTTATTGCCTCAGAAAAATCTTTAGTAAAACTATTAGTTTTTAAATATTCTTCAACTTGTTCTTTTAAATTTAAAGATTTTAAAGTTTTATAATTTTTAAGTTTATCTTCAATGCCATACATAAAATCTCTTAACCATTCTTTTATCCCTTCGATATGATATTCTTTAGCTTGTTCTATAGTTAATTCATTCTCACTAGCTTCATCAAAATAATCAAGATAAGTAGTTTTTACACATTCCATTAAATCAGACGATATTATTTTTTCTTTTATATTATCTAGTTTTTCTGAGTCTATTAAATGAAAATTAAAAGAATGTCCTGAGCCACCTCCATGATTCTTACCTAATGTCATAATATGAAAATCTAAATCAAAATATTTATGAGAATTATCATTTTTATCGCTATATGTAATTTTACGTAGGTTAAATTTTAAGTTCATATCATTATTTTTGTTCCAATAACTAATAAAGCATTCTGAAATAAAACTATCTTTATCCTTTAAACTATCTATAATATTGTTTGACATAGTTTGTAAAAATTGTTTTAATTCAGTGATACATTTATCATTAAGTTTTTCTTTTAATTCTGCATTATCCTTAAATCCAAATAACTCATATAAGTTTTTATTCATTCCACCTGTTCTTATTATGTATTTCTCATCAATATCTTCTATAACACTTAATAATGATTCATATAATGTACCTTTCCCCATTTTAAGTAGTTCTTCTTTATATTCAAAATTCAATTCTAATTTCTTAGATTTCATAATATCTCATCTCTCCTTTTATTCTGACTTTTCTCTTTTCAAATATTCTTCATAAACACAATCATTTTTCTCATCAACTTCTGAATATTTAATTGTGTAAAAATCTAATATATTAATTCTATCAATTGTATTATATAAATCATCATCCATATTTTCCTCAATATTTTTTACATGAGCTTTTATATAATGTTTAGCTACTTCAAAAGCAAATAACTTTGCTACAAAATGTTTATAATAGTAATTTAATCCACATTCGTGATAGTAAGGATATATTTCTTCATCTGAAAGATAATCTTGCCCTTTATACCAAAAATGACTACATCCATCCCATTTTATACTACAACTTAATAAAAAAACTTCTCCATATACTGTATTGTCCATTGACCATGAATTAGGAATTGTTATGAATCCTCCAAATGAATGTGTCCACGTTTCTGTTTGTCTAACTGTTGCTATTATTGTTCCTGTTTTATCAATTAATTCTGCTTTTAACATATGTAATTATCACTCCTTTTTAAATTTAATTAATTACATTCTCTATATTCTTCTCTATATAATTCAATGTTATCATCTCTTAAATCAACTATGTACCATTTATTGCACTTCGGACACATAAACCATGCATTGACTTTCTCTTCTCCCGTTAGCTCTAATTCAGTGTTATCATCAGGACATTTATACATTTTAATTTATCTCCTTTTAATTTATAATTTATAGTCGTAATCTTCATCTATAAATACTGTAGTTATTCTATTTTTTTTAATAAACCTACTAAAATCAATATTGATTATTATTTTATCGTCTACACCCGAATGTCTTTCTTTTAATATATCAACTATATTTATATATTTTTTACTCATTTCTTCGTCACAATAAATATTAACTACTTTATCTGTTTCTATTACAATATTATTAAAATTGTTCACTTCATCCTTTCTAATTATATTCCTATCGCCTCTGTTTTTTATTACATGACCGTCTTTAATATATACACTTGATAAATCTTTAATTGCTTTAGTATATGCTGGAAAATCCTCTTGTGCACAGATACACTCTTTTTCTGATTCATGACATTTTGCACAATATATTGTATTTGAATAACTCATTATTAATACAACTCCCTTTTCTATTTTAATTTTATATGTAGTCCTCAATTAAGAGGAACATTATAAACTTACTTCAGATTCATCTCTTTGTTCAATCTCCTCATGCATTTTTGCAATGTTAAAATTAAATGGACTATTATCAATTGCTTTAGATGTTTCTTCAGAATCTACATCAATATATATCTGAGTTGTTGAAATATTGGAATGACCAAGAATTTTAGAGATTGTGAGTGTGTCAATTCCTTGTTTGTGCATAGTTGTGGCACATGTTGATCTGAATTTATGGGTGCTAAATTTATTAGGATTTAATCCTGCTTTAACTACATATTTTTTAACTAAATCTCCAACCGATTTTTTAGAAAGTCTAACTCCTAATCTATTTATAAATAATGCATCTTCGTGACCTATTTTAAGTTCTCTTTCTTTTCTTTCTTCTAACCAATCATTTATTGATTTCATACAAAAACTGTTAATTTTTAAAAATCTCTCTTTGTTTCCTTTTCCAATAACTTGCAACATATTCCCTTGAATACTATCAAGATTTAATACACTTATTTCTTCTCTTCTTAATCCATCATTTAATAATAAAGATATAATTGCCATATCTCTTTTTGAATTGCAATATCCATCTTCGATTGCATCAATTACTTTCTTAACTTCTTCCATTGTTAAAACAGTTGGTTTCCTTTTTTCTAATTCAGGTAATTCTAATCTTAATGTAATATTTTCATTTGCAGTTATAGCTTCATTAATTTTTTCTAAATAAGTATAAAATGATTTCAATGAACTGGTCTTCCTTGACCTAGCACACTTTCCATTCTTTCTTTCTGTTGTTAAAAATCCCATGAATGCGTGAATATCAGTTAATTTAATAGTTTTAATAAAAGTTACATCAACATCAGAAATATCAATATCTTTAAATTCAACATTACCTAAATCACATTTTTGTTGTTTCATGTATTTAAAATATAAACTTAAATCTGTAGAATATCCATCAATAGTGTTTTGTGATTTTCCTTTGATAATATCCAAATAAGTAAAAAATTCTTTAACTGATTTTGGTAAGTTTGTATTTGATTTATTATTCATAATATTCAGCCCCTTTTATTAATTTATGTAGATAGAAATTGTTTCGTTTAATATTTATTTTATATTTTTGTTATCTTAATCCTTATACCTTATTATATGCAATTATTGGTAAAGTGTCAATACTTATTACAAATATATTTTATATTATTTTAAAGTTAATATAAAAACAATGAAACTGATGTTCTATTTACTAATTTAATTGTATAAGCTTTTGTCAATTTCTGATATACTATTTGCATAAATAAATCTACTAATAGATATATCCTTATTACTTTTTAATATTAATTCGTCAGTATATTTATTTTCGTAATATTTTAACCTATTAAGAAAACTATCTTTAGGATTAACGATTTTAGGATTGATTATTAATTCTTCATGTATTTTATTCTCATATTTTATTAAAATAACAATCCATTTTGTGTTGTTGATTTCTGCATCATTAAAACATTTCTTTAACATTTCCATATTCCCCATACATAAATGCTCCTTTCTTTAAACTGGTTTTAAACCCTAATGCTATAATAAGACTTATAAGATTTAATTACCTTTAAAGTAATTACTTTCCTACAAGTCTTATTATAAACTATTGAATTATAGATGTCAATACTTTTACTAAGTTTATATTAATATATTGTTACTAGCTAAATCCAAGCAGTTTTCAATAAATCTACTAACCATGTACTTCTTTCAAGATTCTCTTTTTTCTTTATAGACCTATTAACTGTTATGATGTTGCCTAACATATAAACTCTTTCTTTAGCTCTAGTTCCCGCAACATATAAAAGATTTGAATTAAGCATGAATGTGTGTGATTTAGGAGCTATACAGATAACTTGTTTACTAGAATCTCCTTGTGATTTATGTATGCTTATACAATATCCTAATTCTAATTGGTTTAACTTATCCTTGGTATATACTACATATTTTCCTTTTCCAAAGTTTACTGTCATATCATTATATCCTACATCACATATTATTCCTGTATTGCCGTTAAATACTTCTGTAGTTTCCTCTTCTACTTTACCAGTCATTGGACTTATCTTTTTAATTTTAGATTTTAAATATTCTGGTATACTTGCTTTATAGTTGTTTTCCATTTGCATTACTTTATCATCTTTATAAAATTTATCTTCACCTCTTAAAAGAAATTTATTATCTTTTCTCTTTTGGATTATTTTCTGAACTTCTTTATTAACTGCCTTAGTACCATATTCTCCTTTGTTTTGAGAAGATAAAACCATAATATCATTTGTACTATATTTATCTGTTAATAATTTATTATATATTTTTATAAGTTGGTGTATTATCTTTTGTTGTTGAAGTTCTACAAATATAAAATCTTTAGAAGTACCACATATTTTTACACCATTGAATTCATTATCTAAAAATTTATCTCCATTTCTAATTTTTGTTACAACTTGCATTAATCCACCTTCAGCATATCTAAATATCTTAGTTAATCTAGTAATAGGAATTACTTCTGAAGTCAATAGATTCTGTGCAATATTACCACACCCAACCGAACAGAGCTGATATGAGTCAAATACTAGCAATAGTTTTGTTTTAGTTGCATCTATTGCATCTAATAAATGCTTGAATAAGAAAACATCTACCATAGAAAACTCATCAACTACAACCATATCAACATCTAATTTATTTTTCTCATTAAAAGTCCAAGGATTATCATTTGCAGGATTATAATGTAGTTGTCTATGGATAGTACCAGATTTCCTTCCTGTTTGTTCTTGCATTACCTCACTAGCTTTTCCAGTGGGCGAACATAACATATATGTCTTCTTATCTTCGTCTAGCATAGTTAATAAGTTCTTAACACTTGCAGTCTTACCCGAACCAGCAGGAGCTGTTAATATACTAACATTATACTTACATACGTTATCTAAAGCTTTTAATTGTTCATCTGTTAAGATAAATCCATTATCTTCTCTGTATAATTCAGTTTGCATATTAAAATCATAACTATTTTTAAGCATAGATGTCAAAGTATTAGCAATGTAGTTTTCAGTATTATATGTAGACATTATAGCCATTTCCTTAGTTTTCTTATTAACGTAAATATCTTCATCGTTTTCTTTTATAATAGTTACAAAGTGAGTTATACATTCAGGAGTTAATAAGTTACATTCTGTTCTTAGTTCTTTTATGCTTATTTTTGTATTTCCCTCACTCTCATTCTCTTCTAATATAAAATTCACACAAGCTTTCATTCTTTGTTTGGATATTAATAATTTTTCTGCAAATTTAAAATCATTGTCCTCTTTATCATTTTTATCTAATTCTAATAATATCTTATCTGCTGTGCGAAATCCTATCCGATTTAATTTACACAAACATCTATACGGGTTATTGCATAATTCTTTTTTAATTTTTGTAACAGATTTATATTTTTCATATAATTTTTTTATAACATTTATTGATATTAAGCCTTTAAATAAGTTAACTACTTCTATTAATGCAAAATTTTCTATTACTTTTCCTTTTATCCTATCAAATGTAGCATCCTTTATACCTTTAGTTAAATTCAAATCAACATCTGATAAGTCGTTTTTTATTATTTTATCTATTATGTTTGGATAGACTTTTAATAAAATATCTACGCTATTAACATTTATACCAATTTCACACAAAAATGTTTTAGAGGAATTCAAGTCTGTAGATTTGTCTTTCGTTGCTGAAGTAGCTTTATATTGTGCTCCAAAATTTTTATTAATTTCTAAACTAGCTTTAACCTTATATTCTGCATGAGGTATTAGGTTTTGAATATCACCTACTATTATATACTCCCCATTTTTATTACTAGCTAATTGTGGATATAGCTTTTTATCTACATCCACAACATATATTTTAAAATTCTCTGAGTTAAATCTTTCTCTTTTTATAGTACATTTAAAATCAAGCATAGTATTGCTCAAAACAATCACCCCAATTTATATTTTTAATATATTTCCCATCCATCTAAACTATTGTTAAATTCATTTTTCTTTGTCTGCCATTTGTCATTTTCATCCTTATACTTTTTAGGTTTCTTGGACTCTGATAAGATATGAACTATATCCCCTACTATTATAGGATTTTCAGAGAATAACATATAGTCAGATAATTTATATCTTACTTCTATACCTTTTTTAATATCATACATATTTAGATATCTAGTAGTACCACGTTTATTTTTAAACTCATCAATTTTTATTACATAGTATAAGTCTTTAACATCTAATTGTGTTATAGGATAGCCTAAATACTCTATTTCAGCGAATAATTTATCTTTGAGAAGGATGTCTTTATCTTCTATTTTCTCTATTAGTTCTTTTATAAGACCACTTATATCAACTTCCTTATATGTTTTTGCAGTAGATTTTCCTGCGTACTTATCCATTAATGCTTCTGTTAAGCCTAACTCTTCTAAATCTGATTTTTTAAATTGTTTTCTTGTATATAAATTAGTATAATAATCATTAATATCTAATAGTTTTTTTGACTTACCAAATTCAGAAAAGTAATCGAGTTTAATTAATGCTGTTAATTGACGTATATTTATATTAATTTTTTCAGTTATATCTTTTAATAGGTCTAAGAAATCATTATAAGTATTATCTCTTAACTTATATAGTTGATTAGCACATAATTCATTTAAGTATTTAATAGAACCTACGCCTTTATATATTATATTAGTTTCTTTATCACATTTATATTGACCTATGGAATATCTAAATTGACAATTTTTAAGTTTAAATCCTTTGACTTTTACTAATTCTACTCCATTTGTTATGTCATCTTTAGTTTCAGCCCAATTTAAATACGAAGTAGTAAATTCTAATGGATGATAACATCTTAGATAAGCACAGTAATAACCATTCATAGAATATCCTGTGGAGTGATTGTATCCAAATTGATATTCTGAAGAATCTGATATAATTTGAATAAACTCTTTTGCTTCTTTTTCTGCAATTTCTCTAGGCTGAGAAGACACCTTACAATATCCTTCTAGTATTTTTGGAAGTTGTTCTTTAAGTCCTTTAATATCCTTATGTCCAATACATCTTCTAGTTGTGTCTGCATCTGAACCACTAAACCCACAAATATCTGTTAGGAATTTTATTGTATCTTCCTGAAATATTAACCATCCTTTGTTATCCTTTAATAGTGTGTCTATTTCCTCTGATGGATTAACGTTATACTCACCACGGATTAACTTATCTCTGTAGGATTTACCCGAAGGTCTCAGCGAGGCATTCACCATCGACATATTATTGATTGTTTTACACTTGAATTGAGATATTAAGTCAAAGGCAAATTTACTTTCAAATTGAAATAAACCTACATTACTACAGTTCATATCATTCCACACTAATTCATCGTTCCAATCCATCTTATCTGCATACTGCCAATCTTTATTTATAAGTTTATAAGTGTCCTGTATTACACCTACAGTTTTTAATCCAAGTATATCAAATTTTACGAAATTTAAATGTTCTACAGCTTTCATAGAACAAAATGATATAGGGAAATTCTCGTCTCCACCCTTATAATATATGCCCAAATTATCATAAAGAGTTATAGGACTTCCTATCATACCTGCTGGATGATTTCCTTTTGAAATTATAGTTCCTTTTATTCCATCAAAATAATAAAATAATTCCTTATTGTCTTCTCTAAGTTTGTCCCAACCTTCTTTTAATTCTCTTATTCTATTCTTTTTTTCTTTATTTCTTATTATATTAGTATATATATCATAATCGTCAAAATTAGGAGATTTACTTGTAGCCTCCTCTAATTCTTCGAGATTAACTTCTTCTTGAATTATTTTAGAATATTCTTCAAATATACTATCAAAGCTATTTTTTATTGTTTTAACAAAACCTATGTCATCATATTTTAATCCTTTTGAAAGCACATCAATACTTCCTCTATCTTGTATGGTGCTTAAAGACAATATGTATGATACATTTTTATTTCCAAATCTATCTATTATGTATTGATAAACTTTTTTTCTATCTGAGGGAGCGAAATCAGCGTCTATGTCGGCAAGAGACACTCTATCTGCGTTACAAAACCTTGAAAATACTGTATGCCACACTATAGGGTCTACATCTGTTATGTCTGTTATATATGCTATTAAACTACCTCCCACTGAACCTCTACATGGGGATGAGTGTATTTTATTTTCTCTACACCAAGTCATTAACTCTGACATAAACATCATAAAGCTACCCATCTTTTGACCACTCATAGCTTTATATTCTTCGTTTATTTTCTGCTTATATTCTTTTATTTTGCTTTTATCTATAATATGTTTATCTAGTTTCTCTTTTAACTTATTTTTAATAAGAGTCTTCCATTGCTCATTTTCATTATCTCCATAAAGAGTAGGATATTTAAATGTTTTATCTAATGTGAATTCTTCTACCATATCAGCAAATTTGTTTGTATTATCAATAGCTTCCATATATACTTCTTTTGGTAAAGCGTCTTGATTTTCATAACTTTTAATTAATTCATCATAGTTTTTCCAAGTTAAGTCAAAAGCATCTTCATCACCATAAAAACTTTCTTTGGCTATTTGAAGTATTTTTCTACATTCAGCCTTATAAGCAGTTGATGAATGAGTGTCTGTCCCAGAAATCAATGGAATGTTGTATTCTTTAGACCATTTATATAGTTGTTTATTAAATTCAATTTGATGGATATGGTTATGATATTGTATTTCTAAAAAACACCTATCATTATTTTTAGATAACCATGCTAATAATTCATTTCTTTTTTCTATATTATAATCGTATAATTCTTTTCCATCTTCTTTTTCTAGAATCTCTTTATCACTAAGCCTCCATAGAGGAGAAGATATACAAGCAGTTGTAATTATAATATTCACACTAGTATTCATTAACTCTTCAAAAGATATTCTAGGGTTATAATACATATGTCTATCAGTTTTATCTTCTTTTATTCCTTTAGAAGTAGATAAAGCCATCAAAGTGTTGAGTTCCTTAACTCCTTCCCAATTCTTAGCATATAAACCTATATGCCATCCTCTGATATTGTCCTTTAAATTAATACATAAATAAAGCTCAACGCCATGTATATATTTTATATTATTTTTATCGCAAGATTGTTTCTTTTTTACCCAATCATATATTCCTCCATGATTACTAAATGCAATAGCTTTCATATTACATTTTTTAGCTAATTGAATATATTCATCAAATTTAGTACATGAGTCGGCATATCCATTACAATTTGATGTATCGTCATGTAAATGTTGCACCACATAGTTATCCATATCTATTATCTCCTCTTTTTACAAATCTTTCAACCAATCATCGTCTTCTTCATTTTCTGTACTACTTTTATATTCTTCTTTTACAAAGAAATCTAAGCTATCCAAATACTCTTTGTATGGTTTATGCACTTTAGCCGAGTACCCACAGAGGTTCGAAAAGAAAAATTGATTAGTACCATCTATTTCAGTCCAAAATAGTTCTTCAGCTAAATCTATGTATTCGTTTTGTATTTTTTTATCATTTGTTTCTTTAACCATAAGCATTAATTGATTATATTGATGGGTTTTTACATTTATTTCATCAAGTGTATTTTTTACATTAGATTTTAAATCATCTACAACTTCTTGAGTTAAAGGTATTTCTACATAACAATCAGATACATTATATTTTTCTGATATATCTTTAGGAATATTATCTAAGTTATTATTTTCTATAGCAGTTTGAACCATATCTTCTATTTCTAATTCATCATACCCACTTTCTTTTAACCACATTTTTAAATTATTTTCTAGTTTACAAACATATTCAGTTCTTAATCCTTTAGTTGTTTTAGTTTTATGCATTCCTGTTTCTTTATCAATTCCTTTTAATTGATATTCTATTAAACAGTATTTAAGAAACGACCACCTGATTATGATTTTATCAATAGGAATTCCTTTTTGTATTAGTGATTCTGCATATAATATTAACTGAGCAGATTCTTTTTGAATCTTTTTACCAACATACATAGTCGAACTCTTCCAATCTGTAATTATAAAATTTCCTTTATCATCCTTATGTACACAGTCAATATAGCCCTGAAAGATATATTGACCTACTTTTATCGTCACAAATTGTTCTGTAATTACTTTAAAAGGTATAACATTATGTTGCTGAAAGAATAGTCTCATGTTTGCTTCATATTTGTCTCCAAGCTTTCTATTTGCCTCTTCATCTTTTCTATTGTATTTGAGTTCTGCTACATTCATCTCAAATAACTTATTCTCATATTGTGGCAACATTTCATCATAAGTTATTTCATTAGTGTATAGCTTTTCAATAATATCATGTATGCCATTTCCTGAAACTCCCCAAATTGACGTTTTAGTTTCTTTTTCATGTTTTAGATATTTTAGCATCCAACCAAACGGGTCTGTTTTATATGAATTGTATTTTGAAAAACTCCATAATTGGTCTACGTTATATTTCTTTTTAATTTTTTCTAATACTTGTTTAGATTTTCTTTCTCCCATATTTCTAACTCCTTTTTATATTATTATATGTATATTACTCTATTTAATAATACTTTGAATATTCTAATTCCCTTATCAATGCAACTATCTTTCTCTCCGAGTAATCCATACTCATCGTATATATAACCTGTTTTTCTAAATATCTTAACTTTATTGCACATATCAATAGATAATTCTTCTTCCATATCTTTGTCCATTGCAAATATTAAAGTAACATCTAAACTAATAAGTATTTTTATCTGTTCGTCAGAAAGGATATGACCTCCTAAAGCAACAGTGTTTTTAATACCCAGTGAGTGACATTTTAAAGTGCTTTTCTCCGCTTCAAAAATTATAACATAACCTGCTTCTTGTATATGTTTATAGTTTTCTTGTAATCCATATATATTCATAGATTTTGGAAACGATACTAATGGAAAATATTTGGGAATTCCTAATTCTTTATAGTTTTCATCTATTGTTCTTCCTATTATTCCTGTATATTGATTATTGTTATTACTTGCCCAGTAACGCCAAGGCAAACAAACTCTATTTCTTAATCTACTATAACCTATACCAAATTCTTTCTGTGTATAAGGCATTATGCCCTCTCTAATCCAATCTATATAAGGAATACATATAAACTCTCTACATATATCTTCATTATATATTTGTAAATCTTCATTGGTAAAATCTATATGTTTTCTTTTAGCTTTTTTAAATATTTCTAATATATCTTTTTTGCTTTCAACTTTTGTGGTTATAGTGTTTGTATACTCTAAGCCTAAGATTTTATGTATCACTCTAAGAGCTTGTGGAAATATTAGACTTTTTATGTCCATAGTTAAAGTGTATATGTCGCCACTCATTTCATTACTTTTAGAATATACAATAGTTTTTAGTGTATTCTTCTTTATACAAACTGCATTACAATCATCTCCATCAGGCAAAGCACACCTGTATTCTTTCTTATGTGGCTTTATATTAGTACATCCTAACCATTCTAATATAAGTACTATTTTCTCATTCTCTATTATATATTGTTTAAGGTCATAGGGTTTCAAAACTCTCCCTCCTAATACATATCGTATTTATTTTGTATTCTTTTATTGTATCACAACTTTATTATTATGTATATGATTAACAATTAATTTTATATTATTATTTTACCAATCTGGATTAACAACGCATAATCCTACTTCAGAGTATATATTTCTCGAAAGGTCTACTTCCGTTACTATACAAAACTCATTAGAACGACCAAATCTATTTTTAACTAAAAATATCAATTGATAATGTTTGTCTAAATCCAATACAACTGGAAGTTTAGTTTTTTTGTTTTTACCACCTAATTTATATACTTTTAATTCATGCTTTTCACCTTCATATTCATCTGGTAGAACCCATCTTGTCATATAGCAACCACTTGCCACGTCTGCTACGTTCTTAGCTCCTGATATAGATTCCATTGTTAAGCATCTTTGCTTAACCGATTGCTTTGTCAATTGCATTGTACATAATAAACATACATTTCTTGCACTTGGCTTAATTAAATCATATAGCTTAACAGAATTCATTTGTAGTTCCAACCAATTATTATCACCTGCTTTTGATGTAGCATCGTATTTGAAGGTATCAATAATATAGTATACTACTCCCATTGATGAGTATTTTTTTATTATTTTCATAGCTTTATCTGTCGTATAACTTTCTAAAGGTACAATATAAATTTGTTTATTATGCTCTTTTAACCATACAGCAGATTTTTTTAATTTATCCATATCTTCTTTACTAAAGTTTCCATTATTAATCTTATATTTCTGAAAATCCATCTTATAAATGTTATTGGCTACCCATACTAATAATTCGGCTTTAGTTTTTTTATGGTCTTCTTCATTTATCATTATACATATTTTTTCACCTTTTTCTAATATACTAGGCAGAATTAAACTCCTACAAAATGAACTTTTACCTGTTCCACTACTTCCTAATAACAAATAAAAGTTACCCCTATTTAAGCCATTTACTTCTGCATTAAAGATAGGCATATCATAATAAGGTAAACCAATTGAACTTCCCTCATTAAGTTCTTGTATAAGGTCTTCTAACCCCTCTGATACATCGTAACTCTTATCTTCGCCTTCTGCATTTATAAATATATGATTAAACACGGCGTCATACTCGTCATATATGTCAGATGTTTTCATGTCAACAAAATCTTTTAATCTGTGTGCTATTGGAAATTTTGCTTTAGCTAAACTTATAACCGTATTCCACTTCGTTAGTTCTTGTATATATCCATCAATATTTTCAACTTTTACATAAGTTTTAGCTAATTCTATGATTTCATATCCACCGTATTCTATATATTTTTCTCTTAGTTTTGGATGTTTTTCTAAGTATAAATTTATAGTAATTTCATCTAACACAGTTTTATTTTCTTTTACCATTAATGCGTTCCCAATAGCAAAATATACTTTCCATTCATTATGTAAAAAAGAAGATACGGTAAGTTTATCATAGTCATAAAATAAATCTGGTTGCTTAAATAATATAGATACGATATTACTTTCACATATCTTTTTATATTCTCTTATTTGCTTTAAAGCCTTTATTTCTGCTTCGCTAAAATCAGGTTTATCTTTTTTTATTGCCATAATGCATCTCCTTTTTACCACAATCCATTTAATCTGTCATTTTTAATTTCTTTAGTCTTTTTTTTATAAATCGCCTTGCCATCGTCAACATTAACTTCAACTTTTGAACCTTGTATTTTAGCCTTTTCAACTCTATTCATTTTATCAACTACATCATTAATTTTATTTTCAATTATTACCATCATATAGTTAAATTTATGTCCTTCATTCTGAAAAACTCTTTCATTATTTTTAAATCCATTAATTATCTCGAATTTATATAATTTAAAAGTGGTTGATATTTGTTTATAAGTATAATGTGCTAAAGGTTTTGTACGTTTATTTGCCATGAATTTTCCTTGTGAAAGACCTTTGAGCCGAAGAACTAAATTTTTAGGCAAGTTTTTATCAGTATATCCCAATACACTTCTTTTTACATACTCATATAATTCATTCCATTCTTCAATTTCTTGTTTTGTCATACTTTCGCTTTCCATATATTTATCACCTCTTAAAATTAAAAATATAAGGACAGAATTAATCCATCCTTATTAAGTTGTATATTATTATTTTATTTTAATGTTTTAAGAAAACTAATTAATTGTTTTAAAACATCAACATCAGTTGTATCTAATTGCTTTACATCTATGTTTAATTCACTTAATTTATCTTTAACAGTATTAGTTTTATCCTTATCGGCTCTATTTTCTTTTAAGAATGATATAATTTCTAAGCCTAATTCATGTGATAATTCTGCATTGTTTAAAACACCTTTTACTGAATCTTTTAAGTTTTTAGAATAATTAGCATCCATAGTTTTACCTGATTTTCTTTCTTCAAAAACGGGTTTCCATATATCAAAAGTGCAATTTTCTATTATCGCTCCTACTTTTGTAGCGTGAGTTCTATCTTTTACTACTTCTGCAAAATATTTTATGTCCTTAGTTTTTTTATCCATTTCTGTGTAAAATCTAAGAATAACATCATAATCAAAAGGTAGTTGTTTATGAACATCTGGCTTATATCCTATAACTACATTTTTATCGTCTGTTAAATCTAAACCCTGAGCAGTTGATACTATATGTATACCTTTAGCCGATGCAGTTATTTTTGCTTGTTGTAGCTTCATACTTATATTTTTTATTCTTGACCACTTGGCTCTTGCATCTACCGCTTTACCATTAGTTCTTGCTTTTTTCTCTTCTACTTCAGTAGCACTAATGTCCATTGTGTTATAAAACTTAGTTTCACTATCTATCATCAAGGTTTCTACGCCTTCAACGTCTCCTTCTATAATAGCATCTAAAGATTCTTCTAATTCGTCTAAGTCTGATGTGTTATTTACTAAAAGTAGATTGTTATAAGTTTTACCACCTATAACAATATCTTTGCCTTCATCAAATGCTAATCCTGCCTCAGAATCTATGCAGGCTATGGAGGGACATGAAAGTCCAAACCAGCTCTTACCTTCATGTGTTTTACCAAATACTAAAAATTTACCACCTATTCTTGTTGTTTGTGCTTTTCTAAATCCCATTAATAATTCCTCCTCTAAATATATTTATGATTTAACTTTATATTTTTTTATATTATTATATTAATAAGGGGAATTGCACCCCTATTTATGTATTTTTATATTATAAATCTGATAACCAATCTTCGTCCTCATCATCATCTTTACTGTCATCTTTTAATGCTTCGTCTAAATCCTTATCCTCTTTATCACTTGTTTGTTCGTCCTTCTTTTCCTCTTTATCCTCAACAATAACCTCTTCTTTATTGTCTTGTTTAACAGGTACTAATGCACCAATTATCATAAGTGGATTAACATCATCTTCCTCATAAGCATCTATAACTTTATCTATAGAAGGCATTTTTACATCCTCACCAATATATTTAATATGAGGCTTACTTATTACCATTGTTTCAGGTTTCTTACCACCATTTTTTAATGCAATTTGACCTAAAATTTCATCTTTATCTATGTAACCTAAATCTATTAATTCTTTAATGTCATCTGGAATATCATCTTCTGTAACTGAAACAGTGTTTAAATCACCTTTTGTAAAATAGCCATCTACAGTTAATTGAGTTAATTTCTTACCTTTTACTTTAAATACTCTTAACATTTTTTTAACTTGCTCCATATCTTCGCCCATTTTGAAATCAAGTGTTTTTACTATTGGTAAATTAGTTCCTTGTTTAGTTTTACCTTTAACAAGATGTCTTATAACTTTGCCATCAAATTCTTTCATATAATCTACTACTAATCCTGTAATTGGTACTGTCATAGTTTCTTTGTCTGGTTTTCCTATAGAGTCTGAGTCTAATATAATAGATTGTGTAAAGGATGCTCTGAAATCTTTGTACTCAGCCTTTGATAATACTAATGATGTAATTTCTTTCTTAACTTGTATTGCATCATTGTATCTTGAATACTTTAAATCGCCTTTGACATTAACCACAGTACCATCTTGTAAGTTTTCTTCAGCATATTTAATACCATCATAAGCTGATAAGAATTTCTTATATTCAACTTTATCATTTTCTTTAGTTAATCCTACTGTAAAGAAGTTTCTATCTCCACAAGAAGCTACTATCTCTTCGTCAAATCTATCTTCCCAATCAATAGTGAAAAAGTTTTTAAAATCATCTACATCAAACCCTGCTTCATTTTTCTTCTTACCATGTACCATAATTTTATTTTGTCTTTCTGTGCCATAACCAGACATTACATCAGCATAAATCATTCCATTGTCTCCGCAATCTACTGCTAAGTTCATGTGATTATATACCCAATCAGAATCCTCTTTTTTACTTTCCATATCTATTTTAAATGTAAAGTCTGAAACTTTAGCTTTTCCTACTAAATTAAATGATGCAGTACCTTTTTTTAATTGTGTTAAAACTACTTCCTTAGCCATATGTATATACTCCTTCTGCGTTAGTCGCCACTAAATTATTGTATTATTGATTTTATATTATATTGGTTTTAATGGATTTCTGAATCAAATAGATTTTCTATTGTCTTTACATTAATTGCCATATACTGATGCAATTCCTGCTATAATCAATATAATACCCATTAATCCTAGTGGAATCCATAATGGACATAATACCCATAACCAACTCCATGCAATATAATGTGTTAATTTTAATCCTACAAATAAGATTGTTAATAATCCACCAAATCCTATTCCACCTGTCGATGTGCTATTGTTTGAACTACTACTCATAATAATTCTCCTTTTATATGTATTGTTCTTTTGTATTATTATAGTTTTAATACTTCTAAATATTAGGTGCTCGACTTCTCTTAATCGGCTTCCAATTATATCTTGAATTTGACATTCTCTCAGCTCCTTATTTTCTAATCGCATATCACCTCTCTGAGTGACCAATTAATGCAATTTTTAATTCTTATTTCCTTACTCTTTTATTCTACCATACATTTCCTTGACTTGTCAATACTTATTTTATATTATTATCAACTTATTTTATTCGTAATTTACATTTTACCTCTCTGAGTAACCATTAATGTAATCTACTTCTTTATTGTATCATAGCATTATTTCTAATACAACCATTATTTTATATTTTTATAAGTTTATTTTAAACTACCCATTATACTATTGACTCTATCTGTATCTCTAATAAGTCTTTCAGCATTCTTCTTATAGAAATCACTTCTAGCTCTTAACTCAGCAATTCCAACCCCAACCATATAATCAAATGTATCTTCTTCACAACACCTTGATATTCCTTTTCCTACAATATAGTCGTTGCTAAATGTACATATAACTTTATTTCCTTTTCTTCTGTATGTAATATCATAATTCATTTCTTTGCTGTTATCTAAATTCAATTGTATTTTATCCTTGCTTATGTATTGTTCACCTGTTATCACTTCAGTTCTTTTTACTTTATAAGTAGCAATTTTTTCATCAATTTGATTAATTTTATCAATATCTTCTTGTTTGATTTGTGCTTCTATCTCTTTAGTTTGTAATTGTAACTCCTCTAATTGTTCTTTTAAACTTAATGGTTTCATAATAGTAGCTCCTTCGGTTTTATATTTATTTTCTTCTTTATCAAAAACTACTTTTATAAAATTTATAATCTCTTTGTTCTTTAATTCCTTATATGATTTTATTTTTCTAACCTCGAAATGTTCAATATCATATTGAGTTGTTCCCCATATACCCATAATATTACCGTTTTTAGTACATACTATAGATATAGAATCATTAATATATTCAATTGTATCACCTGTGTATAATGGTTTCCCATCTATATCAAATAAAGGGGTTAACATACCTATGTAATCATATTCCTCATTTTTGTCTATTAATTTAGCTTTAATTTCATTTTTCATATCAATATTGTCTCCTTTTTATGTACTGTTAATTTATTTTATCTAAATACCTTCTTGTATTTTTGATAATTTTATTTAGCTCATCTCTTTCTGAATAAGTTATTCCTGCATTTGTTCTAATATTTTTTAAACAATCTAGTAGATTTTCTAGATATGTATTTGTTACTGTAATTTTATTCAAAGATTCTCTCTCCTTTTGCTTTTGAATTATCAATTAACAATTATAAAAAAATCTTTATTTCTACAATATACACCTTCGCCAGTATTAACCTCATAAACAGTATCATATTCAAATATAACATCATAAATATCACCTTCAATAAGATTAAAACCAGTAAATAAAGCCTTAACTTTCATATTCAACACTCTCCTTTATATCATTTTAATAACTGAATAGAAGTTCAATTTGATTCAGTTTATTTTATTTAATCTTCCTCTTTTTCAAACTCATCTACAATGTCAAACACTCTCCCACATATAGGACATTTGCAATCATAAATTGATACATAATTTTCATTTGTTTCATATTCTTCTTTAGGTTCAAATACTTTAAATATATTACGTGTTTTACAATAAGGACATGCCTCAGATGTTGTCATACTCCCACCAAAATAATTATTTGGAGTAGGATTATTTATTGAGTATATAGTATGAATCTTTTGATAAAACTCTTCTTTAATCGGTGTTATAGTAATCATTATTTATCTCTCCTTTATGTAATTATTTCTTATTCTTTTATTATAGTTTATTTACTTTTGATTGTCAACACATTTTATATTATTATATTGTTATATTGTTATTATTTAAGTTTAATTTTTAAGCAAACTTTATTCTGTCTTTCTTCCTCTGTGGTCATTGGTATCTCTTCTTTTATTCTACTTTCCATAGCATTCTTAAATATACTACATCCACCTTTTAATCCTATCTTATTACCCTTCTTACATTTGTTACAATATGTATTTATAAAACTATCATAGTCTTCTTTATCGTTGAATATTCCCATGCTAGGAGATACAGACAATATAATCTCTAGTCGAGGGTTAAGACTATCTATAAAAACTCTTTGAGTTCTAGCCCAACAATAAGTGTCATCTGTCCACACTATGTTAGATTCGGTCAAACAATCTTGTGTTAATTTTTTTAGATTATCGCTATCTCTGCCGACTTTATTCATATATACAACTTCATCTAGATATAGAAACTGATTCTCTACTTTTGTCCATTGTTGCTCTTCTACTGCAATTTGAATAACTTTTATCATTTTCTTTTTATAATCCTTACCTTCTTTTTTAAGATATGTACTACCAAACTTATTCCTTCCATAGATAAAATTAATAGACTTGGGTAAATCTAATGTTAATTTAAGTGTCTTATTCATTGCCATCTACTTCCTGCATTATTCCCAATTGGTTTACTCAATTGGTTTATATCAAATCCATACTTATAGTATCTACCCATAAAAGTCTTATATTTTATATTAAAGTATCTTGACCATTCAGCTAAACTTAAAGTTTTATTATCATATGTAAACATTACGAATGATTTGTTTTCTTTACCAAATAGAAACACTAAATCTATTTCTTCATTATTGTTTTGCATTTTTATGTATCTTCCATAAACAGTATGATAATTTATTTTCTTGTTTTCACACCATTCTTTTAAAGTTTTTGTTTCTGTTCCAATTGTTATATTTATATTTGTGGTTCTATTATTGCCTTGTACTTTCATAGTTACCCATCTACAGTTGTTTGGCTCATAATTACCTTCTACATTCATCCTATCAATAGTTAATACGTCAGTATATCCATTGTTTATTGACCAATTATAGAAACTTGTAAAACTATGTAACCATTCATCACAGATTTTAATACCCTTGTCTCCATAGTATTTATATTCTTCTTTGTTTTTATTATAGCAACGAGTTTTCATATTTACCCATGTTTCATATAATCTACTTCCCGTCATTCCATGTTTCTCTCCACTTAGGCAACCACACGATTTTATAATACTATGCTTTAAGCAATAACTTCGCACAATTGTAGTATTACCACAGTCACACAAACATTCCCATTGAGTTCTACCATCACTAGTATTAGCTACTCTTTTAATAGCTGTTAATAAATTAAATTTTCGATTTGTAAAATCTTCAATCTTACTCGTATCTTTCAGCTCCCTTTTATTGTATCATACATCTAATTTAATTACAACACTTTATATTATTATATTTTTAATTAATTTTATAATCCAAATATATCTTTACTTATTTTTCTTCCTTCTTTCATTCCATCTCTATAAGCTTTATCCACACATTCATTATGATTTTCAATAATATAATTAATAAATTCTTTATCAAGATTATCCACTATTCCAATTACTTTCAATAATTCATTATCATATAAAACCCTGTGCATATCATTATTAATATTTATTATTTTCTGACTCCAACCCATATTAATCTTCCTCTTCAATATCAAAATAATATCTTTCAAAAGGTAAAACTTCATATATTTTATGTTCAGATAATTGTCTACTTAAATCTTGAAAATCAATTTCAGATACACATATATTTTCATCCTCAACATACTTTTGATTTATATTTGCCATTATATTAACTAATTCCTTATGTGAGTAATTCTCAATTGTAGAAAATATATGTGTAGTATAATACTTGTAATAAGCATCGTCTTGTAAATGTGTTTCTACTTTAACTTCAATTAATTGTATTCCATTCATACTAATCCTCCCTCACAAACCATCTACCCTTAGTAGTAATCTCTTGTAAATCTTTATCACATATACAACCTAATATAGCAAACAGTGTCGAAATACTGATATATTTACCTTGTTGTAGAGCTTTTAGTCCCTCTGTTATAAATCCATTAAAAGGAACAAAATAATCATCTAAATATTCATGTTCAACTTTTATTTCTTTTCCACTTGTAATAGCTGTTATAAAAGCAACTGATTTATCTTCAAGTTTGATAAACTTCTTTAGTAAGAAACTCGGTGTATTGTCTTTAACTTCTTCCCATATATTATTATGTATAAATTTTAATTTACCACATATTAATGCATATTCTAGCTTCTGAGTTTTAACATCTATAAAATGGCATTTTGTGTCTTTCATTTCTTGAGTTGCCTCTACTAAATTATATTCTTTTGGTTTTTCTATATCATCAAACCATTCGTAGACATTAATTTTATACTTTTCAGTTTCTATTAATTTAACGCTATGACTTATACCACCAGAATTTAATACATTTAATGAAATTCCATTCACTGTGCATACGCCAGAATAATTTTCTTTATCAGTTTGAGTCCAACAATCACCTACACAATCCACATAAACTTTTTTACCTTCTATATCCTTTAAATTATTTATAGTTAATAAGTTACCTCTCATAATAATTATCTCCCCTTTAAATTTTTTATATTAATTATTCTTCTGTCCTATCATAGTGTTGCCATTTCATTAATTGATTTGTAAATATTAATACTTTATCTCTTAATATATCTATGAGTTCTTCTTCAGTTTCTACACTTTCATCGTTTTCAGTATTATAAATACTTGTTCCTGCAAATGAAATATTATCAACATAACATCCATAATTATAATCAAAATAGAATAAAGCATTTGATGTTTCTTCACATATTTCATTATTCAATATATCAACGACATTTATATAATTTTGCGATTTCATAATTAATCTCTTTTAATATTTGTTAATAGTTTTCTCTTTTCTATTTATATCGTCAATTAAATATTGCAATTCTTGTATAACTGCATCATATTTTTCAGGGTCTCCATCGTCATACCATCCTCTCTCCATTATTTGATTTTTCTTGTTCTGTTCGATTCTTAAATATAAATATTTTTTCAATTCTTCAATGTTTATAGATTTATTAATCTTCAATTTGCTATCACTCCTTTTTATATTTTTATACTTTCGAATAAAACACAAACTTTATTGACTTATTATGTTAACAATAAAACGTTATTTTTCTCTATTAGAATAACAATTTCTATCTTTTAATAGACAATATTTATTTTTATAAAGAAAACTACATTTGGTTGGTAATTGATTGCATTTTGTGAATTTACACTTTATAGCAGTACAGAAATTGACAATCGGATTTCTTATAAATATATACCATAAATTACTAACTGATGGACATTCTTTTTCACAATGACTATAACAATATTCAAAATCATTGTGATGTTTGCAAAATACAAAATTGAATTTTTGATTCATAATTTGACAATCCTCCTTAAATTTATTGTGCTACCATATTTTTGCAGTAACCTATTAACTACTTTCTAAATTTGATTGCCATTTTCTTTTTTCTGAAAAACTCTCACAATGTCCATTTCTTATTTCTATTTCTGTCACAACACAACCACTCTCACCATTGTTATAATCGCAACCACATGAATTACAAATTATGGCATGGTCTGTCTTTTCTAATATTTCATTTTTAGATTTTACAAACTCTAATGCTAGTTTATAGGTGTCTAGCTCATCTAGCAGATATTTAAACTCAAGTTCTTTTAAACATTGATTGTATGCTTCTATTTGCCCTGTTCTTGCATTTGAAGTAGCAGTTATTCCACTATCTATTATTGTTAAAGTAACTATAAAAAAACGATTGTTATATTCATCATATTTGCTTTTAGTTTCAATTTTAATGGTTTCTGGTTTTATTAAGTCGCTTTTATTTTTCTCCATATCATTCTCCTTTTATATTTATATTATTATATTTGTCTCATTTCGATTACACTTGCCATTGGAATTATTTCTAATGATCCATTATCTTTTCTCAAGAAAAATCTACCTGTGAATGGATTATCATAATTTATTAATGTTCCTACAACAGTTTCTATGTATTTACCATTTGCAGTAGATTCTTTATAACTTCCACCTTTGAAATAATTAATTGTATATTTCTTTTCACAACCTAATAAGAAATCTTCTTCTATTTCTTCATTTAACATCTTATTTATATTATCTCTTACATTCATTAGTTCATCTTTATTAAATTTCATTTGTGATTGTTTATATTCTCCTATATCTCTACCTCTGCCATCTTGCCTTAAAGAAATTATAAAACTCCTATCACCAACTCCTCTAAGACTATTTATTTTATATTCTGCTAAAAACAAAGTTACTTTTCCAATATTAAATTTGCCATTATGAATATTGTATTGTGTTAATCCTTTATATTCCTTGCTAAAATTAACTCTTGGTTTGCCATTATCACCTATTTTATAATTCGTTTCCACATGTATCGTTCTCCTTTATATTTATATTATTATATTTTATCTTCAATAGACAACACGTTGCCTTTTAATGGACATTTACCATTATAACTTTCAACAATTTCATTCACAAAAATAGGTTCTTCTTTAATAGTGCAAAAGGATGATTTTCTGGTTATATTAATTACTCCACTTAATTTATCTGTACTTTGAATATCTTCGTAAAACATATTTTCTCTCCTGAATGGACATGATGAACAGCTTTCTACTTTATATTGTAATTTAATTTTATATTCATACATTTATGCAACCTCCTTTATTTATATTATTTTATTATTAAACACACCATCCACAGATAATTTCTCCACATGCAGGACAAGTACAAGCGTAACATGCATCTGAATATTCTTTAAATTGTATATTATTATCTGGAATATTTTCTTTTACTTTATGCCATGTTTCGCAAGCAATATCACAATTCCAATCTGCATTAGGATAATCTTTATTTATTTTCCCTACTTCTTTATCACAGTATTTACACATATATTATTCCTCCTCTAATTGTTTAACTAATTCAATTAATTCATTTTCTACATATTCAGTTGTTCTGATTTCTCCACCTGTGTAAAATCTTCTTTCCATATCAACCATTGTGTTATAAGTTTTTTCATCACTTAATTCTCTTATAAGTTCTAAATCTTTTCCATCATTGTAATGACCACAATCAAATCCAATCCAACTTCTTTCATCTTGTACTGGATATCCCGTATCATCACCTGCATATGTAAGTCCACCATGTACTTCTACATCTATCTCGTCATAACCTTTATCTTCGTCTTTATGTCCTTTTGGTAATCCTACATATCCACATCTATGTCCCATTGATAACCCTAAGATTACACATCTGTAATCACCTATTATAAAATCCTTTTCTACTTTAAAATCACTCATTAATAATTCCTCCTAAACTTTATTTTTTTATTTATTTGTTAATTCCATTATAATCCACAGTTTAATTATTGTCAACATATATTTTATATTATTATGATATTAATCTAAATATCTATAAATTCAGTATTTCAATTAGTTATGACAAACTATTTTTGAAATGCATAGTTAATCTATCTCTTTAAAACTAATAACTGAACTTCCGTATACACAATTAGTTTTAATGTCTTGAAACAACTTATTTACTCGTCTGCATACAATTTTAACCTCATTTCCACCGACAATAACTTCATATAACTTTTCATTTTTATACACTTTAATCCCACCTTATTTATTTCACAATATTTTTGAAAATTCAGTTATAGTTTCTTTGAAATGTGAATCAATCTTTATAAACAACTTGATTAAAAGATAACTTTCCATGTCTATATACTTCATATTCGTACAAATCACTATCTAATTTTATGTTTTTAACTTGTATTAAATTTAATATCAAAAGTATCTTTCCTTTTAATTTAAAAGTTCCCCATATTTCTTTAGGAATCTTACTTTTATAGAACATATAAAACCCTCCTTAAATGGTATGTCGGCATCGATTTAAAACCTTAAACATCTATATCCATCCATTAATTTTTAATTTGTTTTTATGAACTCTATATTTACCTTTGTTACTAACTATTATATCTACTGCACATAATCCACCTTTACTAATAAATTCTTTACCCATCCAATCTAAGAAAGTTAATAACTCTCGTTCTTCTTTTGGAAACTCTTTGACAGATATAGTTAATATTTCATCTTTAAATCCTAATATTTTTGCTTCTGATTTAATCATTTTTAACATCTCCTTGTAAACTTATTTTTCTATTTTATATTATTGTATTAACGCTACATTTAATAATTTTTCTATGTATATATTTAATTTTTTCTTCTTATCTTCAGTACCTAAACAACTCAAGGGGTTTCCTTTAATATCTTTACTCCATAGTTCAAAATGAAAGTTTCCTCCTGTACTATTTTTTATTCTTTTAATTAAATATGGTAATATTATTTTAAATTCTTCATATTGTTTATAGTCTTCATTAATCCACTTATGTATTTTATCTAATTTTTCTTGTATAAAAAATATTTGTTTTGAATACCATACTTCCATATTATCTTTATGCTTAGAAGTATTGCATATTCTACAACTTGGAACGCAATTACTTAAATTTCCTTCCCCTTCACAATTTACATGCTCCTTGTGTAACTGTTGATTATATTTTATCTTATGGTCTTTCTCGTCTATTCCACAATATGCACAACTGTTACCAAAATATTGTTTGCAATCAATCCATTCTTGTTTGCTTATGTCATGCTTTTTATTAGAATATTCTTCATTGCTTAGTTTTAATTTTTCAGGATTATTCTTTTGCCAATTACTTAGTCTTTGTTTATATATTTCTTTATTTCTAATGTGCTCAAGCATATGCCAGTTCTTTAAATATTCTTTATGCTCACTTCTATACACCTTACTATTTTCATTGTTTTTTCCAGGATTAGCTTTATTCCATTTCTGGAATTTATCAATACTACATTGTTTACAATATGGATGTAGTCCATCGGAATGATTAGATTTATTCTTATAAAAATATTCTTCTGTACATGGAAACCACTCTTCACATATATTGCATTGTTTTAATAATATACCATTATCGTCTATTTTATGCTTTAGATTATAAAGGTATATTTGCCTTTCTTCTTTTTTTAATATTTTCACCTCTACTATTATATATTATTTTAGTTGTATATTTCTGATTCAAATGAACTTTTTATTGTGTCAAAATATTTTTGAAATGTTCGATTACTACCCTTTTACTTCCTCAACACTTTCTACTTCAACTCTACAACGACTTCTTAATCTTGCATATATATCATTGCATTCAGATTGTGCGATTTCTTTTGCTTCTTCAATATCTCTTGCACTATATACTCCACCAACATCAGAAACATTTATTGTTATTTTATAATCTTTCATCTTTAATAATTCCACCTTTCTTATTTCACACTTTCTCAAAGTTCAACAATCACTTTAAAACGAACCTTTTAACTAGTCATAATAATTCTAATTTTTGTAGTGATTCTTGCAGTCCATTTCTACAAGAGTCAATTAAAAAGTCTATAGTAGATTCTCCTAAAATAGTAGACTTTTCTTTGTTTTTTTTTAGCCTCTAATTCATTCAACTCTTCTTTATAGTATTTAATCATGTTTACAACATTAATTACTTTATTTGCCTTAGCCATATCCATACTAATATCCCCCCTCCCAACTTTCGCAATAAAACAATTCTTTTAACAACCTATAATTTTATTCTTACATTTTTTAATATTAGATTATTATTAGAATTATAATTGGTTATACTTGCACATATATTTATCCATGTGCCTTCTTTCACTAAATTTATTTTACTTTTTAAAGACTTCGTATACCATAAATATCTTTGTCCTTTTGCATCATCAAATCTAATAATATTTTCCCCAGTACGTTCTTGTATCTGAAAAATTTTCTTAACATACAAATCTATTCTCATAGTATCATCCTTCATAATAATTTTCATTTCAGATGAACTATTTTTAGCAAGTATACTTGCCCTTCTTCCCCCTATTATCTCACATTTTTCACTACAATATTTATCATCATTCGAAATTACATTAAATATTGTCCCACATATAATACATTTTCTTTCCTTTGACATAATACCAACTTGTTGCTTTAAATACCAATCCTTTTGACATGCTCTCATTTTTTCACGTTTTTCATCCGAAGAAACTTTGTAAGAATATATTTCTCTAAATTTCTTATTTATATCTTCTCTATGTGAGATATTTCGTTTTCTATATTCATTCTTTTGTAATTTTGCACATTGTTTACAAATCGCTCTTCTCTTAGTTCCATCTTTTTTAACTTTACCGAACATAACAATACCTAATTCCTTTTTACAATGACTACAAATCTTTTTAGCCATGATTTATCCCTCACTTTAAAACCATTCATTTATTACTATTTTAATGTCTTTGAATTTGCAACAACTAAAGTTTTAAATTTTTGTTTCATTACTTCTTTTGAAATCATTAAATTACATAATATTTCAGACGATATTTTATCTTCTTGTATCTCCATTAAAACTATCACACCATTTCTATTTGCTCCATAACAACCTTTTGCAAAATTCTCTCCAACAATATAATAATCTTCTTGTAAGCATTTATCTATTGCCTCATCAAAATCTAAATTATATTCGCTTTGTGATAGTTTACTTTCTTGTTTTACAATATTAAAAAGTATTTCCTCAATCTCACATAATGTTAATTTTTTGTTTGTAACTAAAAAATCATATTGTTCGAATACTTTAAAATTTTTAGTCGCAAACAACAGAGTTTTCATTTCATGAAATATATTATTTATTTTTTCTACATATAATTTTTGATTTTTTATATCTATAGTATTAGTGTTATAATCACTTAAAGAATACCAATTAGCAATTTCTTTTAGTTTTTTATGCGATTTATCTAAGTCATTAAACAATGTGACTTCTTTGTTTTCAATATATTTGGCTTTTTCCATAATTATATTCACTCCTTATTTAAAATTCACGATAGATTAGTTGTTTTTAAATCAAATATGGCTTATTATCCATTTTTTGATTCCGTCTTTAGATAAATCTCCCCTAGCTACATTTAATCCAAAATTAATTAATTCTTCCTGTGAGAATTTTAAATCAATTTTATTTAACTCACATATTACGCCCATAACTATAGTTCCAACCCTTTTATTCCCATCTTTAAAGCCATGATTATTGATTAGTGAATATGTTAAAGCCGATATTTTATCTAGTGTGGTTTTATTTAAATCTTCTCCACTAAATGTGAGAAACGGTGTCTCTAATGCACTTTCTAATAAAGATATGTTGTTAATTCCCTGTTTTCCTCCATGTTTCAAAATTGTTTGTTCATGAATATACATTAAAGTGTGAACCTCACATGACTGAAGTCACGTGCTTCTAAGATTACTCTTAGATTTTCCCACGTCATTGTCCTCGTAACCTACTAACTCAATGGGCGTATATTCGGATAGTACCTACCCTACTTTATATTTATTATTTATATATTAACAAGCCATTTCTAATCCTAATTCTTTTAATCCTTGTTTTAATATATTCTTACTTGCATTTTCATCTCTATTATGGTTAGTCCCACATTCTTCACAAATCCATTCTCTTACAGATAGTAATTTTACTTTTTTATTTACTGCTCCACACTCTGAACATATTTGACTGCTTGCAAACCAAGGACTGACTTTATGATAAGTTCTTCCTTTCCATAAAGCTTTATATTCTAGTTGTCTTGTAAATTCTGACCATGATACATCTTGAATACTCTTTGCCAAATTATGATTTTTTATCATATTGGAAACTTGAAGGTCTTCTGAAATTATTACTTGATTATCGTTAGTAATTTCATTTGACAATTTATTTGAGAAATCTTTTCTAATATTAGTTATTTTTTCATGAACTCTAGCTATTTTAACAGTCTGTTTCTTATAATTATTGCTATGAAGTTCCATCTTACATAACTGTCTTTGTAATTTTATTAATTTTTCTTCATATTTGTATAATGCTTTAGGTCTTTGCACATGATTATTGTTTGTATCTATAAGAAATTCTTTTAAACCTAAATCGAACCCTATTACATTATTACTTATAGGTAATTGAATGTTTTCTACGTCAGCTAAAATACTAACAAAATATTTACCACTTGGAACTTTGTTTATTGTAGCTGATTTAATTTTACCTATGAATTCCCTGTGCAATTTACATTCCACCCATTTTAATTTTGGTAATTTGATTTTATTGTTGTCAAAATTTAATTCTATATTATTATTAGTGAAGTTAGTTTTATATGAATAATTGTGGTCATGTTTAGATTTAAACTTAGGAAAACCTAATTCGCCACTTCCTTGTTTTGCTCTTCTAAAGAAATTTTGATAAGCAAAATCTAAATTGTAGATAGAATTAGTTAGAGCAAATTTATCTATTTCTTTAAGCCATAAATATTCTTTCTTTAATTCTCTATTACAAATATTATTACAATCAATTTTAGATAAAGATTTTTTATCATTCTTATATAATTCTATTTTCTTAGCAAGTATTTGATTATATACAAACCTACAACTTCCAAAAGTCTTAGCTAATTGTGTTTCTTGTTCTTTATTTGGGTATAATCTATATTTATAAGCTTTTAACATAAATAAATTCACTTCCTTTCCTATTTTTCTTTCTGACCTGCAATATAATTTCTTATTTGTTCTTCTGTATTTTCACTTACTGTTGCTATAAAATACGAGGGATTCCACATATGACCTCCCCATAATTTTCTCTTTAATAAAGGATATTCTTTCATTAATAACCTAGCACTAACACCTTTTAAAGCTTTTATCATATCTGGAATATAATGTTGAGGAGTGCATTCTATTAATAAATGTATATGGTCTAAATCTCCATTCATTAATAAAATAGTAAAATTATTATCTGTAGCTATTTTATGCAATAATTCTTTTAAATGTGCTTCTATTGTTTTTGTTAATATTTTATGTCTATATTTTACACACCAAACTATATGGTATTGAATTCATTTTGACAACTCCTTTAAAGCAACGTCATTGTCTTTAATAAATTTATCAACTAAAACTTTTTGGTTCTTATTGTCTTTTGTTCTTATATATTCTGCAAAATTTATAACCTCTGCCAACATTTCATCTGACATTTCTTTAGATATTTCCATTAATTTTTGTGCTAATGTCATGTTTAAAATCACACTCCTTATTTCACTTTAAATAAATATTTTTTAATACTTGTCTAATATATCTTCAACTCTACATTCTACATTAAATTTAATCTCAGCTTCTTCACTTGTGAAAGCTTCACGCCTAACATTCCACAAATCTTTGAGTGCTTGTAATAATTCTGATTTCTCTTTAGATATATCATTAGTAAATCCTTTTGGTATTAAAACTAATTCATCACCATTATCTAATTTCATTATTTATCATCCTTAGTAATTTATTTGCTTAAATTATATCATAAATCTTACTATTATTATATTAGCACATAATCAAATTTATTACAAGTATTTTATATTATTATATTTACTTTATTTTTCTAAAATTTTTCTACCACATATTTTATGAGCAAATTTTAATTCTTCTAGTCTTGTTTCTAAATCTTCAATTTCACTTTTTAAAAATCTTTTATATTCCTTTTGATTATATTCATTAGGGAATATATCATATGTGGTTCTGAATCTCTTTAAGAAGCTTAGTAAAAATTCATCCTTAGTCACATAATCTTCTGTTATTAAGTCAATAGTTATTCCTTTATATGTATTTGTTATAGTTCCTGTGCATTCAATGTTTTGTCTTATTAAATCACTATATTTTGTAGTTATCTCTTTCATAATTATTTCACCCTCTCAACAAATTCTTTTATTTTGAATCTTTCTTTAGCTTTGTCTATATATTTTTGTTTTCCTTCTTCTCCTATATCATACCAACACTTACCTGTTTTAGCTTCATCAAACATAATATGTGCATATTTTCTACAATCAGATGTTATAACTGCTTTAGCCCCACTTATTAACTTGTATGCAGTTTTACGATTATTTTCATTGTACATTGAATTATCCAAATAAACGACATAAATTATATCTTGATTTTCCTTCTCTTTCATATTATAAATTTCACAATCATCAGTATATTCACATTTAGCTCCTTCATCATCAACGTTATTGCAATGATACTCCTTTTGACCACTAATACAATCTTCACAAATATCACAATCTGATTCCTCACAAAAATACAATTTAAGTCCATACTCATTTCCACATCTATTACATGACATTATTATTCACTCCTCTTATTTTTAATTTATATTATTCTACTTATTAATAAAACTGACATTTCATTCAGAAAAACACAAATCCGTCTAGCCTATAGCCCCATTCTTGAAACTCGTTTTCGTTAAATAAGTGTAAATATTGCTATTATTTAATTATTTTGCTTTTATATTATCATCTTGTACCATTGATTAAATCATTTTGAGTTTCTAATTCCTGTTTCCACATTTCATCTATTAAATCATTTTGTTTATCTATATCAGATTCAACTTCCTTAAATTTGATACTTATAAGAGCTTTCTTCCAACAGTAGTCACATTCTATGTTATTACATTCTTGCTTATTTGTAGGTACTTCTAATCCATGTATATTAGGGCATAAGTGATAACTACAATATTTATCCATGAATTCCTCATATGTATTAATTTTAGCTAATTCAACTATATCTTCTCTATTCATAATTTAACTTCCTTTCTATTTATTCTAATACTCATAACAAATAAATTTATAATTAAACTATTTGTGCCTATTTGGAATCCAAATTCTATTTGCCAACCTCCACCAAATCTTCTAGTTCCTTTATTACTTCTCTTTTCTAAACTAATTTCATATTTTTTAGTTTCATATTCTTTTCTAAATACCCTTTCTTTTTTCATATTATTTCTCCTTCACCTCATATGAATAACTTTTACAAACATATTCTATATCATCAGATTTAAATTCAGCCAATTCATTTTCGCAATCTGCATCATTTATATAGAAAATATACATAGGATAATCATTATTTAGTACATTTTCGATTTTATCCATTTCACTAAATTCATCAACAATTATTACATTCTTAAAATATCTACCATCTTCTAATTCATTCCCTATAAGAATATTTGTACTTGATAATTGTTTGAATAATTTAAGCCATTCACCTTTTCCTGCAAATAGATCACTCACAACTATTCCATTATCAAATCCTAAATTCATTTCAATATATTTATTGATAAGGTCATATCTATTTTCTTTCAATAAACTCTCATATCTAATTGAACTAAAATCAAGATATCTTCTTTGCTTTTCTAATTCCATATAGTCATCAAATAATTTCTTATGTTTCTCTACTCCATATTCTTCTTTAAAAGTATTATCTAAATCTCTTTTAATACTTTGTCTTGACGCTAATACTCCTAATATTCTATATGTTTCTAAGGAGTCTGTTGGATAAAATTGTAGACAAGATTCACTTGCGAGTTGACTTCCCATAATATCATTTCCTTTCTTGTAATTTATTTATATTATTATAGTTTTAATGCTATCATGTGTAAAGTAAAAAATAGTGTGACACAAACCTTAATTAAACTTATAATTAGAGTATATCACACTTGTGTAAATATTACAACATATTTTATATTATTATATTAACTATTTTAACACTCCTTAATAAACCATTGACCATTTCTAATAATATCTTTTATATCATTAGAATCTAATTGCTCACTATTTAATAAATTAATCATATAAGCATGAAATTCCATATATTTATCTAATCCTTGTGCTTCTAAATCCTCTATTAATTCATATTCCACTTTACATTTTGAATTATAATCACTATTTAACACCCCCTCAAAAGTAACTCCTTTTTCTTTTGGAATTAATTTAAACTTCATATTTAACCATTTTTTAATAATATAACATTGTTCCCATGTATTCTCATCACTATCCAATATAAATATTGCATCAACATCTACTTTAACTATTCCTGTTTGTGACATAAATTTAGTTTCTCTAGGGAAATCAAATATTTCTGCTAATGTATATTCTTTATTATAATCATATGTAATGGATTGTCCTCCACCTAATTTTATTTCCTCTTGTGCTGATGTAACCCTATATTTTTCAATATCATTTTTAAAATATATACCAGATACAGAATCCATCCAACATTGTTTACAATTTCCATCTAACTCACAAATAGCCTTACTTCTTTCGTTTTCCATACTTAAACTAGAAGGGCAATCAAGATATTCATTATTCACAACAAAACAAATCTCACTATCTTCATTGTAACCATCTCTAGATTTCAAATAGTTACTTATAAACTCCTCTCTAGTAATTCCACTTGCAAACTTTTTAAAATCCTCTATGTTATCCATTTTAATATCCAATTCCTTTTCCATATAATTTATAATCTCCTTTTATTTATATTATTTCACAACAAAATATATCATTTGTTAACTATTCTTGTCTAATTTTCTACCACACATATAACAACATTTAATTTCTATTCTATCTCGTTCATTTCTACAATGCTCCCATACTAAATAGTATTTACCATCTTTTTTATCATGAATAATTTCTTCATCACCATAACTACTAAAATCTTTTTCCATATCCTCTTCATTACAACATTCACATGTACTCACTTTATTACGCTCCCTTTTTTTATATTTCACAATCTATCGTATCTATTATACTTTTTAGATAATCAATAATTACGTCATTGTCTAATCTCTTAAATTTTTCTACTTTATTCTTTAATTCCTCGGTAACTTCCATAACTTCTCTCAAACAACTTTCTCTGCTTTCTACGTCAAATTCTAAATCTTTATTCTCACTTTCTAATTCTTCTTTAGTATATGACATATCATCTTCCTCATATTTCTCTATTGCAAGACTTTCTGTAGCTTCAACTAATTCTCTATTATTATCTTTGTCAGCTAAATTTAAACAGTCTTGAAGATTATTAACTATCTCAGTTTTATTGTTATGTATAATTACCATTTCTTAATCTCTCCTTTATATTATTTTAATATTCTTTTATCCATATATCTACATCATTATCCCAATAAAACATATCATTAGTCCCTTTAGGATTTCTTATTGTAGCTTCTCCAAATTCTTCGTTCTCATCAATTTCTACTTTTATTATTTCATAACCTTTCATTTCTGGTTCTTCAAACATATAAAATAAACTATAGAATATCATTAATAATTCCTCCTCTTTCTTACAATTCTATAAATCCCATATCCTATCCCTATTACAACCAACAAACTTAATATATCATGCCATCTTGAATATGTTGTCATGCCACCCGTTACTATATTCACAGGATACATACTATGTTGTGATATAGCTTGATACATCCAAAAATGTGACCAATAACAATTGCTATAACTAAAACTGTAATAACTTGGACTAAAATATGTACGATAAGTTGGATGACTATAATAATTATTTATGTGAGAAGTTCTATAGGTTGTATAATTATTGTAATTTCTTGCTTTTGTTTGAGCTTTTGCTTTAGATATATTAGAAGCTTTAGTTTTTGCTATAGAAGTTTTTGTTGGTGTTTTAACTGTTTTTGATGGACTCTTATAACTACTACTTGATTTAAATCCTGATGACCTACTAGAACTCGAAGAATGACTTGATGAATGTGAACTTGAATGAGAACCTTTTGCTAAAGCTAATTGTGTTGGTAAAATCATTGTTAAACATAATCCTATTATTATTGGTAATTTCTTTAACCTATTCATTTTATATTGATTCCTCCTCATCAATTAATTCTAATACTTTTTCTAAAAGCTTGTAATCTTCTATTAATTTCATTTTAGAAAAATTTACTTCTTTTCTTGGTGTAGTTATCATATTGAGATATATCCAACGATTACTTATCATTTCATTTAAAGAAAATTTTAATTCTTCAAGTTCCTTCTTATCAAATTGTCTATCCATTATTAATCACTCCTCACAATTCTATAAACTTCTTGTATAGATTCCTCTAAATCTTTATTTACTACTTTATAGTCATATTCTAAATTTCTAAACATCTTAAAATCATTCCATAATCTTGATATTCCTTTTCTTATTCCATCTCTATTAATAAGTCTTTTAATCCTTGTAATAAGAGGAACTGTGATATATATTATTCTGTAATTAATTTCATTTTTAATTACTGTCTTAAAATAATCAATTCCTGCTTTATCAACGATATAAAAATCATTTGATTCAGCTTGTTCTATATCAGCCCAATAATGTTCTCCATTAAAATATGTATATGCTATTGTTGATATATTTTTATTTTGTTGTTTATCATATATAACTATTTTATTATTTGTATTAATAAAATCATAATCACTTCTATTTACAAATGTATGACCTTGTTCGTTTAATTGTCTAGGCTTTCTAGTTGTAAAAGAGGGAATTGACTTTAAATTATATCTCTTACAGATATCCTCTACGATAGTGGTTTTTCCACTGGCAGACTGCCCTATGATAATATTTAACATATTCTTATTTTTGTTATTATTATTTGTATTGTTCATATTATGTATTCTCCTTTTTAATTTATTTTATATTATTGTTTTTACAATACTCTTCAAAATCTAATCGATATTCTGCTTCACTAAACTTACCATTAATCAATAAACAAGACGAAACACATATTCCTACAAATATTATAAATAAAATAATTAATATTAATATCATTTTAATCACTCCCCTTTTAAATCTTATTTATAATCCATATATTCTTCATTATCATTCCACATATTATTAAATTCTGCTTCAAATCCTTGTGCTATTTTTCTATCATTAATAATAATCAAGTTCTCATCATTAATCCGACTTGCTCCCTCGCTATAGTTATAGCTTCCTGTAGTCACTACATTGCCATCTGCTATTGTGACTTTCATATGCATCAATCCGCTGTGATTATTAATCTTAATAGGGATATTAGCTTTCTTTAACAATATTAACATTTTCTTTTCTGATTTAATTTTAGATTGTATTTTATCACTTACAAGACGAATAGTTACTCCCTTTGATTTCGCTTGAATTATTGAATCTACTATAGATTTCTTTGTTATAGAGTAAATTGCAATATCAAGATTTGTTTTAGCAGAGTTAATTACTTTGATTAATTGTATGTCAGGATGTTGACTTGCTTGAGTGAAATAATATTGAATGTTAGTTGATTGAGTTGTATTTATATTTTGTGATGTTGTAGAAGTTGTAGTTAAAGTATTTATAATAATACTAAATAATAAAACTACCAATATTGCAACACCTAATAAATTTGCAAATGATTTTAACTTCTTCACAATATCAACTCCTTTTTATGATAATGTAGTCAAATACCATTCTTCTAATTTTGATAATAGTTGAATTTGATTTTTAGTTATAGTATTTTTAATATTTTTATTCATTAATCTCAATAATATGTCTCTGTAATAAATTATCATATTATTTTCAACATATAAAATTAGCTTTAAATCTAATCTTATTTTGTTTAAGTCTTGTTAAAAGAACTTCAAAGACTATAACATCTTTAAATTTTATTAGACAATCATCACTACTTTTCATTTTCTCATATTGCATATCATGTCCTTCAGCTATAAATTCATCAAGATATTTTGGTAAATCCTTTTTACTTGACATTAGTATTCCTGTTAAAACATCTATCTTGACTCCATATCCACCCAAACATACCAATTTCGTATCTCCCATTACTTTTCTGTATTCTTCACATAATTTACACATTTTTATAATCTCCTTTATTTTTTATAGTTTTATAATATGTATTATTATTTTATTATAGTCTATTTATAATTACTGTTCCTTTAATTGTATAAATAATTATTTTATCAGTATATACTTCTTCAATTTCTAGTATCTGCTCCCTTAAAATCCTAATAGCTAAAATATCATCTACATTGTCGTCTAAAGTAAGATAAGTTGATGTGTGTATAATCATCAGGTCGGTGACGAATCGTGAGTCTGTGGTGCATGTGTCGTCTAGGTTAATAAAGTCGATTTCTACCATACTCCCTTTATATTGATTTAACAAAGATAAACCTTCTATTTCACGATTTGCTCCTGTAATTAGTTGAGATTGCTGAGTTGATTTAGTTTTAGTTGTTTGTAATTTCATTATTGTCTCCTTTTTATTATATTATTTTCTAAATTCTTTTAGTGATTTATTATATTATTATATTGACTGTAGTTGATGAAAATTTATTGTTTTTGTTTAATTTATGTTTTTATATTATTATGCATATGTTTAACAAAATGTTGTATTGTTAGAATAACATAGTTAATTATGGAAAGCAAGGAATATTTTAAATATTTAATTTGTTTTTATTATTTTATTATGATGTAATTGCTAATTCTGTTGGGATTGGGATTATTGGTAATGGTAAATATAATTGAGTCGGAATAGGCAATGTTATATGTAATTATCACTTCTTGACCAATCTATCCATCCATTTTCCTTTTTTGGTAAAACCTCGTAATACACTTCTCTCATTATTAATAATTCTCCTTCTCTTTTTATATTTTATATATTTTTTAATTGATAGCATATTAATGCCCCATTTCATAAATATTATTTTGTATTATTATCATTATATATGTAAACCAAAGCAGATTTATTCTTCTGCTTTAGGATTGACCAAATAATAATTAATCATTAGGTTATTGTAATTTTTTACATTTTCATTTGCTTCAAATTGAACTTGTTTAAAATCTTCAACCTCGAGTTTTCCTTTTTCAACTTCAATTGCTTTTAGTTTATTTAATTTTGCACTCATAAATACATCACCAATACTTAAATTAGAATAACCTGCATCAACAAGTAATTTTTTAGCTCTTGAGCATATTGACTGTTTACTAAGAAAGTCATCACCATTAACTGTTGTCGGACGGCAAATATAATCTGACGATTTTAGGTTCGCAGTAATTCTATCTCCAAATCCTGCTTTTCCTCTCCTGTAATATATATCTTCTCCCCATGCTGTATTTATTACATCAATTACTCTTCTAGGAAGTTCTACCTCTCTTACTGAACCATCCTTTTCAGTTAATTTAACACAATTTGTAATTTCATTAATATCGGATTTAGTAAGATTTTGAATTTCATTTGTACTTACAAGAAAATACGATAATATTATTGTAACGAAATCTTGATAGTTATTGCCTACGTCTTCCATAGCCCAAACTTGTTCTTCACTTAGAAATTTTGTGGGCAAGTGTAACGCATTTAACATAGGCATGATGTGTTGATTAAATTTTACTAATTTCCAACTATTTATCATTGTTTCATTATAACCTTCTGCTGTACTCCATGATGAGTAGAGAGTGCAAATCGTGTAAAAAGCCCTGAGAGAACTGTAACTATCTGTAAAGTTATCAGAGCAACAGTCCATTACTTCTTCTCTGGTAAAATTTGACATATCTTTGTTTATCTTTTTTTCCCAACGTGAGCCGTTAATTAAAAACACACAATAACTAGTCCTGCTGTGGTCTTCTTCTAAATAATCTTGTAAAAACTTTTCTTTTGTTTTTCGATTGTATAATTTTTCTAATAAATTTTCACTAACTTCCATTGGTGTTTTCTCTATAATATCCATTTTTATTCCTCTCCTTTTTCAATATCATGCAATTCTACTATCTTTTTAAAATAATCAAAAATCACACGTAAACTTTTAGGATTTTTCTTGTACATTTCCATCTCTCTCCAATTTTCATGCGTTTTATCTAAATTTAATTCGCCACTTCTAATCATATCTTTTATAATTCTTTTTACTTCTTTATTATCTCTACCTAATAATTCTTTCGATAAAGCAACATATCCTACGAAAACATTATAATTTAAGGCAATACTTTCTTTCCTTAACGCTTTTAAATCAGTGTAATCATATTTTTTTAAATATTCCCCTATTACAGTATCAAACACAGTCGAGAAAGTTTCTAGATAATCGTCATTTCTTGCCGATATACTCAAATCTATATCTGCTATTTTCAAAGCACTATTAAGAATTCCATAAGTAGTATATTTAGTATTATCTCCAATTTCATCTATAGTATTAGCTATTTTACCTTTCATTTCACCTGATTCGTTTAAAGCGTCAATAAATATATTATTATCATTCTTTTCTAATGTCTTACTATAATCAACGGATATCGGATTACGTTTGAATTCTCGACTCACATACTCTTGGGCTTCACGAACTGTGAAGTTTGTTATGGAGACCATAAACCCATATTCTAATGTCTTACCACTTTCATTTGCTTTAGCCACTGCATCTGTGCAAGCCAGAATTCTATGAAATCCGTCAGTTATGAAAACTGTTTTTAAAATTGTTAATGTTTTTTCTTTCTCATCGTATATTATACCTTTTTCATTAAATTTACTTGTCTTGAGTATGTTTAGTGTGATGAGATTCGCCGTAAAATTATCATCGTATATTATTTTTCCTATCTCATCTACACTTTTCCATGTCACGTTAGGTTGGCGTAAGAGCATACCTTTAACATTTATTATCTTAGGGTCTCTTTGCATTGCTGTATCATATCCTAGAAATCCGTTTGACATATATAAATCTATATCATAGTTTGATACAAATGGACACATATATTGATTCTTAACTTTTACAACATTTCTAAATACCATTCTATCTGTTTTAGTTTTCTTGGCATCAATATCATAATATTGTCTTATCTTTTCAATTTTATACTCAGGAAAATAATATATTGGATTAATTGATTCAACTAATTTTTGCTCTTTTAATTTCTCTTCGCTTGACTCAAATGTACTTTTTAAAAACTCTTTTGAAACAAACTCATACAAATAAACACACCAAACTCCTAATTCACTTTCATCTAAAGTATTTAATATTATTTGTCCTTTTAAAATCTTATCAACTTTTCTATCTACCATTTGCTTCTCTTCATATACTCCCTGCATATAATCTCTCAAGTCTTTACTAGTATTCTTCTTTGCAATTACTACAAACATATTTTCTAACAACTCTTCTATTGATTTTGTTACTTCAGTGGTTTCTTTGTTTTCTATAGTCTCACTCATAATTATCAACACCCCTATTTAATTTTAATTTATTATTCTAATGTCTTAAATCGTTAGACACCAAAATAAATATGTATTATTAAATCTTATCTCATTTATATTCAATAACAATAATAATATACTTTTTTCCCTAATTCCTATTAACATAATTATAATATAAATTCCTCTAAATAGCAACTTAATTTCAACATCTTAACAAAGTTTTAACAATCTTTCCCACATTTATAAGAACATTTATTCTTTAATTTAATTCTATCTAATATAATTAAACTTTAACAGGAGAACATTAACATATTTTTCATTTATCTCTTAATAATTTCAACAAAATTTCATACTCTCCTGTTTTTATACATATTTCTAACAACTTTTTAATATAAAACTCGGATTTCATTGTGTTTTTAGTAAATCCGTCTAGCCTATAGCCCCATTGTTGAAATTGAAAAGTTGTATTTTTACTATTAATAAAGATATAATATCTAATCAAAAAATACAAACTTTCCATTTTCATCCAATTACAATTTAAATTATTTGCTTTTCTTAAACTCAGTAGAATATAATTTTTAGCTTTTTCAATTTGATTTGTATTATAGTAACTTTTTATAATTACCATTAATATCATCCATATATAATAATCGTCTTTATAGTCTTGATTTTCATTCTTTCTTAGTAATCTGTAGACTTTTTTACCTATTTTTATTGATTCTTGATAATTTTTATTTACATAAAACTCTTCAAACACTTCTTTACAAATTTTATCGGATAGTTTTTCTTCCATATTTATCCCCCTATACTGCCACACAAACTTTTTCATTAGTATTTGTATCTACGTTCATTATATCATTATAATACACTTTATACGATTTTCCAAATTCACTACAGTATCTTTTTAATTCTGCAACTCCATTATTATACATTCTCAATAAATCTTGATTCTGAGTAAGTTGAAAAAGTTCTTTTAACTTTTTAATTGTGAAAACTTGCTCATCTATTATCGTCATATCTATATTTTGAACAACAATTACTTCTTTTTTTACATGAATATTTTCTTTCATTCCAAACTGAATCGCAATCGCTTTATTAACTTTTACCATTGTCTCATTTGAAAGTTTACCTATATAGTCTCCTATAAGAAACTTAGGAACATTTGTAGTTGATTCCACTTGAATTACACTATCCTTAGTTAATTTATTCATATTGTCTCTCATAATTAAAACTTGTGTAGGTAATTTACATTTGTCTGTTTTACTTGTTAAAGTACATACTTGGACATTGGGACTAAACTTATTTCCCATCTCGTTTTGAAGTATTACCGCAGGATGCTTCCCGTATTGTAAACTACTTCCCTCTATATGTGGAAAGTCTACCCAAAATATATCTCCACGTTTGATTAGTTTGTTGTTATTCATATTTGTATTCATTTTAATTTCCCCTTTATTTTTATATTATTATTAATTTAGTTTATCCTCATTTTAATATCTTATGCAGATAATATGTTTTTGATAACTATATTTTGCTTGTTTGTTTTATATTATCTTAATATTTGTGTGAGGTACTAATTTCTTATTCCGTTAACACTATAATAGCATACACAAATAACCTTTGTCAATGGATTTAACAAAAGTTTTTGTATTATTTTATATTTAATTTTTTAAGGGGAAATTTATAAGCTTTATTGTTTCTTTTCCTTACTTAAACATTTAACTATTTCCTCAAGCTCATTCATATCACTATTCTCATACTCAAAGATATAAAAATTATTTTTAAATTGCATATTCCTATTCACGCCTTTATTCCTAATCAGAACAATTTTACTTTCTTTAAGTAAAGAATAATCATTATCTAAAAATTTAACCATAAATTTAATTCCAATCTTATAATTATGTATTATCTTCATAAATTCTTCTAATGTTTCTATTTCAATATATTCATAATCCTTAATAGATTCTGAGTCTTCAACTTCCCATTGCCACTCAAAATTCTGTATCAAATATGGCTTATGTGTTTTCCAATATTCTATTTGTAGTCTACTTTGATTTAAATCAAATTCATTTTTATTTTTACTCATTTTATTGTATCTCCTTTAAATAATTTTATATTTTATTATCAGAATAGTAGTTCTTATTAATATGGAAACTACTATTATCAAGCCACTATTTATATGGTATATGCTATTTCTTCTTTTCTTTTAGTTTAGCTTGACTTAATGCCGAACCTGCAAAAGTTTTAGTTACTTTGCTTGTCTTTTTACTATGTAATGCTTTTGAGGCTTTGCTTGCCACTTCCTCTAATGTTTGTTTAGTATTTTTCTTTGTCATTATAATCATCTCCTTTATATATTATTATTTTATATTAAATTTAAACTAAATCAATACCTAATATATTAGACAACAAAACTCTTTCGTCATGTTCGGCTATATCAACATAAACTGGATAGTATTCTTTTAAATCTCTATCATTTTCAATTGCCATTCTCATATAATCTATATTTGTAAAACTTGACACTCTTGCAAATATCTTTAGTTCATTAGAAACTATAAATAATATATCAAACTTTTCTAAGTTCTCTCTTTGGTATTTCCATATGTATTTAGCAGTATCATCATATGTTCTAATACAGTTTTTATTATTAATTACATCTATACATTTAGCTTCATCTTCTCTTCCTTCTTCACTATAAGCACCTATTAAAAAATATTCATTCATTATTAATTGCTCCTTCTATGATGGTCATAACCCTATATTTTATTATTTAAAGTTAATATATTGATTTTTCAACATATATTAATTTATTTATAACTTCTTCTGAAAAAACTTCTCTTAACTTCTCTTTATTTGTATTAATTAAATTAGTAATAATGTTATCTAAATTTATCTCAAATATATAATGTGCTAAATTAGGATATTTAGTTAATATCAATACATAAGATTCGCATGTTAATCTCTTACGTAGTTCAATATCCTCTAAGATAAACAATAAATCTATTATTTCTGTAGTTATTTTATCATACACACCAACCTCGCTTTTAGTAGGTTTTATATCTTTATTCATATATTTATCACCTCTTTTTTTATGTTATTATGTGTTTCAATTTTCCATAAAATAATCCTTTCAGTTACTTATATTGATTCTTTATAATGTATTTCGCAAACATCTATTGCCTCATAACCTTCATCTCTTCTTGTTTCATCTAAATAACTACCTATAGCAAGGTTATTGCAATAGTCGCACTTTAATTTAATAATATTTCCAATACTAAGTTTATGAAATTTTAAACCTTCAATATCTTCTTTAATTGACATTTTTACCATCCTCTCTAACTTTAAAATATTTAATTCCAACATAATCAGTTAAATAAACACCATTCTCAGAACAATAAAATTTACATCCATCTTTTAACATTTTCTCTACATCTAATTCTAATATCACGACCTCTCCATGTCTTTTTCCTACTTTAATAGATGTTTCAATATCTTTTGATAAATGAACATATTGTCTAGAACCATGTTTAATTCCTTCTTTAAGGATAGTATTTAAGAATCTTCTACTTGTTCCATGATATAATTCTGTAGGTGGAATAATTTCTTTAAGACTTAAATTTACTTTAATAGAATGTCCTTGGTTAGCTCTAATCATATCTCCATTTAAACTATATGAATAGCGTTGCTTATCATCCTCATTTACAATTCTATTTAAATCTATCTTTGTAATATTCATTCCTGTGATAAGATTATTTACACTTATGTAACCATTTTTATCCATAGTCAATCCTATTACTTCAGGTTTATGTCTTAAAACTAAACTTAAAAACTTACTAAATTTCATATCTCTATTATTTATCATTTTAATTCTCCTCCTTTATCTCTCAATATTTGCTACTTATTTAATCTTCCTCCATATATTCTAAAAACTCTTGCTCTGAAAATCCTTTTGGATGACCTATTGAATATTCTTCTTTAGGTAAATCCATATCTAATTGTTCAATTATTTTATTTTTTATATAACACAAATATCCTAATACTATTTCATTCTCAGAGGGTACTGCAATTATTGCTTGATTAAGCATTTCAATATCGTCACCTCTTGTTAGGAATTTAATTTCAAGGTCATGTGAATTTTCTATCATATTATTCTTCCTCTCCTTTATTACTTTATTAAATTGTCTTTTATTATCCACATATATAATCAAGTGCGGATACTTATTTACACTTTAAATTTTTCTTATTTCTTATTCATTTTCTTAAATTCCCTATTCTTATTAATCATATCCTCTAAATCTTTGTTAATAGATTCCTTTTTATCTTTATAGTAATTTTTCCTATCCTCGTCAACTCTACTTTTCATTTCTTCCCATGAAATTTTTGTGACTTCATAACATTCTTCTACAGATTTTTTAATAATGTTACCAAAGTTTTCGACGTCTACATTTCCTTCTCCATCAGAACATTTAATGAGAATTGACATCATATCACCATATGAACTAACTGCTCTTGAATATAAATCTGTACTTAGAGATTCTTTAATTTCATTTATAGAGTCAACTAAATTATCCATATCTACAAAATCTTTAAAAGCCTTTTGAGTTGATTTTATTAATCTATCATTTATATTTTGTTCATGTTTATTTTTATGTCTCTTCTTATTCTTCTTAATAGATATTGGTAAAGTTATTAACTTTATTACCCAATAAAATAATCCCCATCCAAGACTCTTCCCAAAATCATCAGAACTTATAAAATCCATAAGCATACAATTTATTAACGTACCTAATCCCCAATTAACTAATAATGTTATAAACATAATAAAAAGTATATTTTCTATCATTATTATTCTCCTTCTATATTATTATATTTTAAATTTTTATTATTACTATCTAATTTCCTTTTAATAACTCCTAATCCCTCGTAACTTACATTTTTTAATTTACCATCACAGTTTTTAGTTTCACAAATATTATTCTTTTCAGAGCTTGAATACCAAACTGTTTTACATTTTTCGCATCTAAATTTTTTCATTTATTAATACATCTCCTTTTATTAAATTATAATATTTAATTTTATATTATTATTACCTATTGCAATTATTATATGCTTAGTTGGGAATAAATGCAATAGGTAATCGATAATATTATGTATTATTTTATTTTGTTATATGTATATAAATGTGAAACCTTCGTATTGTTTTTGTTTACCTCTGCACATCAATGATACACTAGACCTCTTAAATTTTATCCCATATTTTTCTTCGGAGTCATTGCAAAGTTTTTTTATACTAATAAATGAATCTAAATATACTTTATTTTTAAATACGCTTACTTTTTTACCATTTGTTATTTTAGCATCATATTCACACCAACCTAATTCATTCCCTTTTTTAAGATACTTTGTAACAGTAACCCTAGCTAGTTTCATTAAAATTGCAATATCTTTTGTACCCCATAAGGGATTTTCTTTTTTTTAATCACATACTACCTTAACTAAATTACTCAACGCAAATTCCTCAGCTTTATTCCAATTTATCTGACTTAAATCAAAAAGGTTATTTAAAATGCTATCTTGTATATTATTCTTTATGTATTTTTGTTCTGATTTTTCACAATCAATTCTTATCATTTCAAACCCATACCTATCAGCCATATCATCCTTATAATCATCTATCATTCTAATTTCTTCTTTTGTTTGTCCATTCATTTTATTATCTTTTGTATGGAATCCTCCATCTACTTCAATTATATAATCTATATTATCTTTTTTGAAATAGAAGTCATACTTACGAGGTTTTATCCAATCAGGAATATATTCTGTAGAAAATTCTATATCCAATTGCTCTAATATAGAAAATGTAAACTTTTCAGGATATGATTTCCCATCACCACATGAACAATTCATTGAATGAACCTTATAAATTGCATTTAATGACATTAACTTGTTTTTTACTCTTCCACAATCAGGACAAATAGGGTAAATCTTCTTATCACTTGCTTTAGAATAAGTTTTTGCAATTTCTTCACCAACAATCGGTATCATCCAAGGTGTAGTATCCCATATTGTATTAAATCCTAATACAGTTTTTTGAGGAAAAGGACAACATACAGGACACCCACATTTTTGTGTAATAAGTGAACTTTCAACCATCCAATCTTCATAATCACATTTATTACATTTATATTTATACCATTTTTCATTTTTATTATACTTACTTTTACCACTCTTTGTTCTATATTCTCTATTCAATATAATTAAATCCCTTTTTTCATCTTTGAATATAGTTTCAACTTTAATTTTAAAATCTCCACTTCTTAACCCCAATACAGTTCTAATATTTCCATTAACAAAAACAACTGTGTTTATTTTAATAATTTTACCTTTAATATATTCAGTAGAAAGCATATGTGTTTTTGCGTTGTAATCTACAATTTCTATTTCTCCTTCCAATCCATCATAAATAAATTTAACCCTAATCCCGATACTATTCCTCCAATCAATTACTCCACTAGGTTGACCTTTTCCGAATCTCCATCTTGGCAAATCTTCTGTAAATACTTCCCTCAATATTAATAATGCTCCTTCTAAATTTTATTTTCTCGTTTGGCATGTTAATCTCTCTCCTTTTTGTTTTCAATTTTATATCATTTTAAGTATACTCAAACCAATAATATTTGAGTATACTTTTCATCATGTGTGTATTACGTCAATTCCTTGTTTATCTTAGGTATGGTATGTACCTATTTTGATACTGTAGAACTTATGAAACATGATGGACTTCTCATTGCAAGCAATTTTTGACCTGCTTGTTGTGAGGTAAACACTATACCTGCAACCACCAATACAAGACACACCATTTTCAATACTTTTTTTAATACCATTTTCTTTTTCATTCTAAATCAACTTCCTTTTGATATATATTTAAAATATCTGTTTTTAGGCAGATATCTCATTGCCATTTATATCAAATACACAAGGCTTCTATTTCATCCTCCATTGCATTGATAATTTCTTCTTTATATTTAGCACAATTGTGAACCGTCATGTCAGTAACTACAACCGTTTTTGTTATATTACATATACTTTTCATACGATTCTTATTTAATTTCATAGATGCTACAGAAAATATGCATTGTAATCTTAAAATTGTCTCATTTTCATTTTTGTAATGATGACTGAGGGAAGTATAAATTTTTGAAGCATCATTTATTTCTCCCATAGATTCATAGGTGTTGGCTAAATTCCACATAGAAATACTATAATTATGGCTAAACTTTTCAGGGTCTGAAATATGACTAAGAGCTTCTTGAATTTTAATCAGTGCTAATTCTTTATTTCCCAATCCTAAATTTGCAGTAGCTTGAATATATAAGCTATACCAAATAAATTCCAGTCTTTTTGCAATTTTAGACTTAGTAGACAATTCATGCAGTTCTAGAGCAAGTGAAATCGCTTTTTTGTATTCTCTATTGTGGTCACATGCATATACTCTAGACCTTAAATTTTCTAATTTGACTTTATCATTATCAACTTTAGTGTTATCTAAAAACAAGTTTTCTAAATCTAGAGCATTAAAATTATTACTTGAAAGGTCTAATTGTTTCTCTATAGCATTTTGTATTTCTATTTGGTCTTTTATGTTTGTAATTTTATCTACAAAGGATAATACATCAGCTTTGTCGATTGTTAAAATCTGATTACACATCAGTTTCGAACTTTTGTCAAGATTATATGTTTCTTTTAAATCAATATGAGTATCTAAATACTTAACTAAATTTGAGGTCAAAGGTATAACGTTGACACTGCCACCTACACGAATGTTTGTTCTCCATTGAGAAATTATGACAGCTGGGTGTTTCCCATTAATGACACTTTTACAATTATTTTTAAAATCACAAATCCATATATCAAATCTATATATATTCTTCTTCTTTGCCATTTAGTAAACACCCCTTGTATATTCAGGCATCGCCCGATAATTTTTGTTTATAAGTTACTGCATTGCATGTAACTTTTTGATTCTTATATATTTCTATATTCAACCATTCCATTTCATTCTATTATACTAATTGCAAACTATAAACCAATAAATCTTTATCCATCATAGTTTCATTTTTAATTATTGGCTCTTCGTCCTCATTTCCAAACCATATATTAAACATATACACAAATTCTTGTTTAAAGTCTTGTACTATTGTTGTTAAACAATATTCCCCTAAGTTACATTTTATAATGTCTAATCCTCTGTCGTTCACATCTTCCATTAAGCTTTCATATAATTTATTCTTTTCTTTTGATATTAAAATGTATTCCATTATTTCTCCAATATCTTCCACTGATTCTTGATTGTTAGTGTTATCTACCCACATTACCACTCCTTCCGTTGTTTGGATTAAAGATTTTATAGGTTCATTACCTTTGCATACTTCAAAATTTAAGTCTGCTACTGTAACCATCCTTCCTAATCCGTTCTCATTTATCTCATTGTTTTTATCAATGAATACATTTTTGTACATTAATAATTCCCCCATTCATTATTATTATAGAAAGTAAATTTTTTAAATTACTATTATAATAATGAATTTATTAGGAGGTATTCTTCCAATTTGTTTCCATAAATTCCTCCTTGTTTTATTCAATTTTCAATTAACATTTGTGCTAATATGTTGTTTGTCTTGTTTCCTTATCTGTTAAATTAAGTATATCACCCCGTTTAATCTTTGTCAATTACTTTTTATATTATTATTAACTTATTTTGAAACTAATTTTTTCTTGCGTTATTACAACTTGTTTTACCACAATATGAGTATATCTTAAAATAATATAAAACGCAATACCATTTTAAGAAATATTTTCATTTTATTTTAACAAACTATTCCAAATACATTTTTAATATAAAAATAGATAGAATTTAGGTTTTGCCCTAAACCCTGTCTGTATGATATTGCTATTATATTGCAATTAATTTACCAAACCTATAAAAATATATAATTAGATGTAATATTACAACTCCTAATATATATGAAGCCATAAATAAGTGCTTTCTTATTATTTCCCTAATTTTTATTATATTTCTTTTATTTTCTTTTTTAACAACAATATTTTCTATCTCTATTGGAATAGATATCTCAGACATTATATCACTTATTTTTATATACTCACAGATTTCACCGACCTCTTGAATGCTTTCCTCATCGCTGAAATTACACATCCATACAAATATTCCATCAGATAATTCAAGCACTCCCAAAACCTCTTCTCCACCTTCGCATAAACTTTCTCTTAAATCTGCACTACTTGCTAATAAATCACAACCTTTCAATACTAAATCCCCATCTTTATTAATAAAAACTTTTTTATACATTAATGTTTCCCCCTTTTATATGTTAACTAATCTTAAATGTTATTTCCCCAATAATTTACAATAACTTTAGTTTCATATATATTCTTCCTTAGTGTAAAATTTTTTCACTAATCATTCCCCCTTTTATTATTTATTAATAGCATAGAACAGATGTTCGTATTGTTATTATAATACTTATGAAGGAATAAAGCAAATTTATTTTATATAAATCATTATATATTATTGCTATAAGAATTTATTTATAAGTTTGATTTACACACTAATTATACCACTAATCTCAGATAAAATTTAAGCACCACTACTGCTATTTCCCCTATATTTCTGATATTTTGTGAAATTATGGTCAAAAATTGTCAAATATTACACTTGTCTGTCTATATATAATTTAGTAGAATTAAATTATATATAATAAAAATATACACATAAAGGAGCAAAGATATGTTTATAAGTAGGATAAAAGAACTTAGATTAAAAAAAGGAATTTCTCAATATGAACTTGGAATATTATCCAAAATTAGTCAAACTCAAATTTCAAATATCGAGAGGAATAATACTTCAACCACCCTCTCGACATTAGAAAAACTTAGTGTGGCGTTAGATGTATGCGTTTACGAAACTTTTTATTTTAAATGTAATAAACACCGTATTTGTAATAATAATTCCAAAATAGGATTAAATTGTTATATGAATATAGAATATGAGAAGGATAATGGAAAGAATAAAATTTAGTTTAAAAGTGCATGGATTAATTTCTATGTACTTTACTTATTTTATAAAACTCATTGTAATCAATTCTAAGCATATGTAATTTTTGTACATGCAATCACACAGTCAATATTAAACAAACCCATCACAGTTAATCCTATGGCTATATAAAATAAGAATAATGGAATATTTTATAGTAAAAATAAATAAAAAAAGACTTAACATATGAGATGCTAAATCTCTTAAATTAATTATTAATTCCTATTGAAATAATTCTAACAGTATTTTTGCATCTGTGATATTTTCCTTAAATTCTCTGCATAATTTATTATCTTCAGTTCCTTCGCACAAACTAATTTTATATTTATTTTCTGACATATCTTCTTCTAAAATATGTATGAAATATTTCTTTTGTCTTTTACTTAATTCCATTTATTATAATCTCCTCTCCTTTTCAATTCCTCGCAATTATGTATTATTTCAAACATTAATAATCACTCCTTAAAATTATTTGTATATTACTTTTTTCACATGGTTCAATAATTTCAATTCCACATTTAATTAAATTATCCTCAAATTCCTCATCTGTAATATTTTTGAAATGTTCCTCAATTTTTTTAAGTCTAGCTTCACTTTTAACATCCTCTATGCTATTACTAACCAACATTGCTACAGGAGCTATATCAAAGTTCCATTTAGAAATTAATTCACAATTAGAGCATTTAAAAGTTACGAATTCCTCATTAGAAACAAAACTTTCACTACTTACTAATTCATTTTTACAATGAGGACAATAACAGAAAGTAGTTTGCTTATTTATTTTACTTTTTGACTTAACTTTCTTTAATAAATTCATATTTAACACTCCTTTATATTATAAAATCAATATAGAATCCAACAAAATTACCACGCAAGCTTACTCTTGTACCTTTTGGCAATTCCTTATGTTTTTTAATGTGTCTTATAGCTTGTTTAAGATTGTTAATATTCATATTACTAGAACTAAATCCTCTATCACCTATTTCTTCTAATGTACACCATTTATCTAATTCATCACACCACCAACAATTATCTAAGCAACCCATTATAGTTAATCCGCCAAATATAGGAATTCTATGCTTTCTTCCTTTTACTTTATAAGAACCTTTCATTGTTCTATTTCCTTTTGATTTACTGAATTGTATTTTCATAATCAATCTCCTTATTTATATTATTCTATTTAAAATAATGTGTTTATTGGGTTATTTTATCAAGTTATCTATTTTCACAGTATTTTTGTATTATGAAGCAACCATTCTCATAAAACATTTTTCTAAACTTTCTTTTGCTATTTCAATCCAAGCCGATTCATCATTTTCAAGTCTTATTTCTCCACCAAGAAATCTATAATCTTCATCTTTTGGGATATGCCAAAGAGAATCTTTTTCTATATCTTCATATTCTCCCTCTATGGTAAATCCATTATCATCACATTTTTCTAATGAAAATCCTTTAATACATTTATACATTGCAAATCCTCCTTTATAATTAAAATTAGTTTTTAACCCACTCTTTATCTTCCCACTTATACCACATATAACCACTACCATAAACAGTTTCATATTTCTGTGTATATGTAGCTTTTTCTAGCCATCTAACTTCTCCATTTATATTTTTGGGAAATAATAGAAATTTACATTTAGTTCTCATATCACCAATTTCTAATTCCTTTTTAGCTTTCCATTTCATTCTGATTCACTTCCTTCCAATTCTCTCATCATTTTATCCAAATCTAATTTTACCATATTTTCAGGATGCTCCTTCATTTCTTTTATACTATTCATTAATTTATCTTTTTCACTTGCTAAGTCTTCTTGTGAGTATCCATTATAGGTTAGTTCCCAAATTATTCCTGCTAATATAGTAATCTCACTTAATTTATTAAAACAACTTTCTTCTATTTCTTGTGCTAACCAATCTTCCCAATCATTAAATTCAATTGCCCATCTTATCATTTCACCGTCTTCATTTAATCCTATTCCATCACATGATAGATAAATTTCTTCATTATCTTTATCATAGTCATCTTTAAAAAATTCTACCACTATTTTAATATCTTGAATTTCTGTACTTGGTTTTAATACTCTTAATTCTTGTAATGCAGATATGTATGCTTCTTCATTTATGTCATCAAAATTTACTTTTAGTCCTTCTATTATTTCTGTATTAGAATATTTTGTTAATAATTCATGAAATTTCATTTATATTATTCCTCCTTTAATACATCCATGATATTTTCATTTAACTCAACCATAAGTGGTTTAACTTTTAAAAATTCCTTCTTTAACATATTTGAAAAAGCTGTTTCTGCTGACATATTTTTATTAAGCATTTTTAATTGTTCAGCATTAAAATTAGGAAATGTTTCTTTTGTATATTCGCTCAATACTTTATTTGTACTATTTCTATTTACAAAATAAACTACATTATTTCTAACTGCCACAAACATAAATTGTAATAAGCTTGAATTATTATTTACAAATTGAACACACTTTTCTAATTCTTTATTATATTTTAAATAATCATAAAATCTACTTATGGCATTTTGTAAATCTTCTACATAATATATTTTATCAAATTCAATTGACATTCTCTCATAATTTGCACTTACAAATAATTTATCCATTATTAATCTTCCTCCTTTTTAAACTTCTTTATCTTTATGACTTCTAAAATAATGATTCTCAATTGAATTTCTATTAATTTCCCCTGCTATGTCACCTAATAATTTCATCATGTCATTTACTTTTACTTGAAGCTTATTATTTTTATTATCTTCGTCATTAGAAATTATTTCTATACCTCTACCACTTATATTTATTATATCTTCAAAAATTTCTGTAATTAATTTATAATCCATTATTTACTCCACTCCTTTTACTTCTATATTACTCTCAACTACTACTTTAATTGATTCTATATTCAATAATTTGCATAGTAAATATGTTATGTATCCATCTTGTAATATATTCGCTTTATCAATTATAATGTCCTTATCGAACTTTTTATTAAGTATATAATAATCTAATTTGACTTGAATTTTACTTGGAGTAGAATGAGATTCTTTAAAACAATCTTGAATTATTATATCCTCTATTTTAATAAATTTCTTTTCTTTATTTAATTCATCACATCTAATTTGTGCCTCTTCTTTTGTTGAGAATAGACTACCTTCAGCTCTATTCAAAGGAGTGAATACTCCACAAGAACCTTTATATTTTACTGTTATACCTTCGTTACTATTAATGCTAATCTTAGTTGATGAAATAGTAAATAACTCATCACAAACGATATTAGTAAGTTTTTTAGATATAAATTTTCCTGTTCCCATACATTCAGGACATTTCATATCTTTATTATTATATTTAATTGTCTTTTTACCCTCACATATAGGGCAAGGTATATCTATTCTCACTTGCTTAGTTGTATAGATTATATCTCCATGTCGAAATTTTACTGGTATTTCTAATTTTCTCATAATTAATCTCCTTCAGCTATTTGATAGCTACCCATATATTATTTTACATTAAACTTTTCTTTACCTTCTCATACATCCTCATTTCTTTTTGTATCCTTTTAAGTTCCTTATTATTTTCTTTTATTCTATAATCCACTAAATATATTTTTGTTGCTTCAATATCTTTTTCATATGATTGTTTAACAATTCCTACACATTTATATTCACAATCAGTCCCACTTATAAATCTACTCATAATATCATTGTTATACATCATTTGACTATCAGATTTTGTTACTTCAAGTTCACCATTGTCTTGTAAAAATACATCAAAAATTACTTTATTCATTATTAACAACTCCTTTTTTAATTCAAGCTCCATTTTATTAAACTATCTCTATCTTTTAATTTCCTTTCATATTCACATATAGTACATAATGTAATATAATCATAGTCAGGAGTCATCATTTTTAAAGATTTATGAGAATGTATTTTACGATATCCTATAAATATTTTCTTTAGTATGTAACAACTAAGATGATTTTTGGATTCTGTTATACCTATCGTATATTTTGTGCCGTCTGTATATGATATTTCTTTAATGAACATTTTTAACGTCTCCTTTTTGTATCTAATATCATTATATCATAATTTGAATAAATTACAATACATATTTTATATTTTTATAGTCTTATTATTTATATTTTCTATATACAGTTTTCGTAAGAATCCATATCCACATATCATCTAATTTCATTCCAACTCTTAACCTTAATTTTTGATGCCATTTTAAATCCTTTAGACAAATATTTATAAGTTCATTCATAAAATCACTATGAGGTCTTAATAATTTCTTATTCATAATTTCACTTCCTTTCTAAATAATCCATACATTGTTTACAAACACATCTATCTTTTCGTCTACTATATAATAAATCTATATTCTCTATCTCTTTAAATTTTCTATTACAGACAGAACATCTATATATTATTGGTTTGAGAGGGATTTTTACTTTTCTTTTAAATATTGCGAACATTATTATAATCACTCCCTTTCATTCACTTATTTCTAATGAATTTTCACATCCACATTTTGTACAAATATATAATAATGTTTTATCAGTCATTTCTTTAATAAACTTTTGTATTCTATATCCATCACAATCTGTGCAATAAAAGTCTTCTAGTTCATTGATTTGAATTTTTTTATTATTCATTAATATCACATCCTTTTCATTATAAATCCCATTTACTTATTCATCTTTAAATAATTTAAGTCCTTTTATTCTAGAATTGATTGCTTTTAACTGCATACGTTTTGCTACTTTTCTTTTTGGATTAAGATTATTAGGAAGTTCCATCCTTTTTAAAATATAATTTCTTTCCTCATTTAACTGTTTCAATAATTCATTATACTTTGTATTATCCATTTTTAATTACTTCCTTTTTTAGTTTTATACTCTAATTCAGGTGTCAATCTACCATATTTTTTCATTTGAGCTGAATGTCTCGCACAATAACCACGAATATCTCCTTTAGACGTACATCCTTCTGATTTACATTCAATACCATTATGCTCTAATTCAGGAGTTAGTCTTCCATGTACTTTTATCTGCCTAGAATGTTTTTTACAATATCCATTAGCCTCATGTTTATTGTCACAATCTTTTACTAAACATCCTATATATTTATGTTCTAATTCTGGTGCAAGTCTACCTCGTCTAACTATTTGAGAATAATGTTTAGAACAATATCCTTTTTTATTACCTTTTAATGTACATCCTTCTGCCAAACACTCGTTAGGTTCGGAATATTCAAGTTCAGGAGTTAATCTTCCATGTCTTGCTGTTTGTTGATAGTGCTTTTGGCAATATCCTTTGGCATAGTGTTTATTGTTACATCCTTCTATGGAACATTTTTTCATACTATATAACTCCTTTTCTTATTAAATTATTTTTACAATTTTATTTTACCACATTAATACATAAAAAGTCAACTATTTTTTATATTTTTATAATCTTATTTTTAAAACCAATTAAAACAGTAAATTCAATAAAATAAGACCTAATATACTTCTATATTAAATCTATATAATATCTCCTACTTTTATTTGATCTTTAATTTTTTCGGTATATTGATTAAAATCTAATGTTCTATCATGTATCTTGTTTAACTTATCATTTAAAGTTTTCTTATCTCCATATTCTCTATTACTAAATGTGTATTCAATTATCATATCATCTTGCATACATATTGCAGTTAACATAGTGACACCATCGCTACTTTTTTCTGATTCTAATTTAGTTATTCTAAAATACAAATCTCCTAACATATTAACCCCCTAATCCCATTTTTTCCATTCAATTAAATCTTGATATTCTTCTTCTGTCAATACTACATCACTAATATGGAATCTTGTTTCTCCTATATCATCCATCTTAATTCTTGTCCTGTGGTACACTTTACTATTACAAATATTACAAATTCCAATAAATTTATATTTATTCTCTTGTTTTCTAACATACAAATATTCTTTAAAATCGTTACCACAGTTTGGACATTTGAATTTCCATTTGTATTCTCCATTATTTGTATAAGAAATCTCATGTTCAAATTGAATCCCTTGTTTACTAGAAATACATTTGATGGTGGATTTGATAGCAGTTTTAAGTTCATTACTATCAAATAACATAAACCCCTTGAAATTATCTTGAATCACAATGTTTTGTAGGAGTTTTGAAGCATAATATACATTACTTAATCCTTTTCTAATTTCATAAATATGCTTAATATTAAAATAATCAATTGAACTTTCTAATCCTATTTGTTTACCCCTGTCTAATCCTAAAATTATTCCCATTTCATATTGAATGTCAATATAATTACCTAACCATAAACTATCTATATTATAATATAAACAGTTTCTCCTAATATCTAAAATAGGATTCATAGAATTAACAACTATTAAATAATCCTCTCCCATAAATTCTTTTAAGGATTTTATAGCATTTATAAAAGAATCTCCATTATTAATTTCTGTTTCAGTAATTCCTAATTTTATTAACACTGTTGGATTTATATCATATAGCTGAGGTTTTATATAGTTTATATATTTATCAACTTCTTTAAAATTTTCATCTAATTTCATAACACATATACGAACAATTTCAGCATGAAGTAAATCATTTAAATCTGGCATTTTCTTATCTTTGTACATACTGGGACGTATTTCATTTGCTTGGATATCTAAAATAATATAATTCATTCAATCACCTCTATTAGCATTTATTAAATTTGTGAAGATTCCATAGACTGCCAATAATTTTACCTTTAACTTTAGATAATTCCCATTTATTGTTTATATAATTAAATACAACTTTTGTTGCTCTATTATGCAAAATTACTTTAGTATTATCATTTTTAAAATATATATAATCTCTATCACTTAATTTATCTGAATATTGTTCCTCAAATTGTTCTACTCTCATAATATAATAGTCCCCTTTTCTGATTCTCACTTAATATTATATCACAAATGTAAAAATATTAATCAATGTAAATATTGTAACCTCATATAACCAATTCTAAGCCACTTAAATATCTTACCTTATAACTAATCCTCTTATAAATAAAAAGACTCAACCTATCACAGTTTAAGCCTTTTCATACTATTCTATTTCTGCTATTTTATCAATATCTTCTACTTATTTTAAGTTATCTTTAGCGTATTGAGCCTCTGACGGTGTAAATTTCTCACCATTTTTTGATATTAATTGGTCATAAACTGCACTTGGAGACATTGACATGTCTTTTTGATATGTTTGTGCTTTTTTTAATGCATTTTCTTTCCAATCAACTTTTACATTATCTACTGCATATTGAGCAGATTCTTTTGAAAATTTCTCTCCATTCTCTGATGTTAACTGGTCATATATTCCTGCTTTAGACATTTGCATAGTATCACCATATGTTTGTGCTTTTGCTAGTGCTGAAATATACTCTGTTGGAACAGATGGTTTTGTAGGTGCAGGAGTTTGTTTTGAAGTAGTATCTTTACTTGCAATTGGTGCAGTAGACGCAGAATCTACTTTTGTAGGTGTATTACTTCCTGTTGAACCTGCAATACCTATAAGTACTACTATAGCTAATCCTGTTATTATCTTATGTCTCATGAAGAATATGAATAGGTAAGTTTTTGATGTTATCTCCAACTTTTCCCCTCATCCACACCGTACGTGAGACTTTCATCTCATACGGCGTTCCCTCAATTATTATTTTACTTTTATTTTATATACAATTCACAATTTCCAACCAATTTACGAAGTTTATTAATCTTTTTTAAATTTTCTTTATTGAAAAATTTACTAATTTTATTTATATATTTTTCTATGGTTTCTTTTGTTATAGCATGAATTAGTTTATGGATATCTGAAATGACAAATGTTAAATTTGAATATTCATCTTTCCCACCAATGTTCCTAGGTATCTTATGATGTGAATCCATATTACTTATTTGTAACGATTCTCCTGTTATACTGCATTTACCCTTTTGTCCTACATATAGTGATATCCTATTATCGTTGTATTCAGTTGTTTCACCTTGTATTGGGTTTTCCATGATATATCTTAACGTTTGAAAATTGACACCATTAAGTTTATCATGGATTATTTCTCTACCTTCTTTAGTAAAGTTACATATATTTTGCGAAAAATTCATTACATTTTTAGTTTTTATTCCTGCTATTGGAAATAGTGCTATACCCTTTATATATATTGTTTTGTACTTGTATTCACCATAGTATTTCATATAAGCTTTACTTTTAGTACCTGTACTACCTCGTATTTGGATGGTACTATTAAATAGGTTTTTGCTTACTAAGAAAGCAATTTTGGAAAAGTCTAAGTTTACATATGTTGCATATCTGTAGTAGTTATGCAATCCTAGTATGGATGCATTATATCTATTTACAGTTGATACAGTTGGACTTTTCTTTATCTCCTTGATTCTTTCCAATATACTTTTTATAACTTTCTTTGTTGCTTTATCATTGATGTTGGACTTAATAACCTTTTTCTTGCCCTTTTTGATAACTTTCAGTTTGAATCCTAGGAAATTTGAATAATTCTTTTTGATATTAATTACTTTTGACTTTTCTAGACTAATATCTAAATACAACCTTTGTTTTAACCAGTTTTTAGTTGCAATAAATGCCTTTTGAGCCGTCTCATAATCTCTACACATTAATTTGAAGTCGTCTGCGTATCTGACTATAAACATTTCTTTGAGATTGGTGGTTCTTAATGCTCTACCTTTGTGGGTATCATTATATTTATGTTTAGTTTCAAATGTTTCCCATTGACTACTAATCCACCAATCCAACTCATTTAGCACTATATTGCTTAATAAAGGTGATAAAATTCCACCTTGAGGTGTACCTTTGGTTGGGATACCTATTCCTTTGATTTCAGCCTTTAGCATTTTTGAGATTATTGATATCAAACTTTTGTCTTGCACACCTAAAGTCCACATTTGTTTTAACAACTTACCATGATTTACATTATCAAAGAAACCTTTAATGTCAATATCCACTACATAATGTAGATGGTTTCTATTAGCCAAGGATGTCATTCTTGATATTGCATGATGTGTGCTTCTATTAGGTCTAAATCCATAATTGTGATTATGAAATTTTGCTTCACATATAGGTTCTAATATTTGTTTGATACATTGCTGAATAAGTCTGTCCTCAATACATGGTATTCCTAACGGTCTTGTACCTGTGCCACCGTTTTTAGGTATATCCACTCTTCTAACTGATTCGGGTTTATAGTCTATTAGTCTTTCTTTTACATATTTAACAAGAAATTTAGGGTCTGTTTCTGCTAAATTCATTATATTGCTGAAATTAGTTCCAACTGTTATGCTCCCTTTATTTCTCTTTATATTTCGATATGCTAAGAGTATGTTTCTATCATCAGTAATTAATTCCATAAGATTTTTAAATTTCAAGTTGTCTTTGCTTTGTTTATATAGGTTATCTTGCACCTCTTGAAAGTCGTAATATTCGTTATTTCTCAGTAATCTTTTCTTTTTAAACTTCTTCAGTTTGACTGTCATTAGTCAGCTAATTCCTCATTTCTGCTGAATTTTGCTTCTCTTAGTCTTACTCGAACCTAATAATAATTGTTTTATTGTATTTTTTTTATAAAATAATATTGACTTGTGGCTATCCCTCCACTTCTTATTATCAAAGTTTCATAGGTACTATGCCACTACTTTACATCAATTAAGATAAGTTATAATTTTACTCTTTCCTTATCAACACTTCATAGATATTAAGTTCTCCATGTTTGATGCTTACAACGTTCCAATAACTCTTATCCATACATATACTTTTAGGTAATTCCTTTAAGCCTGTGTGCTTGATACTGCCTATAACAGTATAAGGTTGTTCATAGAAACTATTTTTACTTAACCTCACACACCCTACATCTTGAGTAGTGGGAACATTTCTGTTCTTTCCAAATTTAGACTCGTACATTCGGAATTTCGTCAGTTCCAATGGAACATTCTTACCATGAGTATTTTATGGACTCCCGACCTATCGTACACTCGACTACCTCTAGTTCGCTTTTCCTTTACTTTGTATATAACATAGCATTAGGGTGTACTCTCAGCCGACTTCACCGAGCTTATAACCATTTTATTCTTAACAATAAAATCGCTATTCGGAGTATTAGAGAAAGCCCTTCAAGACGTTACCCCCTCATTTGACTTTTAAAGTTATTAGTTCTCTTAACTCTTATTGAGTTAATGGCTAATCTTTTCAATTAGCAACGTTTCGCACAGTTTCTTTGATCTTTACCACAACCTACACATTTTTTTACACCTTTTGCTATTTCTTTTCCACACGCTTTACATTTAGTCATTCCATTCATTAATAACTCCCCCTAATATTTTCTTTTATTGTTTTAGATTTACTTGCTACTTTATTATTTTTAAATATTAAATTGCTGTTTCCTTTCCCTTAATTTTAAATTCTTTAATTCCTAAAGATAAACATATGCCAAATGTTCCATAACCTAATCCTTTAGCCATAGTACCAAGTCCTATACTTATATTGCCTACGTCTTGATAATACACTTCTGCAAGTGATGTACCACCTTCAGACTTTAACTCTTGCATAGCAAGTCCTGTAATATTCAAATGTTTACCTGCATCTACAAGTAACAAACAAGAATATAAACCTATTGCGATTACAACTATACCTAATACTTTTCTCATTAATAATCCCCCTATAATTTTATTATATATATTAAATTTATTTCTTGTTCTATTGTATATTATTATATTCTTAATGTCAAGTATAATTTTCAAACTATTTAAAATATTCCCAATATAATTATAATATCACAATCTTATATTTACAATCAAATTTGCTCACCTCTGTATCATTTTTAGATTTCTGAATTTGAATTACTTTTGCTTTAGCTAATCCATTTATACTTTCGAATCTGTACAAATCAACTCCTAAATTAATTACTTTAATTGATAATATTAATGTTAGTAGAATTGTCATCCTTTTTAGCTTATTATTTTGTATCATTTTAACTTTATTCCCCTTTGGTTGATTAATTATTTTATATGTTTTTATCTCATGTGTATAATTATACTCCAAATTAAGGAATAAGTCAATATAATAATACAAAACATTTTAATATTATTTAGGGGATTATTTGAGATTAAAGAGAAATAAAAAAGATATTACCACATTATATTCAATGCAATAATATCTTTATATTATATTATGTAATTATTTTTATGACGATATATTTAAAAGATGCCTTAATCATATTTACGGCAATAATCAATTTCTTGCTTTATTAATTCTTCTAAAATTTTTCTAAGTTCGTTTCCTTTGGTTTCTGTATCGTCAGCACTTTCTAAAAGATGACTTGTTATTTGTCTAAAGTCCATTTCGTCTCTTATTCTCATTTAAACCTCCTTCTGTTGATTTTCAAATCTCGAAATATCTTATCTTATATGTGCTTTATTTAATGCCTTATATTCCTCATCAGTTTCTCTTTCAGCTTCAGCATCATAAACTTTATCGTCTGCAATGGCGTTGATTAATAAAGATATAGCAGATAACTTTTGTTTCTTATTGAGTAAGAATAATTCCTTTAATTTATAATCTAATAAATGTGTTTTCATTTTATACTATTCTCCTTCAAATATCTAGTGTACAAGATACTAAGCCCCTTGTCATGGCTATGTTCTTACATAGCCTACATATAAACAGTGTAGCCTATAATTTTTCATACAATTTACCTCTAAGAAGCTCTAGTTGTTCTTTAAGTTTCTTGTTTTCTTCTGTGAGTTCTCTAATCTTTTTATCCTTAGCCATAATGATTATATCTTTTGACTTAGCTGTTTTATCATACTTGGCTCTTTGATTCATAGTTCTACTTGTTTGCTTATCCCTAAGTTCCTCAATTCTCTTTTTAATATCTTCATTATTATAAAGAAAGGTTTTAGAAACTCCACCTAATTGGGAAACACTATTAAAGTTAATTTTTTGTTCAGTTAGAGAAAGCTCCCTAATGGCTTTATCCACCTTTTCTAAAGTAATTACACTTTTATTTTTTGCATATTCTTTTAATCCTTTAGTGTGGTCTGCCATTACGAATCCTCCCTTGATTTACCGTTCTTATGAACCAACTTTTGTTCTCTAACATTTCCTAATGTTTTCTCTAATATATTTAAATATTGCTTATTCTTTTCTTCCCAAAGTTCTCTCCCATATCTATTACTAACTTCTATCTGTGTTTTAACTTTTAGTATTTCTTCCTCATATTCAGGGATATTCTTGGTAGCAGTACAGAAACTTGCACAAGTTAAACAATGATTCATTTGTTGCTTACATGGTATCTTAGAAGCTTTAAAACATATTCCAAACGGGACTCTTACAGCGTCTAAATTTTTTTTAACAAATGCATACTTAACTAAATTTTCTCCTGCATCAGTTGATGTGTCAACCTCTATAAGTTCATT